TAGGTGGAAACTTTACGCTTTGCCTTGACAATCTTGATACGTTCAGCGCCCTTGGAAATAACCCCGTCGGGGTGCTTTTCGCTCTTGACTAATCCCGTGATAGCGCCGGAACTTTTCCTTTCAATGCCGATTCCCTTGGAAATTTCTTCTAAGGTGAATTCCTTTCCCTTGTTTGCTTTTAAGAAAGCGATAACCTTTTCAGCGGTGTTGTTAAGTTTTTTCTCCATGATTAAAATACCTGTTTATTGCGCTTCGTGCGCCCCTTTCAATGTTCATCCCATCTCTACACGTCGGCGCCCTATCATCCTAGGCGGTTAACTTGGTTAGCTTTTGATTTTAGTTTCCCCTTTCTTGCTTCTATTATCTCACACGTCGGCGGTGCTTGTCAAGGGTTAGTTGATGTTAACACGTCGGCGCCTTGATAATGGTAAGAAGTAGGTAGTAGCTTTTGTTAAGCTTTCCTTATTTCTTACTCTATTATTATAAGGCACGTCGGCGGTTATTGTCAACCCCTTATGGTTTAACTATATGGCGGTGATTTATTGATTAGTGTATTTTTAGTGGTGTTCATCTTTCTATCTCTCTTTCTTGTGATTATATTATCTCATACGTCGGGTTTAGGTGTCAAGGTGGAAACACGTCTGCCCCGATTGAGATATGGAATTTTGCGGTATGGGATAAGGCATAAAGATGAGAAAGGAACATACAACTTTACTATGCAAGTTGGAAAGTCCGACGTGGCGTCCGACGTGTTGCGGCGGTAGCTATCATTATGTATATCCGACGTGAACGCATCTGTCCGTCCGTAAGAATTAGCCGACGTGCACGCGGCACCATCCGACGTGTCCACCAGACGTGAAAGGGCGTCACCAAAGCAAAAGAAAAAGGTTCCTTACGGAACCTTTCCTTAGTTATTTACTTCCTAATACCATAACGGGTAATTCCATCGTCTTCTTTTGAAACAACGTTATACGTTGGAATATGTTTTTTGTTAGCAAGTTCCCCCGTTTTCAACCGCTTTAACTTAACAATAAGGTTTACCCTATTTTCAATTGAACAACCGATTTCATCAGTGGTAAGCCTCTTACCTTTGTTAGCATTTAATATTTCAAGAATATAAAGTTCGGCGTCTGTATAGATTACGGCGCTAAGGGCGGTAATTTCACCCTTAGCCGTTCCCCTTTGCTTGATTGATAGGATTAAAAGCGCAATCAGAACAACGAACCTAATAGCCGTAAGGATTAAGATAATTAAAGTCATAAGTATCAGTTTATCCTTTCTAGTTTTTACTATCTTCTTTAATTGCCTTGTTTGTGTCTTTTTCAAGTGCTTGAAACGCCGGTAAATCATCCCACACAAAGCTTCTTACTAAGCGCCGATATTGGTAATAAAACTTCTTAGGGTCTTTTACCCCTTTTCCCCTTTTCTTGAAGAGTTTGCTATACCTTTCATCTGTAATATAATCCATAGTTTATTTTACCTTTCTTTGAATGCTTTGTTTGTATCACGTGCAACTGAGTTAAACCAATCGGGATTATCATAAAGGAAGCTTTCTTCTAATCGTGTTTGTAAATGATAATGTTTGAATTCATCTTTAACATTGTCGATTTTGGCGGAAAGGTTGTCAAACATTTCTTTTGAAACGCCGGCTTTTCTGTGTTGAGTTCTTTTGTAATATCTTGTTTGACTGAATTAAATTCTTTAATATCGTGTTCTGAAACGCTTTTTCTTAGCCGTGCGGTTAGTCGATTGTGCCTTTCTGTATCCGCCATGCAATATAATTTAAATACTAGACTTTCATATTTAGCTTCTGTAATTTCTGTAATCATTTTGATTTTTCCTTTCTTAGGGTAAGGGGCGGTTTTACCCGCCCCGCCTTTCTTAATCCCTTAGCCTCTCTAAGCAACGTAAGTTGTTGTAATTTTCTAGGTTGTCTAAATTGTCATAACCCTCTTCTTCTGTGTTGTCGTTGTCTTCTCTATATTTTACGTCGTCCAATACGTCGTTCATTTCGTCTTCTATTTCGTCCCAATCGTCCTTACTGTCGTCTTCTTCTAAATCGTCTAAGTTGTCGTAATCGGGTTCTTCTAGCGTTGGTTCTTCCTCTTCTTTCCTTGCTTGTTCCTCATTAGGTAAAAAGCTAGTGAAAATAAACTCATTATCTATATACCTATCAACCCTAAATCGCTCTTTCTCATCCGTGCTATAACCCCTTGTATCTAAGATAGTAAGCCTTTTTTTGGCGGTTAAAAGCCTATAAGGCTTAATAGTGGCTATTACCTTATAACTAGAAGTATCCCTAATAACGTATTTAATAGTGCTTTCTTTCATTGTGTTTTAATATCCTTTTCTTTTAATGTAAGGGGCGGTTTTACCCGCCCCGCCTTGTTGTGTTAGTCGTTATCCTCTACTTTGAAACCCGCATAGGCGCTTAACTTCTTTAAGTATTTGGCGCTCTTTGCTTTGGCGCTTTCATATTTGATTTTACTTGTTTTTTTATCTAGTACTAAGTCGGATTTTTTCAGTAGGTAATAACCGCCGTGGGTCTTTGTTGTTTCAGCTACAAGGGCTAAGATATGGGTATCCTTATTCCGTGCGTTAATTTCAGCGCCTTTTGTACAACCCGTAAGGTACTTAATTTCTAAGTTCTCATTTGGTAAACCAAAGTATTTAAGGGTTTTGGCGCTATGATTTTCAGCTTTTAAATCCTCTTCCATTGCTTGAGCTTTGGTATATTCCTCAAACATACCCGTATCTTGTGTATCATTCTCATAGCAATCTAAGAGCATGTTCGTTAAAGCTTCAGCAACGGCGCCCCGGTTTAACAACTTAGAAGTGCTAGAAGCCTTTTCAACCGCGATTTTCTTATAGCCGTATCCTAATTTAATAATTTGATTAGATACTAGGATGAGAGGTATATTATTATAGCGTGCGTTTGACGTTCCACCCTTGCAATCCCTATAATACATACGTAAAACTTCCCGGACTGAGACGGATAATTTTTGTTTGTTCATTTTATAAGCCCCCCCTTTTTGGCTATGAACACCAACCTTTTTCTTGATTGGTACTTAAGATTATAAGCATATAAAAATAGAAGTCAATATATTTTTAAAAAAATTTTTAAAAATTTTTCAGACGTGCAAATGGGGGGGGGTAATTTAGAGCATGAGAAAAAGCCATAAGCAGCCCGGGGGTATGGTGATTTTTTCTCGAAAAATCGGGAATTTTACCCCAGGCCCCTGGTAAAAAGATCGCTTATGCCAATTTTGTGTTGGCTTGCGATCTGCTTATGGCTTCTAATTATAACTCTTGAACTACTAAATAACCATTTTGATAAGTAAATTGATATGGAATCTTTGTATTAATAGTAATATTTCCACTTGCATCAGAAGTAACCGTTGTCGCGCCAGAACCTGTAATCTTATACTGATCTCTTCTTGTGCTATCTTCAAAGAGCTTTAAATACGTTCCGTCATTACTCGTAGCACCGCTTGCTTGAGTATTCTGCGCTCCTACATACAAGCGAGCCGTATAATGGGTATTTGTATCAGTATTAGGGTTTGCAGGCCTTTTAATCGAGTCAACTGTAACGCCTGTTACATGACCCTTGCTATCTCTTTGGATATTTACGCCAGTAACAAGAGAAGTGCTGCTCCAAGCCGCAGCCGCACCGCCCGATGCATCAACACTTAACTGCGCAGAAGAATCTGCTTTCGGAGTATAGTGGTTCGCTTCGGAAGTAACCTTGGTATCGGTATTTGTATCCGTCCATGGAACATTAACCTTCATTGTGCCGTCGCTTTTAACTTGAACGTTGTAATCGCGGTTGACGGTTGTTCCAGTAGTTGCGGATTTAACACCGCCAAGGACTGTATTAGTTGCGATTGGTAATACATAGGCCGCTGGGATTGATGGTCTATTTTTAAGATTATCATAATCAAGATAGTAAGATGAATTTTGTCCATTTAACTGATCAGAATCTGCTGCTTTAGCCCCTTTCCCAAGGTATTTATCAACAAGTTTAGTTCCTCTTTCATAGATGTCCCCATTAACTTTCAGATTTCCGTAAAGGGTGCCGCCACCTAGTCCAAGGAAAGTGTGGTGCCTTCCAGTCGAGCCAAAGTTAATGGTAAAGACCTGCGCAATTCGCGGACTTATGTTATTGAAGTTGGTTAACGTCAATCGCCTATAAGACCAAGTTAAAGAGCTTGCGCCGCCTTCCGACGTGCTAGGACCATTTAAATTTCCATAAACAATGCCGCGACCGTTATTAGTAATGTTTACTCTAGTTACCCATTTAATATCGGCATCTGGCGATTGCGCCGAGCCATTATTAGTTGCCGAGTAGCCCATTTCAATCTTAACGTTTTTCGCGCGCCAAGCCGCAGAGCCGAAGCCAATGCCGCCATTGGTTGTTCAGCTAAAGGATTCTTGCGCTTTAATCCTAATGATAACGGTGTCAGTTACCGCGCTAACCGAGAACCCATAATAGGATGGAGAACCGTCAAACCTGTTGACGGCCGTGCCATCGTTGCCGTAGTAACCACTTGCAAGAACGGTATTCTTTGTTATATTAGTAACCTTATACGAGCCGCCACGTTGCGTCAAGAAGGCTAAATCATTGGTATAATAACTTAATATCGTGCCGCCATTTTCTGGGTGAACATCTATAACACCACCTTGCACGACGCCGCTGAGTGAACCACCAGATCGCAGCAAGTAGGCGTTTAGATCTGGTTTATTACTTAAATCATTATAGGAGCCACTGGTTGCAACTCCTGCTAATTTTTTGTCTTTCGTTACAGTAAGTATTTTTGTTTTCTTATCTAAGGAAACCTCTGTAACGACATCTCCTGATCCATTATGTGTTATATCCGTAACGGATCCTATGGGCCCGGTAGGACCCGTAGGACCCACAGGGCCGCGTGAACCCTGTGAGCCCCCTGGGCCTGTTGGACCAGTAGGACCAGTTGGACCGGTTAAGGCAATTTTCGCATTTGGAATAGTTATTTTCTTAAAATTTGCCATAACATTTGTGGTCTCCTGTTAGTAAGCTATGATTCTGGTTCGTCAGTAGTAAACACTAAGTCGTTACCAACAAACGCGGCGCTCGTAATCTTATATCCGCGTTCACCTTGAGCACCTTTCGCACCATTTGTGCCATTGACAACCTTAAAGGTGCCCGCGACAGTGCCATCAGTATTTTTCCTTGTATAGTTAACTGTGTTTCCTGCGGCAGGAGTCTTATCACCTGTAACCGCGCTAATATGTGCACCAGTAGGACCAGTTGGACCTGTAGGACCAACAGGACCTGTTTTGCCAGTTGGACCAGTTGGACCAGTTGGACCCGTTAAACCAGTAGGACCAACAAGACCAGTTGGACCAACAGGACCTTGTGGACCAATAACCGCAACAGACCTATCAACAATAAACGTCCAGACCGTTTCTAACTTAACGCTATCAGAAACCGCGCCGGCCTTGATACGGAGATAAACTTTACCATAATCATCGGTCTTGCTATCACCTTGCACCATGACGTAGTGGCCGACTGCAACGGTTGTATCAGCCTTCATCGCGGCGATAGAATCAAAGACCTTAGAAATGCGGAACGGATCGCCAGTTGGACCTGTCTGACCAGTTGGGCCGACAAGACCTGTATGACCAGTAGGACCGGTTGGACCAGTAGGACCTGTATTACCTTGGACGCCTTGCGGACCTCGTGGGCCAACAGGACCAGTAGGACCGACAGGACCAGTAGGACCAGTAGGACCAGTAGGACCTTGAATACCTTGGTTACCCTTATCGCCCTTGATACCTTGCGGACCTTTTAAATTAACTGCCGATTTGACAACCGCAACAGTTGCATTCACCGCGTTAACAATTGCAACTTGTCCATTAACGTCTAAAACCAAATCACCAGCTTTAATGTTCAAAACATCTGAATCAGCATATTTCTCAATATCAGCCAACGCTATTGCGATAGAAGCTGTTGCCGAAGAGAAAACAAATGCCTTTTTATAGGTGTAAAACGACCGTCCTTTAAGTAAGGTCGCGGCACCTGGAATAGTAATCGTCTTATATGCCATTTGAGTTATAACCTCCTCAAAAATTATACATCTTTAATTTGTTTAAAGCAAGATTAAGCGGGCTATTAAAATGACTTAATAACCCGCCTTGGCTCGTGCTTATGGTTCTTGTGGCTCGTCGGTTGTAAACACTAGGTTGTCGCCTTCGAAGCCTGCCGCTTTAATTTGATAGCCGCGAGGGCCTTGATCGCCTTTTGGACCTTTCAAATTGAAGCCGCTTAGACTGTTGGACACATGAACGGCCGCGTTGTCCGCTGACCTTGCTTCAACTGTATAAGCCTTGCCGCTATTGTCGAAGATGGTATCTCCAACCCTAATGTCGGTGCCGTTGACAATATCCGCCTTTGCAACATCGCTACCACCCACACCAATGTTAACCAACGCAACGAATATACCCGCGCCACGTCGACCTTGAGGTCCTTCTGCACCCTTTGGAATGCCGAATGAAAACGTCAGCTTCCCATCGCTACCTTCTTTAACGGTTGCGGTTGGTGCAGCGGCCGCATCTAGCGCTTTTGCCTCAGCCTTTGGTGCTTTTAAAGCGGCAACATCGCTTTGTAGGGTTCCAATTGATTTGGTTGCGGCTTTAATTTCGCCTTCCAGCTCTGGATCGATATTAACCTTTGACTCTAATTCGGATACTTCATAAAGGCCTGTGTTCGCGTCAGGAGCTGTTGATATTTTTGAAATCCAGTAATCAGGGACGCCTGTATCTACTAATAACAGCGTATCCCCAACTTTATACTTTTTGGCGGTTTTATCGGCCTTTAACGCCGCGTACCTCTCCCCTCTATTCTGGAAAACATAAAGGCTACAAATACCATTAAGTTGGTTTCTTAAGCCTGTTACTTCATCCTTTGTTGCAAGTTTAGCCAGCGCGGGCCTTTGTAAATAAACTTTACCTTCCTCTACGCTTTCCGCTGCGTAAACGTCGCCGCTTGCAACGAATATAATGTCGCCCGTTTTAACGCTAGGATCCGACACCGCCACCGTGCTTTGCAGTATGTAGTAGCGGCCGTCCTCGCTCGATTGTAGCTCTGTGGCCGTCGAGCCATATATCCCGACATCATGGGCTACAAGGTCCTGTTGGAGGCTTATAAGGAAGTCGTCCAGGACCTTGTAACCGCCCTTGTTGTCAAGGACTCAGATTTGGTCTGATGTAGTAACAGGCGTGTAATTGATGTCTGGGGATAATAAGGCCGCAACCGGTCTTATCGCTCCTAATAGTTCTTTCTTAGACATATGTCACCATTACCGCCCATAACGGTTTACTTTAATGTGATCGAACAGCCAGCTAACGGAATATTTGGATTTGCGGAACGATAAATTGCAAATTTCTTTGTCTTGCCACTTGCATTTGTAAAGTCAATATCAGCACCAATCTTGACCCTATCAGAATCGCCTAAACCGCTGTGAATAACCAGTGGACGAGATGCGGCGTTAACAACGACATATAAGTAGTTGTCATTTGTTAAGGTGCCAAACTGAGCGATGTTAATACCCGCGGCGCTATCGGCAAGTTGATTCTTGCTGAGAGCTAAGACGCTAGCGCTATCCTTAACAACGCCTTCCTTGGCAAGACCGAAGTAAACCTTATCTTTGAAGATAAACTGGCCAGTAGTGCCACTTAAGGTAGCATCAGTATCACTTGCGGATTTATATGTAACTTTCCAAGTGAAACCAGCGTGATTGGTAGAAATGGCGATTGGCGCATCGAATTTAACTGTGCCGTTAACTTTCTCACCAAGTTTTGCCTTGGAAGAATCAACTGCGACGGTGTAATTCTTGGTGCCATCGTTTCCACCAACTGCGGTGATAGCGGAGGTGCCCTTATAGGCTTCAACACCAAGACCTGTGATGTTAATGATGGTGCCATCTTCAAATGTGCCACCATTATTTGGCATAGCCCAACCATTGCCGCGACTTGCCGCAACGTAGGAAACTAACCTCTTATTTAACAAATCTTGGAAGGAAGTGAAGCTATATTCTTCGTTCCTCTTTAAGTTGCCGACGTTTGTTGTTGGGACAACTGAACCAGACACATTGGCATCGCTACCTTTGAGTCCAGAGAAAGCGAAATTGAATTTTGGAGCTTCATCAGTGCTTCCCACCGCTTTGGTAACAGTAACAGCTGGAGTTCCAACTTTATCATCAACAGTAGCAGTTGCGGAGACGACTGGAGTTAAACCGATGTCGCCCTTTGCACCCTTATCGCCTTTGGCGCCCTTGAGGTTGAAGCCTTCGATGATCGGACCAACGTGAACGGTAGTTGAGGCGACTGCGGTAACCTTATACGCTTCGCCTTGATTATCGATAATCCTATCACCAACAGCAACGTTTTCGGCGTTAATTAAATCGGCTTTTGCAACCTCAGTTTCAGATCCAACGTTAACGGAGGCTAAGATGACATTGTGGCCATTGAGACCGTCAGCACCTTTTACTCCATCTGCACCCTTTTCACCAGCTGGAATGCCAAACTCGAATTGAAGCTTGCCAGCATTTTCACCTTCTTTAATCTCGGTGATTGTAGCGGTTGGTTTTGCACCAGCAGCAAGGCCAGAAGCCGAAACAATTGGAGCTTTGATTTTGCCGATGTCAGAAGCGTTCTTAGTGGCTTTATCAAGAGCAGTCTTAACATCGCTATTCTTTAAAGCTTCAACTTGAGTTGTTGTTTCGGTTTTGGCCTGTTTAACAGCCTCAGTGATAGCGGCGGTTTTAGCTTCGTCAATTTTGCCTTGAATACCAGAAGCAGTAAGATCAATCTTAGTTTCCAGTTCGCTTAAAACGTAAACACCGGTATCGCTTCCTTCAGCAACGGCGGCGTTAACCTTAGTGACCCAGTAATCTGGAACGTTCTTAGCAACAATAAGTAATGTATCGCCAACTTTATATTTCTTAGGATCAGCAACAAGGGCTTCCTTCCTAGCGGCTTCAGTATCGAAGACGTAAATAGAACTCTTACCATTGACTTGGCCAATAAGCGCGTCAACGGATTCTTTTGTCGCATAATAGCCAGGCAGTTGTCCGCCTAATTTCACCGCGTTCTTAGCCGCACCTGTTTCATCAAACTTGCCTTCAACTGCGGCAATTCTAGTCTTTGCGGCTTCAAGATCCTTTGGCAATGCATAGGAAGCTAAGCTTTCTAATGTAATATCGGTAGCGCCGACAGCGGCAATCTTGTAAACTCCGCCGTCCTTCGCAAGAACAATATCACCAGTCTTGCATTTGGCCGAGCTTCCACCAACAATGGAAGTCTTGGCAATCTTGCCTTCTGAAACAGCTTCTGCATTAGAAACAAAAACCTTTGTGATTTCCGCGGTTCCAGTTTGAAGAGCGCTTAAATACTCATCAAGTGGAGTGTGGGTAGAAGCATCCGTGTAAACCCAAATTTGGTCTGCGGCAGTAACTGGATAAGTAGAACTGCCCTTTAATGCGCCAATCGGCTGAATCAGACCCTTTAAAACGTCATTAATATCAACTTTTGCCATTATAAATTACCTCCAAAATTAGTTATTTTATAATTGCACAACCATCTAAGCTAATGTCAGTGTTGGCGGACCGATAAACTTTAAATGTCTTTGCCAACCCACTAACGTTAGTCACTTCAATTGAACCCCTATCGATCATTGCGGAATTGCCGAGCCCAGATTTAATAATTGGTACGCCGGCACTTTCAACCGCCACGATGTAGAAGTATTCGCCCCTTGGGACCTTTCCAAGTCCTCTGCTACCGATGTTAGAAACGGAAGAGTAAAATGCTTTGTTTGCAAGCTTTAGAACATCTGCGCTTGTTGTAATAGCCGCGGCGTTACCCCAATACATCTTATCCCTAAAATGGAAGTTTGGAGTTGTGCCTCGTAAAGTTTTCTCTTCTCCTTCTTTTTCTCCCTGGTATGTTAATAACCAAGTGAAGCCGCCGTGATCCTCCGTAATTACAACTGGGGCGTCAAAGGTAACTGTTGTTTCAACCCAATCGCCTAATTTGACGGCCGCGGAAGCATCAACAGTGATTTCATAGTCCTTCATTCCATCGTTTGCCCTTACCTTGGTAATTTCCGTAGAACCCTTTTTGGCTTTAATGGTTATTCCAGTAATGCTAATGGTGGCACCGCTTTCAAATGTGCCGCCATTTTGGGGCTTAGCCGCGGCACTTGCATCACTTGCGTCCACATAAGACACAAGCCTCTTATTCAATAAATCTTGGATTGAATTGAAGTGGTAAGTTTCGTTTTTCTTTAAATTACCAAAATCTATTGTCGGAGTAACTTCGCCGCCTGAGGGTACAACTTTAATGAATTGACTGCTTTCATCGTCTCAGTAGAACCTTTGATTTGTGGCGGTCAATATATACCTTTTTTGCGGCTCGCCTGTTTCTGGCAACTGATCTACAAAGACCAACTGCCCTTTTACCAACTGCTCTGCTAAGGCGGCCAAAGCAGTGGTTACAGCTTTGTTTGAAATTGGATTACTGGAATCGGGATCTAAGGCGGTATCTACTCGGATACCATATCGACCGTTTCCAATAATACCATTAACTGTCATTTGCCCCCTGTGGTTCGTTTTAGAGGAGGCGGTGGCGTTGGCGTCTGTGCTAAAATTTACTTTCATAACGCCGCTCCTTAATGGCAGTTTTCGACTTTAGCAATACCATTAGCACCAACAGTTGTGATGGTATTTACTAAGCCTTCATCTGTATACGTAATGTATTTAACGCAATACGTATACGTTCCTGCGGGCATCTTTTTACTAATTGCTGATGTGAAATTTAGGGTTACATAATCAGTTGTAATGTCAGTAAAATCGAATTTAGCCACAGGCTTATTTGGATTATCCTCGCTATAAAACTGGAATAACAGGTGATCAGTTGGTTGGAAATCTTTTAAATTTCCTTGGTCATCTAGTAAAGTTATTTTCCAATTGATAGAGAAGACGTCGCCTTCATACCAACATAAGGTATTGTCTTCACTTAAGCGAGGACTATCTTTGGCTTCAATTAAATCAATTTTGCTATACATTTATTTTCCCTCCAACTCTATAACACATAAATTATACTTTAACAAAACTTGATTTCAAAATCTAAACTGAGGAATTTGAGTTTTGTGAAGAGTGTGTTAATAAAATGAAAAAAGACCCCATTAAGGGGTCTTTAGTATTAATCTTGTCTTGGTCCGAAGTATAACATATCTACATAACCATCGTTGTCGCCAGCATTATTTGGATGTCCTTCATAGAAATATAACTCGGATAATTGTTTTTGTGAGTTAATTGCTGTGGTTGTATATGTTGAAGCAGGTAAAGCCATTTGGACATAACTATCATCATTGCCAGTTGTTGAGTAGTAGCTAAGTATTGTATGCGTATCTTCATCAAATATCCACTTTAGCCAGACGTCATATGCGGTGCTAGGCTGATGCGGAACCGCTGGATTGAAGTTGGATCCGCCTACAACACGAGAAATGCCAGATTTGGTGCCGCCACCATCTGAGTAAATATTCCATAATCCGACTAATATATTCATACCTGATATTGACCAGACTTCATCAGTTGAATTAATATTATTTATATCATTACTACTACAGAATCCTAAAATTTCTGGATATGCTCCACCAGCATAGTGCAATTTAAGCCGCAATTCCTTACCAATAGTAAACGGTTGCTGACAAATTGCGGCACAAGGTGTTGGAGCAAGTATCGAATAGTTCGAAGTTAAACGATGAGTGCTTGTATCATATTCACTTGTACCATTATAATCTTCAAATGCTAATGTAGCTAAATCTATTGGATCACCACGAGAGATTTGGAGTGTTTTTGAGACAGGTGATAAAGTTGCATTATCAGCGGATGTGCATGTAATAGTAATTTCACCTGTTTGTTTAGTGGTTGTAATAGAAATTCCATCAGTAGTTTCTTTCCATGTGACTAAATTACTTGGTTGTATATCCCATGTAAAGTTGGTCTGAGAAGTGTTGCTTGGTATTAAGTCTAATTTTATTTCGGTAATTGAATTAACAAGTAATTTATCTGGAGTGATTAGGCTAAACTTAGCAAGAGGAATAATGATTTCAGGTGTAACAGTTAAAGTATAACGTGCATATGCTCCGTTAATTGTATCTTTACACCTAATCGTGCAAGTGCCTACTTGATGCGCGGTTACGACTCCTTGAGCGTTAACAGACGCAACTAAATCATCTGTGCTTTCAAATACAAGTCCTTCACCAGATGCATATGAAGGCTCTATTACAGGAATTAATGTAAATTTGCGCTTTGCGGCAATTGAGCCCGAAGTTTCGCTAAAAGTAATAGCAGTAATCGCGGTGCTCTTTACGTTCCCAGAAGATGTGCCAAACATATATGAAGTTGCAAATGATAATGATAAAGCTTCAAGTAATTTAACTGTGTTTTCTTTACCACTGCCAAAATATACTTTATCTAATCGAGTTGCTCCGCCACACATCCAGTTGTAAATGCAGTTAGCAATTAATGAATATCCTGCGTCATTAGCATGTAATCTATCTGGAACATATTTTTGGACAGAATTAGGTTCATTTGGATTATAACAAATGCCGCAATATAAATTTATATCAATACAAGGTAATTCATATCTCGTAGCCATATCAATTACGGCTTGACACAGGTCTCTTAACGTATATCCCGCATAGTTTACTTGAGTGAGCGGATTTCAATCCGTTTTACCTTGTCCTGCACTTCCTGTTGGGTAAGGCGTCATCCAAACGAAATGCGTGTTGGTATATTCAGAAGATTTTTTGAGTTCCTTTATTTTTTCATTTCATGTATATAATGCACCGTAAATTGTTAGTGGATCTGTGCTGTCTGGAGAACCTAACATATATTGTTTTTTATTACCAACTGCTGGATGAGTATTAATACCATCATTTGCTTGGTCAAAGTCATTTAAACCAATCATAATGGTAACGATTGTTTTATTAGACGAGGTGCTTTTTAACGCGGCGTTAGACAGCGCATTAAAGTTACTACCACGAGAACCGCCTATACATAATGTAGATCCACTTATACCTAAATTAACAGTAGGCACACCTGCTAATTTGCCTAAGACGGAAATATATTTTGTTGCTTCAGAACTAGCACCTACGCCAGCTGTAGTGGAATCACCAATACAAACAATTTTATCGCCGCTATTAAATTTAAATGATTCGTCATATAAACGTTTAATATTGGAAATGGAAACATTGCCTTTACCTAATAAACTATTTCCGTTAATTGTTTTATAGTTAAAACCGCTAATTAAACGATCTTGTTTACTAGCAATATTTTGTTCATTAACTTGGACTTTATTTAATATGCCTTGCACTTCGGCCGCAGTTTGTGTTAGTTTAAACTTATTCATGATTTAAACCTCCTTTAAGTGAGGATTAATTAAATCTTTTTCCTCCACTTTATGACATATAAATTATAATTTAACAAAACCCAATTTCAAAATCTAAATTGGCAAATCCGAATTTTGTGTAGTATGATAATATAAGAAAGGAAGGGAATTAAGAACATGATAACATTTATAACAGGACATTGTGATAAATGCGGTAAGGATCATGTGGAATTAAGGTTCTCCAATAATCCAATTGCACCAATAAACATTTGCTTCAACTGTATTAAAAGTCAATTAAATCCATTAAATCTTGATCATGCGGATTTATTCTGTAGAACATTTAACTTACCACTTGATGCTAACCTATGAATTAAAACCGCCGATGAATATAAACAAGGTACCTTTAAACAGTACACAAAAATGAGGTTGGAAGATGAAAGCATGAAGCCTAACCTTTACTACTCTAACTCTACTCATGACCTTTGATTAAAAGCCAACAAGGAATGAGAAAAATGCCGTTCATTCACAGAAATCCTAGAACGCTTAAAACCCATTAAAGAATCCTATACGATACGCGGACGTCTCAAGTGGGGTGAACAATATAGCTTTGAAGATCTCATCCGTCTTGACTCAATGTACACCCGCACCTTAAAAGCTAACAACATTACCAATCCAAGTCAAAAGGAAGCAGTTAAAACTCTTTATAAACTTCAGCTCCAACTGGACGAAGCCATCAAGAGGGGTGATAGCAAAGGTATTAAAGATTATTCTACTGCTTGAGGAACTTTTGCCAAACAAGCAGGTCTTGAAAACAGGATTGCGGAAACTCGCACCGCCGATATAACCACTGTTGCAGAGCTTGGTGAATATCTTGAGAAGACGGGCTTTGTGCCTTCCTATGATTGTCACGCTACCAAGGACGAGGTTGACCAAGCCATCAAAGACATCCAAGCCGCAAATCGCCGTACCATCCTCGAATCTACGTCCATCCAGCCACTGTTGGAAGATCTCATTAAAAAGCAGCGTGAATCGTTAGAAGATCAAAAGACCAAACAGGCAACCTCTGCTACCACCTTACAAGATCTCATGAATTTCACGCCAGATGAAATCAACGAGGTGGCGATGGAACCAGATGAAGACGTCCAGAGCCTCGACTTTTCCGCCGATAAGAACGTCATGAACGCTCCAACCAAAGTTAACCATCTAGAAACCAAAGAAAGGGTGCCGATCGATGGCCCCACTCCTGAGGATAAATCCTAATGTTACTCGATGAAAAAGATGATCTGTTATCACTTGACCCCGAGGTCCAAGACTACATCGACTTTAGGGAAAATGATGAACAGGATAATACTGGCTTTTTAACTCGCAAGGACGTCGATAAAAACCGCGAGGGTTGAGAGCGCAGGTGAAACTACTGGCTATGCTACCCCGATTACTTCGTCGATCTTATTACTCCTAAGGAATCGCACTTCCACTTATTCTTCTTCCAGCGTATCATTAGGCGTTGCAGGGCTCGTGGCACTAACTCGTTTAGGACCTTCTCACGTGGTACCTCTAAATCCTTTTTGGCGGATTTAAACCGTTACCTCACATGCAGGTTCGTGCCGCGGCATAATACAACTATTACTGCTGGTACAAATAAACAGGCGGCGGAAATTGCTAAGCAAAAGATTGTTGATGACCTTTGGTCTAAATTTCCATTGCTGGCCAATGAAAGGCAAAAGCGAACAATTGCAGGCAAACGTTTAGACGCCTACAAGATGGGCAACGATTACGTAGAGTTTAACTTTAAAAACGGCTCTTCATTAGGCTTGGGTAATGTTCGTGGTTTGCGTAAGGAATCATTAATCTTTGAGGAAATTATTGAACAAGACCCTACCAAAGTAAATGAGGTTTACATTCCATTGCTTAACCGTCCTCGTGCGATGGCTAATGGCTTAATAAACCCCAACGAGCCGCAATCACAGCAGATTTACATTACGACAGCTGGCTTTTCTAACTCTTTTGCCTACAACAAGATGATCGAAATTTTGTGTCGCTCTATTCTCGAACCTACCAAATATTTCTGTTTAACTGGAACCTATCGTATTCCACTTTCTCTTGGTTTAACCTCCAAGAAAATTGTTGAGGACGCCATTAATTCACCCTCCTTTACCAAAGACTCCTTTGAGCGTGAATACGAATCTAGATGGTCTGATGCTCCTGTTGGTGCGGCCTTTACTTCCAATAATGTTGCGGCGCTACGGCAGGTTAAAGTCATTGAGCTGCGGGATCACCTTACCCAAAAGCAAAAGGAGGACGGCTGTTTCTATGTTGTTTGCGCCGATATGGCTAAAGATGGTAGTGCTGAAACCGCAGTTGGCGTTGCCAAAATTACACCTGGTGAACACAGGTTCACCTACAAGTTCGTGAATTTATTTACCGTTGCGTCTACCGATTATTTAGACGTAGCAAATGCTTTTAAGCGGGCCGCTATGGCCTATAACGCTAAGCTGCTTTGCTACGATGCTAACGGGGTCAAAATGCGTCGGCCCCTATCTACTTTCCATTAATCAATGGGGTAAATCTTAATGCAAGATTTGCTAACGGTTTAGGTCCTTAGTATAGTAATATACAGAGGGAATCCCGTGGAGGGTAATATGTAACCGCATATTACTTAGCTGTAGAGACTATCTCCTGTTGTGGGAGAGTACCTGGCCTATTGATACGGTCGGGGAAAGAGTAGACATTAATATTATATGTATTAATGAAAATATAGTCCGACACTGATGGTAACATCAGATTAACAATTATGTGGCGCAGGTATCCGCGACTGGTTAAATAAAACCACAACTGATAAGCACACCGGCGAAATCTTAGGCGGTTTAGGCATTATTAACCCTCCGGATTCCGCAAAAGCAGATTTGATTTCTTATCCAAAAGATCGTACAATTTGTTATGAGATTAAGTCTGGTGGTTCGGTTGGTGAACATATCCATTGGTTCTTCTTCTCACGTATTAGTACAAATGCTATTACCTTCCCTATCAAATTGAATGAAGCAATTGAATTGTATTCTAAAAACACCACCTTTAACGAAAGGTCAAGGCGCAAAAAGGAACAATACAGGTTGCCATTTAAAACTATGGACAAAATGGAAGAAGAACTGAAGAACCTTGACATTAGGTCGACTAGCGATAATAGGAATGACCGTTTAAAGATCGTGCGGCGAAATAGCGCGATCCAAAAGGACTTCTTCTCAATGGCTGAATACTTAGTTTATAGCACAAATCAAGCATTTGAGCTTGACTATTATAAACGCCATTATAAGAGCGGTCGTAAGCGTATTATCGCTTTGTTTGAATAATAATAATGAGGTAAAATTATGTCTAAAAAGAAAAAATATTCTAAGCCTACCGCCCCCACTAAACCAGCGGCTGCTGTAAAGGATGCGGCGGCATCTAATGGCACCCAGACGTTTAGCGTTAAAAGTGTTAAGGATAAGAAAGCCATTTGAGCGAACAGGTATTCTGACCAAGCCTCACAGGCGCGTAGTCAAAATCGATCTCCAAATATAGGCAGGGCCTTACCTTCCACAGCTGATGGGGTGCGTAATGAATTAGAGGACGCTATAAGCTCACCCAAGGATATATCACAAAGGTCTCGCAAATTATATGCGATCAATCCTAGGTATGCGTCTCTTATCAATTATAGGTCCAATATGTATTTGTGGCGTTATAAGGTCACGCCCCATCGGATCTATACAAAAAGCCGCGCCAAAAGCAACCGCGCTATTTCCCAAGATGAATTCAACTCTGATTACCGGTTAAGGCTTGAGGCAGTTGATGGTCTAGACATTGAAACCAAGTTCCCAAACCTTCTGCGGCAATTGTTCATTAACGGTGCGGTCTACTTCACAACTGTTTTTAATGAAGAACAGGTTTTAATTGATACCTTACTTTTGCCTATTGACTATTGCCGCAAAATCGGCGAGACCCAATACGGCACTAGTATTATCCAATTTGACAGGCAATACTTTGATGGCTTGGGTTTAAGTACCTCTGAATTGAAAGATTATTTGGCTACCTTCCCATCTGAAATTCAAAAGGATTACCGCAAATATAAAAAGGATTCTACGTTGCGGTGGCAGAGGCTTGACCCCACCTACTCCTCTTGTCTTATGACAAATGAATATGGTGTGCCGTCCTTCTTCTACCTTTATGCTTCCATTTTGAATTATGAGCAGTACCAAGACAACGAACTTGAGCGTAATGAAAATTTACTTAAATATATCGTTGTCCAGAAAATGCCAATTTACCAAGACAAATTGGTCTTCGAAATGGATGAAGTTGCGGCCTTACATAATTCTAGGAAGTCAATTATCGATCGCGGCGATAAATCGCGGCTTTTAACAACCTACGGCGATGTTAGCGTTCAGCGAATTGCCGAAGACGAATCGACCCAATCGGACATTCTTGCAAAAGCTTTAAATTCGATTTATAGTAATGGAGGGTTCAATCCAACTTTCTTTACGGGCGACAGCGTCGAAGCGCTGCATAGGGCTTTAATTAGAGACGAAGGATACGTCTGGCAATTTGTTCAACAATTAACCATTTTCTTCAATTTGGTAATTAACAATTATGTCAAATTAAAATTCTATGAGGCCGATTTGGAAATTTTGCGAATTTCGTCTTATAGTTATAAAGATGATATTGATACATTCAAGAATAACGCCACGCTTGGTGTCGGCAAACTTGACTATATCATAGCATCTGGCACTAAACAAAAGAACATCCAAGATACATTGGATCTGGAGACTTATTTGCATCTGGATCAGATTAAGCCTAGGCAAACGTCTTATACCCAGGGCGCGGCGACAACTGCCACCGACGACCCCGCAAATAAGGAAGATGATGATAAGGGTTCCAAGGATGACAAATCTGGAATTGAGCCGCTGGATGAGAAATCCGACGAACAACCTGCAAAATCATCAGCTGATAATGATGGTGCCAACTAATAACCACGGAGGGAAGAAGCAAAATGAAGAAACCAAAAGTTAATTTAAACTGACCTGTTGTCATGAGCGATTTTACAGCTACTGATGACGGCAATAACCCCAATGAAGTCTTCTCTCGTGGGAAGCTGAAGGTTTTTTACAAAGGAGAAACGGCCGATCACCGTTATTTCTCTGATGCTTTTGCAGAAAAGCTGTTAAAAAGCCTGCCCTATACGCCCATCGTCAGCTATTATGATGAAGAGGCTAAGGATTTCCGTGGACACGCCCCCGAGCAAGCAATTTACGGCATTGTCGATCCCTGTAAGCAACCGCATTTTGAAACAGATGATGGCGGCAAGCAATGGTGCGTTTGCGATGTAGTTATCTACACTGAACGCGCTGGAAAGATCGGCGAAATTGCCAAACAAATTGTGGGACATAAGCAATCCCTTGAAAGGACCGATGCGAAATACGTTATTAACTATGACGCTCACCGGCATTTCAAAAACATCGAGTTCACGGATGGGAAATTTGTTGGAGTAAGTGTTCTAGGCAATGATCAAGAGCCTGCATTTACTGGGTCGCAATTTTTCACGGCGGAAGCTCAAGAAACCCTTGAACAGAAGCTGAAATTATTGCGCGACTATTGCTCCCAAGCAGCACATGAAAATCTTGATCAGAAAGAAAAAACGTCCAATGGAGGGTTTTCTATGCAGATCACTAATTATAGTGAGTTTAGGAAATTAACATGGGGAGAGACAGCTACTAAACTCGACGAAACCCTTACTAAGGAGTATGGGAACGAAGCTTACACCGCTATTGAAGATAGGGATGAAGAATTTGTTTACGTCAAATTTTACTCTTATCTTGATGGTTCCGTTATGCTTTACCGCATCCAATACTCTTTGGCAGATGACGGTTCTGTCCAGTTAGGAGACAGGAAACAAGTTCGTCGCTCTTGGGAAGTTATTCCCGAGAAAACCGCACCTGCCGCCGCAACTGCTGAAGAAGCCCCGGTAGATGAGGTTGTTTCATCCTCAGCAGAAGAACCACAAGACGGTAAGGACACCGTTGCCGTGAAAAACCACGAGAACCAAGAAAACAACGAAGCCGAAACCGAAATCAATTCCGCTATTGTTAACAACGAAGCGGCGGTTGATAAGGTTGAGGACGTTGCTGTTCCAACTACCGCTGAAGTTTCTGCCGTTCCAACCGAAGAGGTTGCAGAGGCCGAAAAGACCGCGGAAGCTGCTGATGTTCCTACCGCTGTGATCGATGCTCCTGCTACAAGGGAAGTCTCACCCGCTATAAGCGAAGCTCCTACTCTCCAAACTATTGGTACAAATGAGGAAGAGAATGCTGAAGGCGAGCAATCATCTGAACAACAAAACGATGACCACTCAGCAAGTGCTTCCACACTTGATCAGAGTGAAAGAGAAGAATTTGAGGCCCTTAAAAAGCAAGAAAAATTAAACTTCTTGACTTCTTATAAGGACAAATTAAGTGATGACGATTTCCAACGTTTTGCCGCTGAATTAGACAATTATAGCAGCAAAGAGAGTTTGGAAATCGAAATACTGCGCGCCGCATTAGCGCATTCACAAGAGGAGAAATCCCCTATTCGTAGAGCCGCCTTCTATTCTTGTGCGGCCGACCATAATAATGCATTAAAGAAAGAAGATAATGATGAGGATTGGATTAAGCGTGCTTTACGCCGCTAATCCTTCTCCATCATATCTAAATTATGAGGTAATAAAAGAAAATGGCTACTATTTATGATTTACTGCCTACTTTCCATCAGATTGAGCCCAATAACTTAAAAGGACTTCAACCGGGATTCGTCGTTTCTCAAAGGAACGTCGTTAAAGAAGACTCCATCATCAAGAAAGTTAACAATGTCCGGTATGTTGAAAACGGCAGGTTAGCTCAAATTTCTAAGGCTGGTATCAAGGCTGCCGATGGAACAGAAAAGGCTTTGTTCATTGTCTATAATGAACCAATCCTTACTGTCGGACATAATGTTTCCAACTATGCAACCGATATTGATTCTGAAGACGCCCGTCTTGTCCAACTTATCCCTGGCGATGAATGGACAACCGATATTAAACCAACTGAAACCGCTTATGCAGCCGAAATTACTGCTGGACGTATCGCTGAAGTCAAAGGTGCTGAAGGCGAATACAGCCGCGATGATTTCTTCGCTACTAAGACATTAGCCGATGGTACTGAAGCTCATCACTATGTCTTCCTTGGCTAGTTGTTTGTGAGGTAATCGACAATGAATGAATTAATTAAACATATTGCTGAAGCTAGGCAAGGTCGTCCGACTACTAACTTCTCTGCTTCTGATGTCAATTCTGCCGCTGTTGCAGAAAGGTTCAAGGCTTTAGGTATTCCAGAAAATGCCACTGGCCGTGAAATCCGTGCCCATCGTGATGAAGCTTTCGCTTTAATCGAAGAGGCTGTTGATGAGATCCTCCCACAATCTCTACAAGATGTCTTCGGACGTTTCGCAGAAGTTCGTACCTTCCCACGTGATGCTGAAGTTGTCTTCAACATTGAAAAGGTTGGCCGCAATCGTGCTAAGTTAGTTATCAGCCGCGGTTCCCGTGGTGGTATCTATCGTACTGCTCGTCTTGCTAACAAGGACTTCGGTGTTCAAACTCGCGTTTATACCGCTGGATGCTATGTTGAGCTGGAAGATATCCTGCTCGGCCGCGTCTCTCTTGGCGAAAGGTATAACGATATTCTTGAAGGATTCCAAGAAGAACTTAGGCGTGAAGTCTTCAACGCTTTAGCTGCTGGAGCTCCGCTTTCTGGATATGATCGTATTAACGGTGGAGACGCCGCAAACGTCATGACCACTTTATCCGCTCTTGGAACCGCTATCGATAAGGTTGTTCCTTATGTCAAGGCATACGGTGTTCCAACCATCTTCGGTTCTTATGCCGCTATTTCCGCTATTTCTAACCCGCTTGCTAACACCGTTGCAGCTGGTTATCCAAACTCTCAAGATTCTCTTGACATCCGTGAAAAAGGATTTGTCCAGAGGTATAAAGGTAGGCAGGTCGTTGAACTTCCAAATTACTTAACAAGTTTAAGCAATGACGAATGGTTCTATGATCCTTCCTATGTCTTCGTCATCCCTGGAGACATCAAGCCAGTTAAGATTGCTCTTCGTGGCGAAGCTTACAGGCAAGATAACAAGTCTGCTGTTGGTACTGAAAAATGGGAGCTTAACAAGAGGATGGGTGTTGGTATTGCTAGGGCCAATAACTTCGCAGTTATCAAGGTCTCTGACATTACGGAGAAATTCTCTTCTGCTAATGCCTCTGATTTCTACCTCGACAAGTAATTAAGCTAAGCCAGCTTTAAGGTAGCGGGCGGGCAACCGCTCGCTACCCCTTACGTTTTTGTAAGTCAATTGATAGAAAGGACTAATAAAAAATATCATGACAACTACTGAAAGTTCTAATAAAAGGTGTACTATTATCAAAACGACTCCTGGAAATGTTTTGTTCTACCTGTCGCTTATGGATAATCCTGCCGTGCGGCGTGAAATTTATTTAACTGATCGCCACCCTCGTCAAGCAGTGCCGCTTTCATATGCACTGAGTGCTTTTTATGATAACGGCGTTTTTGCGCTGTATCGTGATGGTAAATTTACCTTTGACGACAATGATGGTGTTAAACAAATGGCCATCGAAAATGGTGCTTATTTCGAATCCGACTACGATAAATTTGTCCCCGCGGCGGCTACAAAAGAAGCTGATTTGGTCAAAATTTTAACCGCAGGTCGGCGTTCTGAAATTCAAGAAGCTATCAAGAAATATGGAAAAGAGGAATTAACTGCTGTGGCGTTCTCACATCGCGGCGAGTTAACTGACGCTGTTATTCATATGCTTGAAAGCAAAGATTTGTTAGGAATTTCTTTTGCAATTGAAAACGTCGACTAGCTTTAGTCGACGTTTATTTTTTAATATTTTATTCCCTTTTGGAGGTATTATTATGGCAGAAGTTGAACCATCCGCACCTGTTGAGGAAGAAACAACTAAAAGGTATTGGGATGACGTTTTGTATAAACCTATGGCGGCAACTATTCGCGGTTCGTATTACGGTGTTATTACCCAAGATGAATTAGACGAAGAGCTATTTAACATTGCAAAACGCGCCATAAATACCTTTAAGTTTCCCCGCATTAAATTAGATTATAAGGTCTTTTATGCGGTCCGAGACGATGACGATGAAGATATGTTAAATGAAGTCGAAGCGGATAACGAAGACGCCGTGCCGCATGGCTATTTCGTTAACCAAATAACCGATAAAGAAATTGAAGTGCTGTTAGCTTGGATGAAAGTTTATTGGATTGAACGTTTCTTGTCCAATTCAGATGATTTTGAGAACACTTACACCGACTCGACAATCAAAACCTTCTCTCGTGCTAACCTAGTCCAACAAAACCTTTCTCGCTATAACCAATTCTTGGCGCAAGCTCATGAAATTGAAACCCGCTATAGCCGTGTCAACGCAATTGGCGCCGCTTCAATCGGTGATATTAACACCGACCAAGAATAAGAGGTGCGCCTATGAGCAGTTTATTAAGTAAGAGGCGCCAAACGCAAACCAACTTTGAGAAGGTAGAACAACAAGTTAATAGCGCTTTTATTACAAATGGCTATCCGTCTATTAACATTATATCTGAGGATGGCAAAAAAACTAGGCAGGCGGTTGTTATCAACAAACAACAATCAGATGATGCCTATATCCTTACCCCTTATAAAAAGCCGCTTCAAGTTGGTTCAATTTGAGGCGCAAAGGGCTTGTATTGGTTGGTGGCGGAAGAAATTGTTATTATTAAAGATGTTAATTGGCGCAAGTATTATTGCTACCTTTGCAACAATACAATTAAAGATAAACATGTTTTCTTCTATGGCCCAGGCAAATCCCGCATTAATGTGAATTTGAAGGAAAACACATTTTTATTATCTTCAAACGAACCAGTGCTTGTGGCTGGCGGCGACTTGGCCTTATCAATTAACGATACTTTCTTAATTAAAAATCAAGCTTGGAAAGTTCAAGAGTATGATAATTTAAGTCAAGAAAATATTACCTATTATACCTTAGCCCGCTCTACTATTAGTAAAGATACTAAGATTGAGAAACCCGCTAAGTCTATTCTTCCATTTGATAACATTGACGGCGATCAAGATGTGGATTTAAAGGCTGAAGGTGAATTGCCGCTCGATGCACCCGTTTATTGCCCACCCGGTGAGTCATTTACGCTTTCCGGTGATTCATCCTATACGGTCTCAGATAGCGCCGCAATAAAATTAGTATCGCGGACCGCAACCTCATTTACCTTCCAGTTGCAACCTAACGTTAATAAAGTATCAATTACTATTGGCGGCACGGTTTATACTTATACATCCGTGAGAAAGGAATAATACGATATGAAACAATTAAAAACTATTAAGAATATCCCAAATGAAATTGCGACTCATTTGGCTGCCGATCCAGCATTAGTGCGGCTACTTGTTGACGATAGCCAAGATTTAAGCACTGAGATTGAAAGGTCTGATTACAGCTTAGAAACCTTGCTAACCAAAAAGTATTTATGCACCTATCCTATTGTCGAATCAGACGGTTTAGTGGATAGCACCAAAAATACTTTCCTCGTCATTAAACTTACTTTGGTCAGCTTTTCATCTGGCGATGACGTTGAAGTAAGCGGCAATATTTACATTACAAGTAATCTGAATCACTACCTGTTAAAGGGTGGAAAAGACCGCAACCTTGAAATCTGCGACCGCCTTTGTCAAGATTTGGATGGTCTGAAATTAACAGCTACCCAAACAATTGACATCGGCAATATTGTTAGTATCGTGGTCGGAAATGACCGCGCGGGTTATTGTAGGTCATTTGAGGTTAAAGACCAGTTGACCTCTAATATGAAAGCGGAAATTTAATGTTCAAGAATAATTTTGATTTGTTCCAATTGTTCATTACAAAGCGGATACATGTTTGGGATGAGAACATCCACTTTGATGTAATTGTGCCAACCATTAGAGAGTTGTATAAGGATGAAGCGGTTAACTTGATCAGGAATTTCTTAACTTGTTCAAAGGAACAGTTGGCGCAGTTCAATCCTTTCCAAGATGAAGATGAAATTGATTCATACCATGTGATTTTAACAACAATCTTTAATTTAGCCCCTTATGCGGAATACCGGGAATATGCCGCGCGCTTCCGTGAGGGGCTACAAAAGATTTTGCCAGGCACGGAATTTAATAATACCAATCATACTATTACAATTGCGGAAAATGTTAAATTCAACGAAGACATTTGTAATTATGTGGGTTATATATTAAAATTATCGTGTGGAGAAAAGGCTGATGCTCCAGTTCTATTAAAAACTGAGGCAGAAAGAAAATTCTATGCGGCTCAAAAAGCAGCGGAAGATAGAATTGCGGCTATTCGACGTCAAAACGATAGCGGCCAAACTGATAGTTTGTTAAAATCTTTCCTGTTTATAGAATACGCTTTCCCTTCATATAGTCATGATTATTTACTTGATCAGACTATGGCTCAAATTCGCTGACTCCAAAACTATGCTGCAGGGTCAGTGTCTTACAAAGTAAATGAAAAAACATTTGCAGCTGGAAATATGAAGAAAGGAAGTAAACTCGATTTCTTCATTAAATAACGAGGTTTACAAATGTATACAAAATTAAAGAAAAGCTCCGCCAATTTCGCCGCTATGAGGAAAGAATTTGGCGTCGTCACGGTTAGGAATGCTAAGATCTACGAAGTCGCAGATTATACAGCGCTTGAAGCAAAGACTGCGTATGAAATTCTTGCCGATACAAAAGCAGGATCTAGCACTTTAGGTCTTACTTATCTGGGTGAAATTAATACTCTTAAAACCGCAAGTGTTTCTACTGATGGTCCAACTAAGACTATTACAGGTGGACAATATAATGAACCACTTTTAAAGTATGGTAAGACTGTCACGGTTTCTAGGCAAGATGCTCTTGGAGATCACAAAGCATTAGAGGCTCTCTGTGGCACAGTTTCTGAATACACTGGCACAGCCGCGGATGAAGAGAAATTAGTTGGTAGGCATATCACTCCACAATTTGCTACAGCAAAGAGGATTGTTGGTGATAGCTTCTTTGTTGATAAAGCAACTGGCGAAATGGTTAATGTTAATATCATTTTCTATAAATTCTTACCAGATAGCTTATTCAATTTAACTCAAGAAGCTGATGGCGACGCTTCTGTCTTTGACAGGAACGGAACTTTAGTTCCAGTTAAAATTCAAATGGGTCAAGATGATGGTACAAAAGAAAAGGAACAAGTTTTCTGGTCTGTCATTACCCCTGATACAGTTACTGACGCCTAGTTCAGTATTCTAACGGTTCGATACGTATTTTTACTAAAACTCTATAACAGCTCGTGTCTCTTAGTTTGGGCACGAGTTTTTATTTGCTTTTCCTCATTTGGTTCCGTATACTATTAATGAGGTATTTTACAAACGATGAAACAACAACTATATGTAATGAAGCGTTCAGGAGAACGTGTAGCTTTCGATTCCGCAAAAATTAGTAAAGCCCTCAATAGCGCTAATAAAGACATCTCAATTGAGGCAGAGAAGCTTGACCCTGCCCTCATTCAATCTATTAGCGATGAAGTAAAGGATTATGCTTCTACTATTGACCGCGACTTATCCGTTGAAGAAATTCAAGATAGGGTTGAAAATGCCCTTATGAAAAGCGGCAAATATGCTGTTGCACGAGCCTATATTACGTATCGGTATCAGCATAACGAGGACCGCAAAAAGAAGAGGTCTGACCTAGACAAGAAAATTTCCAGTTTAATCGAGCTTAAGAATGAGGATGTAAAACAGGAAAACTCAAATAAGAATCCAACCATTCTATCTGTCCAGCGTGATTATATGGCAGGTGAATGAAGCCGTTATTATACCAACAAGTATCTGTTGCCAGAAGATGTCCGAGAAGCTCATGAAAATGGCCTTATTCATTTCCACGATGCTGACTACTTTGCGCAACATAGGTATAATTGTTCACTCATTAATCTCGAGGACATGCTACAAAATGGCACGTGTATCAGTGGCACGCATATCGACAAACCGCACTCTTTCTTAACCGCATGCACTGTCACGTCCCAAATTGTTGCACAAGTTGCATCATCTCAATACGGTTTTTAATTAATTAATTGATTGCCGTATTAAAATCTCTTAAATTGCTGGAACACCCTAAAACTAGATACACTACAACGTGGAAGAAATTCGGGCGTGAATGTGAAAAAAGTATCTAGATAATTATTACTATGGGCAATCAGCAGCGAAGTTTTATAAAAAGGAAGGCTTAGATGGAAAAGAATATTATATTAAATGGACACGCAACACCTTTCTGGCTTGAAGATACCGGGCGTTTACGCAATGTAAAAACTGGTAAATGGTTAAAAGGTGGTATTAATAAAGGCGCTCATTTTTATTCTCTGTATTTTAAAGGAAAACAATATACTCTTTATGCTGCACATGCAGTTGGAGAATATTTTGTGCCGAACTCAAACCCCCAAGAGTTAACCCAAATCTATCATTTGGACGGGAATAAATTAAATGATAACTATTTAAATTTAAAATGGGTTAGCCCAAAAGAGAACAACCAACGTGGCGAAGATGTCCGCGGAAGCCGCAACAAATTTGTTGATTTAAATGCTTTTGGTGAAGTAGCACAATTTCGCTCTTCTCCATATTACGCAACAAAAGGCGGCGAAATCTTAAATTCGTCTACGCATAATATTCTTCGACAAACTCCATCTGGTAAGTATTTGCGAGTTAATTTAGCTTATGGGATTAATAAGAAGATGTTAGTCCACCGCATTGTGTGGGAAAGTTTCAATGGTCCTATTCCTGATGATATGGATGTAGACCATATTGATGACAATCCACAAAATAATGCGTTATCTAATTTGCGATTATTATCTCATCAAGATAATGTAAAAGCTCGTAAAATGGATTGTTCTTACGCATCTAAAAATTTTTATAAAAAACGTTCATCGACTATTATGTAGCGAAAGCGAAAAAGGAGACTCAGTAGTTTTACTGGTGAAGATATAGTCAGTCTTACTTCGAAAGATGTAAGGGAAAGGGTCAAACATTAACATTATCTCATTTAGCTCCATTTGTTCAAGAGAGCCGCAATAAGATACGTGCTAGATTAAAACAAGAATTGGCAGAAAGCGGTATTAATATAAATGATACTCAATTTAGTCAATTAGTAGAAAAAGAAGTTTATAAGGAAATTGAAGCAGGCTGCCAAACCATACAGTACCAGCTTATTACTTTACAATCGACTAATGGTCAGGCACCGTTTGTTTCTGTCTTTATGTATTTACACGAAGTTCCAGAAGGACAAACACGTAAAGACTTAGCCACCATCATTGAAATTAGGTTAAAGCAGCGGATCTTAGGCGTTAAGGACCGCACAGGTATTTACATTACACCCGCTTTCCCTAAGTTAATTTACGTTCTTCAAGACGATAATATTGAACCAGGAACGCCTTATTATTACTTAACTGAGTTGGCAGCCAAATGCACTGCTAAGCGGAGGGTTCCGGATTATATTAGTGAAAAGAAGGCGCTTGAATTAAAAGGTGATTGCTACCCTTGCAGGGGTTGCCGTTCCTTCTTAACGCCAGATAGATTTACTGATAAGGGTATCGGCAATATCGCTAACGCAGAAAATTATAACCCAAAGAAGCATAAATACTACGGGCGCTTCAATCAAGGCGTCGTCACGATCAATCTTGTTGACGCCGCTTGTTCATCTGGTAAAGATGAATCCAAGTTCTGGCAAATCATGAATGATCGTCTCGAGTTATGCCATCGCGCTTTACAGTTGCGGCATAATCGTTTAAGGGGCACTGTATCAGATGTTGCGCCAATCTTATGGCAAGATGGAGCTTTGGCTCGGTTAAAGCCTGGCGAAACAATTGATAAGCTTTTATTTAACGGCTATTCTACCATTTCCTTAGGATATGCGGGTTTAGCTGAGTGTGTCTATTATAGGAAAGGCGTTTCCCATACTACTCCAGAGGGTGAAGCCTTTGGCTTAAAGGTTAGGCAGTTGTTAAACGACAAATGCACTGAGTGGAAGAAAGCCGAGAATATCGACTATTCTGTCTACGGAACGCCGCTTGAATCTACCACGTATAAGTTTGCCAAATGCTTACAAAAGCGTTTCGGCAGTATTCCAAACGTGACGGACCATAATTACATTACCAACTCCTACCACGTCAGCGTGCGGGAACCAATTGATGCCTTCTCGAAATTAACCGAGGAAGCTAAATTCCAACGCTTATCCCCGGGCGGCGCCATTAGTTATGTTGAGGTGCCGAACCTGCAAAATAATATTGCCGCGGTTCTTGCCATCCTCAAGCATATCTATAACACCATCCTCTACGCCGAGTTAAATACCAAATCCGACTTATGCGAAGTCTGCGGTTATGACGGCGAAATCAAGATCGTTCAAGATGAAAGCGGCAAGCTCATTTGAGAATGTCCAAAATGCGGCAATCGCGATCAGTCTAAGAGGCATGTGGCGCGTCGCACGTGCGGCTACATTGGCACTCAATTCTGGAATCAAGGACGCACACAAGAAATTAAAGATCGTGTTTTACACGTGTCAATTAACGAAAAGGATATACATTAGTTAATGAATTATTGCCAAATTATTCGTGCCGATACAGCCAACGGGGAAGGATTCCGCTTGTCCCTCTTCGTTTCTGGTTGCCGCAATCATTGCCCGGGTTGCTTCCAAAAGGAAACTTGGGACTTTAATTACGGTGAGCCGTTCACAGAGCAAGTGCAAGAGCAATTGATTAAAGAGCTGGCGCAGCCTTTCTATGAAGGTATAACAATATTAGGTGGAGAGCCTTTTGAACCAGAAAATCAAAAGGTTCTTCTGCCTTTGCTGGAGCGTATCCATCAACAGTTGCCGCAAAAGAATGTATGGATTTATACAGGTTACCTATTTGACGCGGACCTATCGCGCGGTGGCAAGAGCTACTTAGATGGTATTACCGATAAAATTCTAGCCTTGACTGATGTCTTAGTGGATGGTCGCTTCATGTTAGATAAAGCTGATGTCAGCTTAAATTATCGCGGCTCTTCTAACCAACGTATCATTCTTGTGCCGCAATCATTAGCCCAGCATAAAATAGTTTTGTCTCCGTATAATAACTAATATTATCAACCCTATGTTTCTCAACAACATAGGGTTTTTATTTTGGGATAGAATTTGATTTTTCGGTTTGAGAACGCTATACTATAATTAGTAATTGAGGTGAATTTATATGTTTGTATACAAGACTGGCAACAAAGTTAATGCTATTATCCGTGCGTTCTGCGCGGGCAAATTAGGCGCTATGGAGATGGAATATGATAATCAGCCTTATACTGAGCTATCTGGTATACAGGCTATTGTCAATTTTAAAGATCAGAGCGCCTCATCTTCATCTGATTTGGGCAGTTTAAGGTATTATAACGCGTCCACCATTGATTCGGTACAATTGCTAAACATCCCAAGGACAAGCAAAATTTTACAGTTAATTTACAAAGATAGCATCATTAAATTGGCGAGTCAATCGTGCAATGTCAACTGTGAAACCGCAAATACACTTTATCTGCCAACGGATCCATCGCTTACCTTATATCAAGTTTTTATTTATGATGTATCGGGGCAATTGGTTGCCGCCTTTGACAATGTAAAGAATGGCGTCATGGTTAGTGAGAAGTTTCAAGTTGGACAGAATTATAAGGTGTTCTATTCATATGAGGTGGAACAAGCCTTATCGTTGGATAAGACAACCAGTAATTACCTTACGGTCGATTTAATATCGGAAGGTAATATCAACGATTCTACTTACAACTACTGCGTCCATATAGCAAAGGCTAGTGTATCCGTTCATAAGAACATCTATTTCAGAAATGACGCAATCAATACAGTTGACTTAACTTTGCATGTGATTGTGCCGTCAAAAGCTGAAATTGCAGATGGAAAAGTAAATTATATCGCCATTAGGTAAGGCAGAAAGGAATAAAATTTATGACAAACGCTGAATTAGAAAAGAAACTTAAGGAATTAAGTGTTAAAAATAGTTTCTTAGATGTCGTCTTAGAATGTCGCAAACTTGAACCAGAATATAAGAAATCGGACTTCTATAAATCAACTAAGAGGTCTTTATCTGACTTATTAAGACAATATAAGATGTGGTCATTTGCCAACTTTGACAACTTAGGCGATCGCATCCAAGAATTAATTGACGGTTTGAATTTTGAGAATGTTTCCAAAATTATTGAACAATTTGGAAACATGTTCTCAACTGAGAATGATGAAATTAGGGCAGCCGCAGAAACTTATAAAAAGTTATTAGAAAAGCAGCAACGCTAATAGCGCGGTAGCGGCGGAGGTAAGAAATGGCTACAAACAATAAAACTGAATTAAAGATTACTATTAGCGATGAGACCAAAAAGACCGCAAGAGCCACCAAAGAGCTATATAATCGTATTGAGTCACAAGGCGGTTTTAAGGGTGAAAAAGGTGGCAAAGCTAGTAGCCAAATCGGTGGTAATTTAAAAGTTGTTGAACAATTAAGGAATCAACAAAATCTTTCTAAAGCTGAATATGATGGATTCCGTAAAGCTTTACATGCAGCCTCAAAAGCTCTTACTGAATACGCGGCGTCAATTACTACACTAAGTGATGAGGCAAAGAAGCTCCAGGGGCAACTGAGCCAACTTAGTGAAAAGTATAACAAAGCTTCTAGTAAGCTTTCAACGGCGCAAACCAAACAAAATACTACAATTGGCGATTTACAAGATAAATTCGCCAATACTAAGATTTATAAATTAAAGAAAGACAACACCCCATATAAAAATCCAATTTCTTTAAATAAGGCCCTCGAACTTTACCATCAAGATCCAGAGAAATTTAGGGAAAATACCGTTCTTAAAACGGGTAATAAGACTGAAACTTTAGCGAGTTCTGGTAAGCAACAATACTTTGATGCTTATGTTGACGCCACAGCTCAGGTCGAAAAGCTTACTGCGTCTTTAAAGAAACTTGACGATCAAATTGCGGCGACACAGACAGCTTATAAAGCACAAATAGCTAAGGATCAAGCAAGCGGCGTTTCAACAGGCGCTAATGCTCAATTGGTTGCAGAGACTCAGCAAAATGCAATTGATGTTGATAAAACCACTAGTTTAGATGTAAGCAACGCGCAAACCAACCAAAACATCCAAGCTATCACCAATTTAAGTTCCTCTATTAATAAGCAACAAAGCGTATTAAGGAAGGCCGCAAAAGCCTTTACTATTTATAGCACCATAGTGCGAGTCGCTAAGAGCGCTTTACGTGAGGCGGCGGCAACTATTACCGAACTTGATAAATCCCTTACTGAACAAGCGAGGGTCACGGGCAGGAGTCGTGAGCAAGCCTATGGTTTGTTAACTACCTACCAGAACATGGCTCAGGTCGTTGGCGCCACTACCAAAGAGGTTGCTGAGGCTTCTTCTGAATTTATCAAACAAGGTAAATCCATCCAAGATGCCTTAACGTTAAGTAAGGCTGCCGTTAGCGCCGCGAAGGTTGCAGGTATTTCGGTCGGCGATTCTATCAACTACTTAACAACTGCCTTAAACGGTTTTAAACTTTCTGCTGAAGAAGCTAGGAACGTTTCTGATAAGTTCGCGGCTGTTGCTTCTGCTTCCGCTTCTGACTACAATGAAATCGCTATTGCTTTAAGTAAGGTTGCTTCTCAGGCGAATTTGGCAGGTAGGTCTATCGATTATACAACCGCCTTGTTAACAACTGGTTTGGAGGTCACCCGTGAAGCACCTGAGACCATGGGTACCGCTTTGAAAACTATTGTTGCCCGTAGGCGTGAAATTTCTGATTACGGTAAAACCTTGGAAGATGACGTTGATTTAAACAATGTTCAAACGCAATTAGGTTATATCGGCATCCAATTAACTAACCAACAAGGTGAATTGCGGTCAACGCAAGACGTCTTGGACGAGTTAGGTAAGAAATGGTCTACCCTTAACAGTAACCAACAGGCAGCTGTTGCAAAGGCCTTAGCTGGCACTCGTCAGCAATCTCGTTTGATTGCTATGATGGATAACTACGAGCGTGTTGAGGAATTACAACAAATTTCTGAACGTAGCGCAGGTGCAACCGCGGCTCAGTTGACCAAGTATAGGGAAGGCCTTGAAGCGTCAAGGAACAATCTGAAGGTTGCATGGGAAAAGATTGTTGAATCATTTGCAAATTCGGACTTCTTTATTGGATTAATCAAGTCGGCAACTACGCTGTTGGATATATTCAATAAACTAACTCAGAATGAATTTGTTAAAGGAACAATCTTTGCGGCAATCAGCATTGCATTAGCTAATGTTATTGCTAAAAAGAAGATCACAAATGATTTAGCGAGAGAAGAAGCGGCGTTAGAGACACAACAAAGAATTAAAGCTATAGAAGGTCAACAAGAGCTTATTAAACAACAGAAAGAAGCTGCTGTTGACAAAGAAATTGCACTTAAAAAGCAAGCACAAGATGAGGCGCAATTAGCTCTAGATAAGCTTAAAGCGCAAAAAGAATCATTGGAAGCTGATAAAAAGCAAGAGCTCGCTGCAAATGATAAATTAACAAAAGAAAAAGAAATTACTATAGAACAAGAACGCCAGGCGGAATTAAAAAACAAGCAAGCTGAGCTGGATGTTGCAAATTGGCAGATTGAACATGGTAGTGCGAGAGAAGTTGAACAAGGCCAGGCAACGCGTGCTAGAGTCCAACAAGAAATCAGCGCAATTAATAATAATTATGATAGCAAAATCTCTCAGCTTGATGTTGACCGTAAAGGCAATGCAAGTACAATCAATGAAAAATATGCAAAAGATGAAGAACAAATCACTAAAGCTATTGCCGATCAAACTGAAAAGGTAAAAGAAGCTACAAAAGAGGCAAAAGAGGCCGCTGATAATAGAAAACAAGCTATTAATGAAGCTCTTGCACAAGATAAGGAATATCAGGCATCTCAAGATACATTACAAATACTCCAATCTAAAAGCAATGTATTATTAAAAAACACCTTAGTTTTATACACATTAAAAAAGAGCGTCTTATCTGGTTTAAATTTCATTACTGCCTTATTAAATAAAACTGAATTCCTTAGCACAGGTATTAAAAAGAAAAATGCGGTTGCAACAGCCGTAGATACCGCGGCCACGAAAGCTGATACAGTCGCTAAGGGTGCTAGTGTAAAAGCAACAGGCGCATTAACAAGGGCTTTTAAAAAGTTGAATATAGCTAGGCATGCCAATCCAATTGGTGCCGCTATTGCACTTATTGCCGCTGCTGTGGCTGGTATTGCTTTGTTAACATGGTATCTTCATGATAAACTTGCTCCTTCCATTAAGAATGTTGCTAAAGCAGTCGGCACACTTACTAATGAAGTCTACGAACTTAACAAATCTAACACTGCAATTGACAACGCCATTAGTAAATGGGATGAATACGACAATAAGTTAATTAAGACCGAAGAGGATGCTAAATCCCTCCACGATACACTTGACCAAGTTTCAGATTCCCTTACTGAAAATCAACAAAAGATCTATAAGCAGGCGCAAACCGATGAAGAACGTAGGCGTCTGTTGCGGCAATTCAAGGAAGATAATAACCGCCAGATTAAAGAAGATTGGACTAAGGTTAATCAGCAAATCGGTCGTTTAAGCACTGCGGACCGCAAGAAGGTTTTAAGCGGTGATACCTCTAATCTCTCTGATGAAGACGCTGAAAACGCCCGCGTCCTGCAAAATGCAACCTACGCTAGGGGCAACTATCAGCTTTATCAAATCATTGATAAAAATGTTGATAAGCTGGGTAAAGCTAAAGACGCCGTTGAAAGCTTAGGTCAAGCCATCATCAGCAACTTATCAGCTGAGCGGGTTTATGAACTTAGCCAAGACAACGGTAAGGGCATCCAGCAACTGGTCAACAATTTAAGCAAAGTTAATACCCAAGTTAAGAAGCTAGCCAGTAAAGACGGCAGTTTAAAGGAGCGTGTTGCCGCCTATCAAGAAATTTCCGCGGCCTTAGCTAGTGATAGCGAACAGTTGGCGATATTCCAGAAGAAATACAGCGAATACTCCGTCTTCTCTCAAATGAGTGATGATCTCTTAAATTTGATCGATGATATGCACATCAGCGATCAGACCCTCAATCAGTTGTATTCCGCTTATGAAGATTTAACTGATGAGGGCAACCAACTGATTTCAGCCGAAGATTACCACGCTCGCTTCTCTTCTAGGTTAGAAACCTTTAATGATACAAAAGATGTCGCCGCGACAATTAATGCTACTTTTGGCGATATTAGGGATAAAATTGGCGATGAGAACTGAGACAAGTTTGTTAATATCTTTGACAAGCTTGCCGAGTCCTCCTTAACCATCAGCCAAAATATCGATTCCTTTGATAATAAAGTATCCGGCTTTTATGAAAAGGCGGCTAAATGGTCTACAAGGTCTGAATCCGACAGAGCGCAATTCATCAATGAAAACGCGGGCAGGTTCAAAGGTGAGGAAGGTAAAAAGTTAATTGAGGCCTTCCACACGGGCGATTATGATACTATCCAACACGCGCTTAGCTCCAACTCTAATTTAGAAGAACTGCGGAAACAGCGGTTGCAAGAAGTTGAAACCGCATTATCAGTTGAAAAGGCCCGTAAGAAAGACCGCAACGAAGCTTTAATTGAAGAGCTGGAATTAGAAAAGAAACATCTTGAAGATGTAAACAGTCTTTATGCGGTTTCATTAAAAACGCGGCTTGAACAAGAAAAGAACCAGTTATCAGAATATAAATCCTATTTGCAGGATGAAGAAAACGCTATTAAAGATTCTCTTACAAAGCGCAAGGAAGCGTATAATAAATACTTTGACGCTATAAATAAGGCGGCTTCTGATGAGCAATATGAAAAAACCGCAAATCTTTACAGGGAGAACTTAACCAAATTAGGCTCTTCTACTGATGCTTCCGCTATTTCTCAACGTGCTGATTTAGAAGACAAATTACAATCGTTAGAAGATCAGCATTTGGAAGATTTGCGTAGCCGCGCTCAAGAAGCTATTATATCTAATATAGATACAGAAATTAGCGAGATCGGCGAAAAGTTTGATGATTTGTTAAATAATAATAAACAAAGGTTAGAGCTGAGGCAGAACTCGATGAATTCAGACAACGGCGATTTCTTCAGCAAGTTGATCTCTAATGAAATCTATAAGGGCGCAACTGCCGATGAAGCGCAGCAATACTTAAGCACTTTACAGTCAATCTTCTCTAATCGGTTAGGTAATGTTGATTTGTCTGATGTTAAGATTTCTCAAGAAGGTCAAGCGCTTGTTCTGAACGTTAACGGTCAGACCTATAACTTGGATACTTCTAGCCAACAATCGCTGTATCAGACAATTATGTCCGCGTTGCGGCAATTGGGAGTCAAGTAGGAGGATATGAGAAAACATGTATACTAAATTATCTGGCTCTCAAAGAAGAGAGCAGTTTAAAAGTCGATTAGATAAGTTTTGTCGTTTCTATTGGAAAGATGAAGACGCCTTTGATAAATTTGGCGCCTTCATCACTACTGATAGCTTAGGCGATTTAAAGTTCCATAGCGGTCCAACTTGGACGAATAACTATTCGCAACCGCAATTCGGCGAATCGGAAGACTTGTTAGGAGTTAGCTTTTCTACCTACTCGATCTCCTTTAAAATTGGGTTGTATGCAATTACTGAGGATGATTGGCGAAAATTCCTAAATTGAAGGTCGCCTTTAACCATTGGTTGGTTGCGGCTGAACTATGCTCCAAAGTGGCAATATCAATGCAAAGTGGCTTCTCTTGCCGAGGGAAGCCGCTATGTATTGTTTAGCAATGAAAACGGTGAAGACCTGTATTATTGCGAAACAACGGTTAAGTTTGATATTGTTGGAACTCCGATTGCATATTCAGTTGACCAATTAGAGTTTAGGAAAGATAACGATGCACCCGTTGGAAGTGATGATTATAAAGATTATTTTAAATTAAAGGATACAAGCGCCCCAACTTCAGATTTAGATTATCCATTAGACCTAAAATTGGTTTGTGATTTGAATGCCATATTTGACACTGTTGATAACGGTATTTTACATATTAACGCGTCGACAACCTATAAAGGCGTTTCGGTAGATCTCTTCTCTATCACGTTAGATAACTTATCATATTATCGCGCCGCGAAACCAACAGGTGCCGCAGATAATGACAAAAGCTGGCACTCTAAATTAAATCTTTATTATTCATCTGAAACAGGATTATTATTCTACAATTTTGGAGACGCGCCTATTAAATTGCTTTCTTTCCAGGAATCTGTTTCAACTGGTGAACGATTAGTTTATTCTATGAATTCAATTAAATTCCGTTGGCCTGGCCGCTTTACGGATACAGATGAAGAGAGTAAAATAAAAGAGTATACAATTAATCTGTTAGCTTCTGTTAACCCGAAAGGTAGTTCTATTTTAAGTTATTGTGATTTTGCTTTATACGATGGCACAACTGAAGCCGCAAATGCTGATATACAAGTTAATCTAAGCGGCCGCAGTAGAACGAATGTAATATAGGAGGAATTAAATATGGATATTAAAACTCATGCAGACTATAAAACATTTGCTTCAGCGGCTGCCGACGATCATGGCACAACTAATTTTCCATTTTTTGGAGTCAGTAAAACTAGTTCTTCTCAGGATATTATAAATGGATTAAATAGTATTGAAAATACTTTATCTACACTCTCTTTAAAGTTCCGTGTTTACGATATTTATAAAATCCAAACAACAATTGCAAATCAAGATGAATGTGATATTAAATTAAACGCATTAACTAATAATATGGCGGCCGTCATTAATAGCGATCGCCAGTTGATTACCTATATCCGCGGGCAACAAGTTTTACTTACTCGTGGTGATGTCGTTTATAAAGATAATGCTGGCGATTTACAACATATCAAATCTAATAGCGGCGGCTGGTATAAACCTTCATTAAGCAGCAACCATTGAATTAAGTTTAGTTATACAAATTCTGATAAGGAAGATGTTTTATTACAGGCTGACCCTGTTAAAATATCCCAAATTTATGGATTATATGGGGTTATCAATGCTAATTCTACCACTGCTACTTTAAAAGAAGAAACGTTAAAGTTTATTAACGATAACACTAAACAACCTATTTATCCTCTGGTAAAAAATTATAGGTCAATGGAAGTTGGTAAAGAAGAAGTTTGTTTAGACGACCCGTTCTTTACATTAGGTTATCATATCGTTGAGGAAAATGCCGCAAATAGTAAGTTTGATTTAAATTATCAAAATATGGGTCTATCCATTTTTTATGTAATCAAATAAGTGACGTTTATGAAAAACTACAATATTAATATTTTATTAGATAAGCATAATATTAGTGCTTATTATAATTTATATTGTCCAATTGCTTTGCAAGCACAGACACTAACTAGTTGAAAAGATTATTATTTCCCAGATTTTGCCGACTATACTACTAAAAATGGTTATAGCTGTAAAAATTTAGGCTTCCGAGATTCTCTATTAGTGAATACTAACAGTCATAGCGAATTTGCTAAAACATGGGAATCGGGCACTCAATTTATAAATAATTACCGTCCATCTAATAGTGCTGATAATTTGGATAATAAAGCACGCTCAGAGGAAGCTAATTATTTAATTCTACCGCCAAGTTCTAATTATTTCTATGTTCCTGGCTATTTTGAAAAGAACGGCGCGACAATATACGGATTCCAGGACTATTTTGATAAGAATTCAGAAGTCGCTAAATATGGTTATAGATGGTCTGCTTTAACAAATGGTAATATGCCTCGATATTTTGGCGGCGCAGCGACGAGTACTTTGCACAAAAAATTTGCTATACATGGTCAAGCATTACCATATTTACGTAGGCTAGAAGACCAGACCATAGGCTTACGTGGAACAACTCAACGTTTTCCAAAACCTATTGATGAATTAATTAGTATAGAAAATAACCAATTAGAAACGATAGTAGCGGATTCAGAAAGTAATAGTTATGATTATCCACAGAGAGATCAAGCCCTCTATGATTATAAATTTAGTTATCAATTGACAACGCCTTTAGAAGATGGTAGTAATTGGTATGCTCCTCAAGAATATGTTGCTAATTGAGTCTTATTATTGGTATAAGGAGAACAAATTATGTCTTATTTTAAATTAGAATTGCTTAATTTGGCAGAATCATCTATTGATATTCTCAGTAGCGCCGCTGATAGCCAGCGTGTCTATTATTTAGCTAATACTATTAGTGAATTTTATTCTCCCGCTCCGAAGACTACCAGTAATTATTCAGTTGAATCACAAACCAATACCTACTGCTATTCTTATGATGAATCCTTATCACTGCATACCAACGGACAAAAGGAATTGACCTTTAAGTTAAATGACCAAATCATTTATCAAGACCAATTAATCCGCAACCCATTTACAATTTCAATTGTTGTTGGCAGTCAATTATTATTAACTGACAAAAACCACCAACAATATTTGTTCACAGTAAAGTCAATCAACACTTCTTTTGAAAAGAACAACTTAGTTTATGAATACAGCTGTCAAGATAGCTTTTCCTATCAATTATCGCGCCAAAATAGCGGCTACACTATCAATAATGATAGTTCTTCTGGAACGTTTATTGGTGCTAAGTCGGTTGATTGGTGGATAGAAAAGATTTGTAAAGAGTGCAATATTCATTACGTTTATTTGCCATTGCAACTGGGTTTATATCAGGATAAGGGTGGCGCGATACATACCTATAGTGCGCCAGTTAAAGATCTTGATGTTGTTATTAAACCTTATTATAAGCAGATTGATTACCCAGACTTCTTTACGCAATTCCCGTTTTCTATAAGCGGGTCTACTGCTAATGCGGCGATAATTGCCGCCGCAGAAACAGTTGGATTGCAGGTTCAAACTTATGAAAAGGTATACAGTGATGACGATGAGCATTTGTATATCCTGCGCTACTTCTGGTTAAAACCGCTTAAAGATAATGTGCGTGGCATCACTGGTTGTAAGTATTCCCCAAATCGAGATGTTCAAGATTTTAGTTTAAGTTTCTCTGGTGACAACTTATCATCCATTCTTAACATACAAAGTAGAACTCGTGAAAATAAGGAATTAGTTAGCTTACTCCCGACTGTTTCTCCATTCTTTGCTAGCTTATTTGGAACTGCATATTGGAAGAATAGTAAATACTCCGTTGGCAGGTTTAATACGTTATGCCACGGTTTCTACTTAACAGCGAATTATAAAGCGAATAGTCAAGAAGGAAAATTAGTTTGCAATCCAGGAGCAACAGATATTTTAACTAATTGTATAATTACTACCCCAACTGGTGGAAATACAACTACAACTTTAGTTTTTGACACTAAAAACAGTCCTACCTTATTAGACATATGGCAATTGTATGATAAAGTTAATTTCAACCAAAATGGTTTATATTGCATTTTAAATACTAACGGACACCAATATAAATCTAATTGGACACGTTGACATTGAGTATTGTTAGAAAAGAAGGTGGACAATACTTTCGCCCTTTTGCAAACATTAACCGAACAAGATGATATACCTTGGTATAGGTTAAATTCTACTGACAATACAAAAGAATATCGTTTTGGTATTACAGTTGACGGGTGGGTGAATTCTACAGATGATCCTTTAACCTCCTTAGAATTACATATCTATGTAGGTCGCACCGCTTCTTCAAGCGATTTGGAATTCGCCCAAATTGCGGACAAATGCCCTTGGTTAGAAAATAAATTGAGGTCTTTTGATTACTTCCAAAAGATAGGGCTTATTAGTGAATCACAGTTAAAGAAAGTTAACAATATTATCTCTAATGACTTACGTAAGGTCAACGGTGAATTGCTTTTATACGCCAATGATTATTACCAAGCACTTCATAAACGCACCGCAACAGTTGCGGATTTATTAGCTCAGTTTGATTCCTTAGGCTCCGCGGCAGAGAGTGATATAATTACTCCATATTTAACTGACGGTAAAATTACCTTCCCGACCAACTATTTTGACGCCGCTTATGGTAGTATTTTTACTCCTACTTTTAATAAAACCTCTAAAACACAGCTGACAGCTTATGATGATTTAATTACTAATTATAGTAATTTATATTTTAATGCTCAACAACGTTTCCTTAAAAACTTATATCAGTTCCGTAATTATTTTAATTCTCCTACAACTCGGTATAGCGGCAAGACTCAAAACTCCTTTGGTCTTGTGCATGTCAACAGGTCTGCAAATGAACCAGATTTAACGAGCGGTGAAACTGCTAATTGAATACGATTTAAAACGGGCGCAACATTTAGCCCCGCAACCGCATCTAGTGTATCCTGGGACAATAACGAAACGCCGCAACAAATTTGGTATTCTGCTGGAGATTCTAGCGGTAATCACTCTACTTTAACGATAGTTGACAAATCAAATGTTAGTAAGTATTATCAACTTAGTGGTATACAAAGCGGCAAACAACAGATTGCTAGTACAGATAATGTAGTCTATTCAAAAGACAACCTCTATTGAGGTTTTGTTGAATATGAACCAGGTGGTAATGATGGCAAGGATGACGACAAGCTTTATTTAAAAGATGGCAAAGTTAACTTATTACAATCAAACGCCAAACCTACTCCAAATACCAATAATTATATTGATCGTATCGACTTAAAGTTAAGGCCGCAATTAGATAAGAAACGGCATACAATAAGTTTGGGTGACTTATGGAATTTACAACATCTAGATGAAATTTACCAGAGAGACACAACTAATATATATTCGCCGATTTCGGTTATAACGGAACACACCCCAACCAATTGAGATGGGCAAAACTGTTATGAAGCTGATTGAACTGGTACAGAAAATAACTATAAGGAAAACTATTTTATTGACTACTTTTCTTTTAAAATTTTCAAAGGTTATGATAAATTAAGCGGCATTGATCCAGATAAAACTGACCATAGCAAAGATGATTGGATAGATGCCTATTTTAACAATTTACCGATTAGTAATTTATATTACCAAGTTAGTAATGAGGATGGTTCGAAAAGTTATAAACCACTTTCTTGGTTAAATTCGGATTCTTATAAGAATTATTATAAATATATTCACAATGATAATGCTGTAATTCGGGAGTCTGTTGCTGCAGGCTATACAACTGCCAGCGCGGGTATTGGAGGAGTAGCTCTTGGTATTGCAGCCACTACCACCATGGCAATACCTGTTGTAGGATGTGTTTTGCTGGGCGGAATATTCCTTGCAGGTGTAGCATTAGCTTGTGTTGCTGGTCTAGCTAATAACTCTTTCTTAGATACAACTGGTGTTTGTCATATTGATTTAGATAAACAAAATTTAATTGCTCCTGCTACTGAATATGTTCCTCACGCGTTTCAACATTGTATCCCATGTATTACTGATAAAACCAAAATCAATGATAGGGATACGAAGGATGCTTATACATATGATAAACAGCTTCAGTATTTACCGATTAACTTTGTTAGCTATATTTCTCTCACTGCCAAGAATACATCATCCCCGCGTCCTATTTGGGAAAAGGTTAATGTCCAAAGTGAGCAATTCTATTTCAAAAATAGTTGGGCTGAACGGTTAAATGCTGATTCAAGGGTAAATACTACTGATACGTATTATTTATTGCCGCTTTGCACCAGTGCTTCGGGTTCTAATTCTGATATAATGACTACAGCTATGGGATTTAGTAGTAATGTTATAGCTGGCACATCTGATTTGTTAACTAATTTGCCTTTAAGTTTTGATGACTTTAAGAAAAATCCATTTTTTAATCAACCGGTAGTTAGCACAGTTCTTAATTATCCTATCTTTAACCAAGCCGTGGAGATTCATTTTTCAAAAGCAGGTAAATTAAGAAATTTATTAAATCAAGATTATGATAGTCTCGATTATAAGGATGAGAAAGACGGTATTAATGCTTTTTGTGGTATCAAAACTTTATCTGGCATCGATCCAAAGACAGGGGACGCTCGTTATTTACAGCTCTCTAATGGTGCTGTAATTACTGTCTCCCAGGCACAGGCAACCCGTTTAGCGCAAGTGTTCGTAGTTTATCGTAAACGCGATTACATACCAATTAAAGCCGCGAAGGATCAAACATATTGGGATGCCTTTAAGAGCGGCTATTCGTTCTATTCTATTGACGATAATTCTCCAATTAATTATAGCACAAAAGATGACTTATTAGTCGGTTGTTATATGCAAGCTACAGGACCAGATGATAATTCTATCACTGCTGAGTGGGATGACAACGGAGCAACCGCTTATTGGGAAAAAATAACTGACGATAATAATAAAGTCTCTTACCGACCAATTTACACAGCTCGGCAATTACTGCACTATAAAGACGCTCTTGCAGCTCCAATTCGTGCTCTGGTTAAAACTGGCACATCTTATGAGCAAACTGTTTTGTTTGATGATGGCGCTAGGTTACATATTCCAATTGTTTATTGTAGTTTAACCAAAGCAACCGATGGGCCTAGAACGCAGAAATTATTGCCGCAGCAAGATACCTTAGATTTAGAGGTTTCCAAGATTGGTGGGAAATATTATTTATCCGAAGTTGGTAAACCTAAACCTACTGATCAGGATGATAATTTGGTATTAACTGTAAGCCGTACTATTAACGATCAAACTTATACAGCTATATTTGATCTAGAATGAGATGATACTGATAATAACTACTTACAAGCTATTGGGCAAATGACAAACGGTACTTTCTGGTTAAAGTATCATGCTTTACCTACTAATGCAGATGAAGCCGCGGCTCTTCAACCGCTCTTTGATTACGCAGCGGCAATTGAAACCCAGCTAGAGAGCTACTGAACCGTAGCTTACGCGGCATCAAAATATTGCGATTACTTCTTACCAGAACATTGGCAACCATATACTGAAAAAGAAGCTAACTACTTCTCGGATACAATTATTACGAAATTAGGTGAAAATAACGCAGTAGTTAGTGATTTATATGTGCCAAACATCTCCGTCTGTGCTCATGCAGAACAAAAGGACTATTCCTTAACATATTACGCCAATCCAGATGACCGCAAGAATCCATCTACTGATAACGAGGATATAAGTAAATGGATTATTGATGATGACGGTGCGACTAGCGGCGGCATTGCCGATATGTCAACAGTTGTTAATAATAACGAAGCCTACCGTAATAGGCGTGATTTTATCAATACAGCTTCTAATGGCGGCCCTAATTACTTCTATGACCACTATACCATTAATCAAACCGCAATTGATAAACAGAAGAAGTATTATTATGCTACTGCTGGCGGTTGCCGTTGGAGCGAGCTAGTTAATCGATTAAGCGGTCGAAAAGACTTATCTTATGACCATTATTCTGGTATTTATCCAAGGTTAATTAATGTTCTATTAAGGCAATATCAAAACAATCCTTGCTATACATATACCAGCCTTAAACAGCAACATGACTTAATTTGGCAGCGGTTATATCAAAATTATCCTAACTTAATGTTAGAGAACACCTATTCTAATAATGACGCTACTACCTCCTTAGAACTCTACCAATTTGCTAAACAATATTTTAACAAGTATTGTCAGCCAGAGCGTAATTACAACATCTCTACAATTGATGTTGCACAATTGCGGGGCTATGAAGGAGACGCAATAGTGCTCCATGTTGGAGACGCTATTGAGTTAGACCCCAATGAATACATAGATACGAAAGCCGCGGATGATCCAGTTTATTCAGCCCTTAACCAATATTTGTTTATCTCTGATATTTCATATAAACTAAGATCAGATGCCGATATTCAATTGACTGTCAACGATATTAAATACGAGGATAAGTTAATTAAGTCTTTGGCTACATTGATTCGTTAAACAAAAAGAACGGGAAGCTAATAACTTCCCGTTCCATCATTTTAAATAAGAGAGGTAATTATATGATATTTTTTGATCATATTAAGGGTTGTTCAAAAGACACGACCGCTTATGATAAAGGCTTATGGACTTGGATACAGTTTGCCCAAAGTAATAATAATGAGTTCCCAGTATCGCCATATCCTAAAATAATTGTTGCCAAAGGTAGCAATGGCATTAATAAAGACACTGCTAGTGGGACCGCTAATTATTTATTGAATCCTAATTCTTTTACGGGGCATGACATCTGGTCAGAAGGGAGTGGCACAGTAAAGACGTTAGGAGATATTATAACAACATTTGGACCCCGGCAGCAAATTCATAAAGATATTACGTTTTATTGAGAAAACACACTCTCCGTGAATTCTATAAATTTCGGCACGGTTAAGTTTTTAGAGGTTCCATATCAAGACTTTAAAGTCTATAAGGATGATACTTTAACTTATTTCACCTTAAACGCTAGTGGCATTACTGTAAAAAGCGCCGCAACTTTTGAAAAAGACGTTAAATGTGATGGTCAAATTCAAGCCGTTTCCTTCAACGCTACTTCTGATAAGCGCGCTAAAACTAATATCAAACGTCTTGATCAAGAGAAAGCTTTAGACATCGTTAACAAGTTGCCCATTTATAGCTTTAACTATAAAAAGGACAATATCCCATCTATCGGTGTCTTGGCACAGGAAGCCTCAGTTTATGATGGCGCTATTCCTAACTTCTCCTTGGTTAATAACGAACAAGCAACTGGCGAAAATGGCGACTATCAAACCGTCAAGGAATCAAAGTTAGTTTATATTTTATGGGCGGCTATACAAGAACAAAGCCGTCAAATAAATCAATTAAAATTGCAGTTAAAAGAACTACAAAAATAAGGATAAATGGAGGATACCGACATGAAAAGACAAAAAATAAAAAATAAAAATTTTAATTATTTTAAACGGCGTTTTTACCGTGAACGTATCCTCCAAGCATCCTGTTTAGGCACGTCTATTGGCTTTATTGCGGCGGCAATTGGTAATAGGGTATCTCATCAGTGGTGGGTTACCTTAATTTGTAGTTTTCTTAGCTTCATAGCTAGTGCAGCATTCTTAGCATGGAGGTGGAAACCTTCTGATAAGCAAGTGGCACAGCATTTGGATAAGGCCTTACATTTGCAAGAAAAGGTCACTACTAGGGTTGAATTGAAAGACCAAGACGGCGTTATCATCAACAAGCAACGTGAAAATGCCGCGCAAGTTCTATCCCAGTGCGAAGCACCGCGTCGTAGTTGGTGGCAAATAGTAATTACACCATTAGTCCTATCAATTGCTTTTTTCATAGCTTCTTACTTTATGCCACGTTTTTCCAATAATAACCGCATTATTCCTCCCGATACTGCTACCGTTGAGGTGTTCGCGCCGCCTTCGGTTAATCTTAACGAAGCCTTAGAAGACATTGAAAATAAGATTAGTGAAGATCTAGAAAACAATAGCGAAAACCGCGATGAGCTCATTAGCCAAGGTAAGGAAGATATTGACGATTTAGTTAATAACCTCAATTCCAAGGAAGAAATCGGCGATGAGCTAATGAAGTCAAACGATGACGCTTTAAAAGCCTTAGGCGAAGCAATTAAAAGTGGCGATCTTGATAAGATTACTGAGGCCTTTAATCAACTGCAACAAGAACTCGATAATTTACAAGGCCAAGAACTTGCCGATAAACTACATCAAATTGCAGATGAAATCCGCAAAGCCTTGGAGAACTCCAATATACCAGAAAACAACCCTTTACGTAAGGCTTTAAATGACTTAGCTGATAACCTAGACAAAGCCGCAAATGATATAGAGGCCGAGCTTAACAACGACTCTTCTTCCAAATGCACAGTAAATTCTGAAAAAGAGGGTGCAAAAGATAGTTTAAAAAAGGCAGAAGAAGAGATTAAAGACGCCGTGGACCAGCAGAATAAGAATCAAGAAGCTGGTGAACAAGCTAAGGGTGATTTAGACAACCTCGGCAAAGGCGGCAATAGCAACAAACCTTCTACCGGCGGCAACGGTAATAATGGTATCCAACCAGGCAAAGGAACAGGTGGGGGTTCTGGCGAGATCAATTACGCTGGCAATGATCACGTGTTTACCGATGCGGGCGACACTGTATATGGTGATGTTATTGACAACTCTAATGGCGCCGCGCAAGATGATTGCAACCATTACGGTGATGGCACAATTAACGCCGCCATTGATGACTACTTTAAAGATTTATACGGCAATAATAACCCATAATAAAAACCTCCCAGGAGTAATTCCTAGGAGGTATTTTTAATAACCAAAAGCTAAACTAGTTGTAGCGCCAATCCTACGAACCGCATATCGTCCAATTAAAATGGCTTCTGCCACATCGTCGCCGACATCAATATTATAAAATTCTTTTACCTTTGCAACCGATAACATCTTTTCAGTGCGGCGATCTTTACCTGCTGTATTGGCATAGCGGCGTCATACATTCGGCATAACAATTTCATAGCGGATCTCCGCCTCTTTGCAAAGCTCAGTAATAATGCCGATTAACTCAGCTAGAATTTTGAAAGTCCTAATATTCTTTTCGTATTGGATGTCTTCAAAACAGATATAATCGGGCCGCCATTCCTTAATAACAATGTCTCGAATCCTGCGCGTGATAGCAACTAAGCGGCTATCTAATGTTCCTTTAAAGGTATATAAAGAGTAATACACCAATTTACTGTTATCAAAAACAGATAATCCGAAATGCTCAGTAGCTTGATCAAAGGCTACAACGCGCGTGATTCCAGCCGCCTTTGGTGGAACGGCTTTCGGGTTTACAATTATATCGTTATTACATTTTGGGCATTCAAACGTTCCGCGTCTAAACCTTTTCCTTGTGGTCTTAATCAAATGGCCATTAGAGCATTTGATGGTAATAGGGCTCTCTAAATTTTTATAGCCGCTATCATCAATTAAAGTATAACCACGTGCGGCGATTTCTTCTTGCCGTTGCGTTTTACTGAGCATGTTTTTGGCGCTCCTCTAATTCAGTAGCGATAAGTTCAAGTTTAACCAGCAGCTGTGGGTTCAATTCCCTATTGCCAAGTTGTTGCCGCAAATCGCGCTCTTGGAGGATTAATTCCTCAGTGGTTTTTAATTTCAGTTCCTTTTGGAAATTGCTAATTTGGTCCATATCTACTTTTGCTCCTTATTAACGATAGTTTAATATAATTAAATCCAAAAATCGAATTTGCTAATTCGGTTCAACTTTTTTATAATAAATTTGTATAAGGGTTCTTTTTTGGTTCCCGGGAGCTAACAACACATGGCTAAGTCGATGAACAACAATATTGGTGCTACAATGATTACTAACGACGTAATCACTAGGCAGAACCAAAAGGATATTAAAGACCTGTCTAATAATGTATTTGCGATAAAACAAAGTCAAAAGGATTTGTTAAATGAATATCGCAATACAGCTGCTAGTTTGCAAAAGAATACTCAGGCGGGTTTAGATAAACTGTCCGCGGATATAACTAAAAATGAATCATATACACATGACCACATTGGAGCAATTGAAAAATGGCAGATGCAATTGCAGACGGTCATAACTCAACAGAGCGAACAATTAAATCAATTTAGAAGTTCTCTTGAAAACAGGAACAAGACCTTACAAACCATCACGAACTTACAACATCGGTTGGATAACGTAGAACGGGAGTTTAAAGATTTAAAAGAAGATCATAAACAATACCAAGCAAAAGTTCAAGATACTAAAAAGGCATATATTGCCGCAATAGCGTCTATTATCGTTGCGGTTATCACAACAATCAGTAGTTTAATTGTTCATTTTGTTAAATAGGAGGAGTATATTATGATAGTGATGTTAACAGATGGTGTTGCAATGGCTAATCAAATAATCTCTTTAATTTGTGCAGTTGTTGGTTTGATTTGCACTCTAATTCCAATCGTAATTGTTGCAATACGTTTTGTCGCTAAAGCTATTAAGGATAAGAATTGGAAACAATTAAGGTCGATCGCTGATACTGCTATGAAAGAGGTTGAAGATTACTCTAAGAAACACCCCGCTATTACCAGTGAAGACAAATTAAAAATGGCGTTGGATATTAGGCAGAAAACTCTAGTATCTAGGAACATTGCGTTCTCGGATAAAGACAAAGAAAACGTTGCAGCTTATATTAATCAAACCATTAAATTGTTTAATAGTAGGAAATAGCTAAAACAAAAAAGCTCCCTATAAGGGGAGCTTTTTATTTGGTCTAAATTAATGATCGACGCGCCACCGATGGTTGCGCCGGTGCGGTGTTTGGTATTGCCCATCTTGAAGGGTTCACAAATGGGTCAAGTGTAAAGAATACATCCTTTAACCTAGTTATATCAACGAAGGCATCATGCGCGCCTTCACTATCGATACCGAGTAATTCACTAATTAAGGTCAACTTCCATTTGCGACCTAAGCATGTGCCAATACCGAACAAGTTAGTCTTCTTTGCGGTTAAAACGGTATCACGCCCGTCAATATGCGGTAATGCTTCCGCGGCGTTTTTATCGAATATTTTACAGCCGCTTAATCCCAGTTCTTGGCACCGCCTATTTAACATTGGTAAGTCAAAGGCGCGACCATTATAACTTAACAGGCAATCGCATTTATTGCTAATAATCCAAGCGATAAAATCCTTTAATACTGGAACTTCCGTGCGGCAATTAACGAGATCTTTGGCGTAAATATGGTTAACCGCACTTGCCGCTGGATCAATCTTATGACTGGTGCGGATGCGCTCATTAAACTTATCTAATACATTACCTCTATCATCAACAATTATCGCCGCAATTTGCACTGGCGCCGCGGAATTCCAAAAGCGAGAAGTTGTTTCTGTATCCAAAACGCAAATGCGATGATAAGGTATAAATTGTTTATTATAACCCATATTTAAACTCCTTTTCTAAAACAGGCCATGGTATTACATCTTCCGATAGCCGTGCGTCTCCCCAGCGTGTTAGACAAAAATCTTTCATCTGGTAGGTTTGCCGCAGTAAATCGCGGAATTCCACTGGCCAAGTATTAGGTTGTGCCAAACAAGACTGGATGAAGTCGCCTGAATAGGTATCAACCTTATCGACCCAAAAGTAGCGCTGCACCAGATAGTCCAACCAACATTGTTTTGGGCGGCTTTCAGAGAACCAGCTGAGCTCTTGAAACCTAATTGGGGACGCAGATTTTTGGTTAATAATCTGGTAGTCATTCAACTGCTCAATGACCGCGCTTATTTTATTCTGTTTAGCATAGGTTAGCGTTTGGCACAGCTTCTTGAACAATTCCCATTGCTTCGTTCTATCTTGATACGGCACTGGGAAGTTAATATATAATGAACCTATCATGGTGCGCGGCCACACTTCCTTACAACGCTGGACAAACTCAAAACCTTCTTGAGCTCGCGCTAATGGAATAGACTTCCATGTCAACTTACTGCCGCTAGTCAAATGCAGCTGAAAGAACGCCGCTTGCAATTGCTTGTGGTCGGCACCTAAAAGTTTAGGCATCCAAACGGGCTGGGCAAAGCTCAACTGTTTATAATTACTTAGCCGTTTTAATGCGGTTAACAGATCTTCATCTGAAGCACTCCACCTGTTATTATCGTCTACAATATTGTATTTATTGGTAAACGTGTTTTCAAAGTCTTGTGTAATTGGTAATAACTTACTTTGCGCGTCGAATAGTCGTATACGGTTGCTGCGCTTTTCGCGAGTTTCCGCAGTATCTGGATATAACCTATAGTCGGGGCGACAACCGCGCCTAACTTTATCTAACTCAAACAGGCTTTTATCTAGTCAACCCTTACCTAAGTAGTTAAGGTTATCTTGCTTTAACCTCTTGATGGGCGGACCAGGCAACTTTCAATTGTTGCGAAACAGATAGATTATATCATAGCCGTCTCTGTTAATATCTGCTTCGGCGGCGACAAAAATGACGGAATCACCTAGCTGTTTATGATAGCTCGAAATGAGCCTTGCATCCGCATTCGGTTGAGTCTCAGATTTATCTTTTGCGTAATACCAATCAAAATCCCATATACAAATTTGTCTTGCTTTTTTCTTTTGCTCTTGTGAATCGACAAACAGGGAAAAAGCTTCCTGTAATTGTCGTCGCGCTTGCACTTTTCGCTTTTTCCCCATATATTAATTTGCCTCTTTCGCCGCTACTAATTCAGTAGAGGCGTTCTTCTTTTCTTCTAATCCAACATAATTTCCTTGCTCGTCTAAAACAATCTTTTCAACCGCCTTACGTTTATAGTTCTTATAAATCTTTGGCACAAATGTCGGACCACGCTTAATGCCCGTGATCAACAAATGCGTTCCCTTATTAAAGAAACTTGGTTGATCTGCCAAATCGGCGTTATAAGTTGCGAACAAATCTTTGTAGAACTTTAAATTCACAACCCCGTCTGGACATTGGACCGTAACCAACCCTTTTGTCTTATCATGGTCAATAACTGTTCCGATAATGGTATATAAATACATCTTCGGAATAATCTTACCTTTGATATAGAACTCACCATCGGTGCGGCCTTCTATAATCGTGTTAAGCGGATCAATATGAACCGGCAACTGCGGAATAACTTTTGATAATGGATGAGCGCTGAAATAGAGGTTTAAACTATCCAATTCCCAATCCAACTCATTGCCGCTGCAATATTTGTTCCACTCTTCTTCAAACAGCTTTTTGTTGATCTTAACCAATAACTCATCTTGGTGCCTCTTGATGTAATTAGTTAATTCATCTAACTCTTTTTTGTAGTATTTATCCCACTGTGAGCTGTTCCTAACACGATGTTCAACGCCATCAATATTAATTGACTGTCCAACCATGCCACTATCACGAATAATCTGCGACCATAACTCAAACTTATCATCTGGGATATTAAACTCATCATCGCAAATATACCATAACTTGCTAGGATCACGATGTTTCCGCAATTCCTTGGTTAGTTTGTAAGCTTCCCTTGCTCTACTATATTGTTGCGGCAACAAATTGTAGTCAATCAACCTATTGGCGTTTTGCATGGTTACGCGCTTCTTCTGATCGCAAGTTGATAACACAAATTCCTTTAAAACTTCTTCTGTTGACTTATGCTCAATCTTATCGAAAGCGCCGCTCTTAATAAGATTAATAACTTTATCTTTTGACCTTGCCTTACCATCATCACGTTTAGTCAAGAAATCATTTAATGATTTAAACGGACGGTTTTCCCTAATGCTATTGATAGCTGGATCGGTAATTTTGGTAATACCCTTTAAACCATATAAGATGGTATTTTCCTTTGCATTTGGTGTAAAACCTAATCGAGATAAATTAATATCTGGTAATTCGATTTTGCAAGTTTGTTTAAAACTATCCAACGCGGACGCGATCTTTGCGTAATCCATTTTGTTCTGGACTTTCTTACCTTCAACATCATCGTCGACATCAATAATTTCATCGTCAATAAGATTATAGAAATCAGACTGATTAATTGCGCTTGCATCAACGCTTAAACAAGCCGTGTTCCAATAAATAATTGGATAATGATAAGCTAAGTTCCTCTCTTGGATTGCGATTAAACTATAACCGCTTGTGTGGATGGCGCTGAAACTATAACCAAGAGACCTTGAAATTTGTTTATCTCAAACATAATCCAAGACACATTGGCGCGTTCCTGCCGCCTTACCTTTTTCATAGAACAGCTTTTTGACACCTTCAATATCACGGAAGTTCTTTTTGGCGACCGTTTTACGCAACTTGTTGGCTTCTTTCCTATCAAAGTTAGAAATATGCGGATCCATTACCAACTGCCTAATAACTTCCTGCGTATCGGCAATACCGAAACGATCCTTTAAATACTTTTCCCTAACCTTTACTTCTTCCGTATTTAAACCGCTCTCCGCCATCTCCTCATACCACAACTGCGGACACGATTTAAACTGAGCGTATTTTTTCAGCGGCAATTCTTCATCACCATGTGCCATTAAACGCCTAACCGCATTTGTAGTTGCCAATTGCTGAAGACTTTGTGGATGAACCAATGAAATACCTTGACTACCCATATTAGTATCAAATTGGAATAAGCTACGAATAGAACCATCCGCAACCATATCCCACATCTCCTGCGTTGTATAATCCAACACTTCTGGGGATAAGTAGCGGTCGTAAGTAGCTTTTAAACTACCTTGCCATTTCCTTGTGCCATCTTCCAACCTGTAATTCCTACACTGATGGATACGATCCAAGGCGGAAACAGTTAACGCGTCATACTTAACCAAACCGCAGAACTCTTGATCGTGCAAATCATACGCCGTCACCAACTGGTTATTGTTCGTTTTCATGAATGCGCCATTATCAGTTAAAGGAGTATTTAAACACAGAATACCAGAAGCATGAACACCTAAATGAGTAATCAAACCTTCAATATTCTGCGCAACTTCCCATAACCTTGGGTTCTGGTTCATAATCTTTACAAACGCCGCAATTGGTTTGCGGTCTTCACCATTACCATAATAACAATCATGAAGGCTCCAGTCGAAACCGCGATCATTAGGAATAAGTGAAGTTAAATATACAACAATATTGTCGTCTAAATCTAGACCACGAGCGGCGGTTTTAATTGCTCCTTTTGTACCTTCTGTGCCAAAAGTGCAAACGTTAACAACATCGCCGCCGATACTTCTAAAATACTTCTGAAGCTCTGAGAAAACTTTGGCACGTTTATCAGATTCTGTATCAAAATCGATCTTTTATACCCTCGGTTGCCCGATATTTACTTGATAAGGGGAATAGACTATATCATCACCCATATATCCATATGGGGCTACATTTTCAGATAGGACATTTCTATCTTACTCTACTTCTGTCAAAGGTTGCCTTTGCATTTTCGATAGTCGTTATATCTTGTTCCAGCATTGCCAGAACATTGACACGGGATTTTCCATGAAGGAGGTTAACCGTTAGCAGCGGCTTAAAACCGCCACACCGTCTTGTCGGGACGTTAATGTAGTTTTCAATAACAATTGCTCGTTAAGGGGACCAATAGTTAATCCGGTAAGTCAGGTCGTGATGGATGCCTGAAACGCCAAACGTATGGTAAATTCATCTCAACTGGGTTCATTTGTGTAATACCGATTAAATAATTAATCAGAACAACACCTGCCGAACCACGCGCTGGACCAACAATTGATCCCGCGTCATCCCAGATAATCTGAATCATCTTTGCCATACTGATAAAATAATCTGACCTGCGCTGGTCAATTTCATCACCAACGCTACGAATAGTCCAAAATTCTTCTTGTAAACGTGCGTAATATTTCTCTGAATCCCATTCTGGCTTATAGTGTTCGATAAACCCATGAGCCACTAATTCAGCTAAATAACGATCAGCGCGATTATCACTATGAACGTAATAATAGAAATCTGGGTATTTCTCTTTATCTACATCATTGAAAATTTCTAGATCTTTACTATATTCGTCGAAATGTTCATATTCAACTTTTGCAATAACCTTTTTCTGTTCAAGATTATAATAGGTGCACCTCTCTTTAATCTTGTTTGTATTCGCTACCATTTCCGCAAACTGTTCATCGCTTACATAAGGCCTATAACTGCGAACCTCTTCTAAGCTCATCCTATATGCGTATTGGTAAAACTCGTCTACATCTCGGTTCTTGCTACTACGACTATTTAAGAACGCCGCGTGAATCTCTCGTAAATCCGCTCTAAGATAATGAGCGTCAGTTGTAAAGATAAAAGGATACTTGCCCCAATAATGCGCCAACCTATAACGGTTATAGCGGTTCTGATCACAATTATCATTGCCACCGTTTGGTTGCAATTCAATATAGAAGTTTCCTTTGCCAAATAAATTCTCCCTTGCGTTCAAATGTTTATTTAAACTATCTACAACATTTGCTCGGAAAACCTTTTGGTCTTCTGCTAATTTATCCACTTCATCGTCATTACCATAGCTCAGAATTTCCCTTACCTTCCGTGCGGCGACACCTGCTAGACAGGCAGTTGAACAAATTAAATGACCACCCTTAACATATTGTAATAAATCCGTTGAATATGTCGGCGTTCGCCTCATAATTTTATTACTCCATCCACGCTTCCACGCTTCAGAAGAAATCTGACGGATTTGATGGAAACCCTCAGCATCCTTTGCTAATAAGATATAATGATAGAAGTGCCGATCTTTCGCATTCTCTCGGCAAGTGCCGTTTTCACTGAGGTAAATTTCATTACCCAAAATGACTTTGAAATCCAGCTTTTTTGCTGCCGCCTCATAATCGTCGCCAGGGAACGGAGTATCTGGATAAACCTTACTCCATTCCTTCTGCAACTTGGCTTGATATGCCTTTAAAAATTTAACTGCGCCACTAATCGTATCATGATCAGTAAACGCCAATCCAGACAAATGCAAAACATCATATGCATAATCTAACATCTGCTCTGGTTTGTTAATACTATCAATAACATGGAGATTAGAAAACCTTGTATGATTGTGAAGACTACAATATTTCATATACTCTCCTTTCTAACTATTATATTATACGTTAAATTTTACGTTTAGGCAAAGCTTTATTCCTTATTAGGCGGGTTTATTAAGGCCGCATCGGCGTTATCATAGAGGTCACTAATAAATTTAAGGACCTGTTCTTTTGTGAATTCAAGGTATAGGTGGTCCATTGTGGTGCGGAAACCGTCAACCTCACTGCGGCTTAAATTATAGAACCTTTCATTCCTATGCGCCTTTTCTAAAATATCATACCATTCTTTACTATACATGCGGCGATCCTCCTTAAATCAAATCTTTCCATGACAGCGAACTATTATGGCTAGTGGCATCATCAATAAGCGGTTCATTTTCAACCGCTGCTTCCTTTGGTGCGTCTGCCACATCAATATAATCAATCCTCACTTGGACTGATTCATGACCTTGCCAACTGTTAATTTGTGGTCTTCCTACTAATGTAATGACGCCGCCCTTGTGTTGTCCCAGCTGGAAAATAAGTGTTGGATCTTTAAACGCCACAAAGTCAACACCTTCATAACTAATCTTAACTGAATCTTGTGATTTACCCATAACGCGATAATTGTTAATCGAGTAAGGAAAAGTAAAAGCAAACTTCGGCTGTGGGATAGAATTGCCATATAAGTTAATGGCGGCCGCAAAAGTATGCAACCTGTTCATATCAACTGGATGTTTATTGTTTTCATCGAACCAATAATCGACGTCAATAATATCATCATCAAATATGGATTGTTTCAAATGTTCGTCGCTATACTTGCGCAACCTAGCAACATTTTCTAATGGCCTGAAAACACCAAAAGCGTTTGTATGACCAGCGACGTAAGTGATCAATTTACTCTGCAAAAGGAAATCCATTAAGCTTGGTAAACCATAAAAATTGCCGTTGCGGCCGCTTCCTCCATATAGTTGTTGCCCGTTAAATTCAGTTGATCTTAACAACAGACAGGGCTTGTTATATTTCTTTACTAACTCCCTAGCAATCAAGCCAGTGAAATTGGGGTTAATTTTCTCCGCCCTCTTATCATCAATCGTTGCGATGACTAAGTTATGCTTATCCCAGCCATTTTCATCGATAAGCGCCGTAATAAGTTCAAAGCCCTTCTTTTTCGCCGCGTCCTGTCTACTCTTGGCGTTAAACGCTAATCGAGCCGCGTATTGCCACAAGTCCTCTTGCCGCTTGACTCCGTGATATTCACTCTCGAACATCTGGGTGCTTTCGGCGGTGCTAAGGGCAGTGAAAACCCTTTCCTTATCTTCCTGTGTGCCGCTACGGATAACGCCGTTGATAATTGGAGCAACATAGAACGCTACATCTATTTTACTAAGGTTAGCGGGGTCTTTAATGCCACGCGCTTGCTTAGTGATAATTTCCTTTAAAAACTGGTTGCGGATATGAGACAATCCATAATAGGCGATAAAATTGTTTCCTAAGGTTGTCCTATTCCTTGCGTCCGCGATAATACCAGTTGCAGTTAAATCGAGGTAGTCATCGGCAATGGAGGGTTTATCTGCAAAATATTTGTTATCCCTATATTTGATAAACCTATAAACAATGCCGACACCACTTAAATACTTGTTATCAAATTTATCGCTGACTTGGTTATTGACTAAAATGGCGCCCGTATCTTGGTAGTCTTCTACCTCATGATGGTCTAATATGATGACCGTATGGCCGCCTTCAACCAACTGCAATTGCTGTTGATAATCATTTGAACCAGCGTCTGGGATGAAGACCAAGGTATCTTCTGGATTAACAAAATCTGGATTGATACCATGGTCCTTACCCTCATGCAGTTTCCAACGAATAGAGATGTTTGGGAAGCGCCGCTTTAAGTATTGGATAAGAACCGCACTTGATGTAAAGCCATCAGTATCTGGGTCTGGCTGGACGTATACATGTGCTTTACCTTTGCTCAGAATATCATATGCTGCTGCAGCCGCGCGTTCCCTATTATTTAACTTGATAGGGTCATCGACATCTGTATCGCGAGGACGTACAACAAATGAAAACACATCTGCTGGTGCAATTCCTAATGTTCTAAGATAATCGCCGAGATAATCGCGGCTACCTGGTTTAATACTATTTACTTTTAGTCTAATGCGTTTCATATGTTGCTATACTCCTTGACGCTTCTGTAAGATATGTTCAAAGGCTTCTCTACCGCCATCAATAGGACTAGATTTATAAGGGAGGATAAAATCGTAATCCCTCAAATAGGATACATTGAAATATGGTGATAAAATCTTTGCCTTCTTATAATATTTTGCTTCTACTTCTTTCAACTGCTTCTCATCTTCATAATCGGAATCATAAGCTAAGATAATATTGCGGACACCTAACTGCGTCAACATCGAAATGTGGTCTCTTGTGATGTTTTGACCCAGGGTTGCAACCGCGTTGTTCTCATTGATTCCATAGATGGAACCCCTCTTTAAAACGCTTTTCTCCCCTTCAAATATAATAACTTGGTGAGTTCTCCTAATTGCCTTTTGATTTTCATAGATACCGTATAAGCTACGACCCACTGGATGGTTATATAAAACCTTGTTCCAATACAGCGGTCGATACTTGCCTTTAATAACATCAGAAGGATTAAGGAATCGCGCTCTGATACCTATTAAATTGCCTTTAATATCAAAGTTTGGTATGATAATAGCATTTTGCGCCTTGTCGTATTTTATATTAAATCGTTGTAGCGCTTCAACGCCTATGCCTTCTTCTATCCAAGGTAATAAACCAATATAATCAAAGTTGAACTGCTTAAGAACCGCCTTGTCATAATTATGGAAAGCTAACGGTTGATTAGCGGTTGTGGCGGTATCATTGGCACAATTCAATACTTGTAAATATCGCAAATCATCGGCATTTTGTGGGTTAACTTGGCTATCGGTGGCTATACCATCTAAGGTAAGGCCGCAAATGTTAATAGCATCAATAACACTAATATCCTGCCCCCGTAGCTTATGCCTTCGTCTTAATAAATCAAATATATCAAAACTGCTATCACATTCGGTATAGCAGTGGAACCTTTTAGAATCTTTATAATAGTATAACTTGGGGCTACCACCGGTTAAATTGTGGCAGCATGTTGGGAAGATGATTGTATCCGCATTTTCCAAACAAGGCGCAACATTATATTGTAATAAAATATCTTTGACTTGCTCATCTGTCAATTGTTCACGCAAGCCTTCAAAATTAATTATCATGCTGTGCCTCCCAATCTTTTTCTGAAACCGTATGTTTTAAATATTCATAACTTGACTCCGTATCTTCAATACCATAACTACAATCTGTCATAAACAAATCATAGCCGCGACAAGTTGCGTAATCGAAGTAGCGGAACAATTTAACCGCACTATATTGACCACGGCGGTTTTTATATATATCCACAACTTGATTCGGTCCATATTTGCGGATATATTCCGGCAACTCCTTTACGAAATCATAATGTTGTTTTGCATATGACCACGCCGCGCTTGCTTTATCCAGCTCTTCTGGACGCGCCTTAATACCAATTAAACCAACGTCTACCTTATCTGCAATTGCCTTTGAACCGCGGATGCAATTTTGATTACGAGCGCCCGTAATATTGTTTGACCAATTGTCGTTCAACTGCGTTGCGCTCATAATAAATACATTATGTTCCGCCGCAATTTCCTTTAACGTATTAGACCTCATCATCAACACAACATCCTCACGAACACCAGAACTTGCAAACTTGTTAATCAAGCTTGGAGACGTAAAAATATAATCATAGAATATAAATTCGGCGCCGTCCGCAATATATCTATTTAATCGATTCTTTAACAATTCTGTATTCGGATCGGTAATACAGTCAATTATTAAATTTTCATGGTACTGATCGATAATTCTAGTAGCTAATTCAATGCGGTGCGCTTCTTCCTGCGTAAATGCGCCCGCACCATCCAAAATGCGGTTTTCCTTAACTCCGCTAACATAAGCCAAAATTAATGTCTGGATTTCATCCAATTGCTGTTCAGTTGCAATATAAACTGCCTTTCGCAAATAAGTTTCATTGGCTTCTGGCGCGCCACCAAATACCAAATTGCACTTCTCATCCAAATGCGGAAAACACCTTGCGCACGCATTACTAATTAAGAAACGTGTTTTTCCTTCGCCAGACGGAGCGCTATAAATATAAAACTTACCCATACGAGCGCCGCGTGTAATATCATTTAAGATTTTTCCATTAAGCGGCCTTCCAACTTCTGGATGCTTTTGTAAAGATGCTATCAATTGTTTCAACTGGTAGTTAACGTAATGCGCGTCGCCGCTCTTCTTACCAACACTTTCTTCTTCAACCTTTTCAATACGAGCTCTTACTTCAGACAGAATCTGTTGCGGCGTCAATTTAACCAGTTGGTCAAACTGCTCACTGTTGTTCAGCGGATCGTTAACATTGTAATAATCTTTAATATCAATACCTTTGCGGTAAAGATTCCGCAACGTTGTAAAGACCTTTAAAAGATTATAATAATACGGAAATTGTGAATGTTCTACATCAACTATATCATCATTTTTAATGATAATGTTTTCATCCGCCACCCGTTGCCAACATTGTTTGGTAAACTCTAAACCTTGGTTAGCCTGATAATAGGGATAAACCGTATATGACTTTAAATACCTATCTAAGCTTGCAGGTGTAATTGCCTGCGCAAATCCAGTTTGCTGTCCCCTATCAAAAATCGCCTTGAAGATTAAGTTATGGAGCCGATCATTGAAGTCTTCTGCGGCTAAACTATACTTATCGCTTTGCCTCAAATTGGGGTTGTGCATACAGCAACCAATTAAATATACCCCGCATGTTCTATCATACAACTGTTCTTCTACGGTTTGCATTTAATCTTATCCCCTTTCTGGTCATCTGCCTCTGGGTCGTAATCCAAAGAATACTTCGGCACTTGACCGCGTTTAGTAAAGTCAATCCTACCAATTTGGAAAATCCTTTTCTTATGATTACCCAACTCTATTGCTTGCAATTGTTTCCGCAGATTTTCTTGCGCATCTATCAATGCTTGTTTCCGCACCTTACCTAAAAAACTCGAAACGCAAGCAATACCATACCTTAAACTCCACTTGCCGCCTTCCTTATTAGCTAATCGCAAACACTCTTCTATTTCTTCATAGGTGATGCCGCTTGATACAAAATTGTTCAACTGCTTCATCAGTAGCGGCGTCAATTCTTCAATACCGAATAACTGCTTAATTAACGCTACCGTTTTATCACGAGGATCTGGATTTGCTAAAATCGAACAAGATGTTGGCGCTTGTTGCAATGACGCGGCGCTAAATACTGGTTTCCTCTTTCCATTGCTTTGGAGGTATTCACTAGCTATACCTGCATGTGGGTCTTCTTCTTCAACTGCATGACTGTTATAACTCATGATGAATAATACCTCCTTATAAAAATAGAGCCATATTTCTATGGCTCTATATATTATATCAAAAACTACCTATTCTATCAAGAGAATTTTTACTATTCACTTAATTTACTAACGATATAGAACAGCTTACCAACGCCAACCTTATCCTCTGCAAAGATTAAAGTGCTGAGACGGCGATTTGGGAACAAAGACTGGATGTAATTGTATAAGTTAGAATCAACGTTATCACCAAGTGCAGAAATGTAAGAGATGATAAAGTTGCGCTCACGTTCAAATTCTTTGCTATCAATATCAGTATTTGCGGACCGCTCAGCTTCCTTAATTAAGTCTTTAAGGTTAATACGCTTATCTTCTGGTAGGTCCTCACCAGCATAAACGTATAAGCCTAAACCATGACGAGCGCATGCCTTAACAAATGCACGCTGTAAAGCTTTGTTAACATCGACCATGGTGACCCTATCTACCGAGATAGAAGTATTTTTGTTGGTCCTAACTGGGAAAATTTCAATCTCCTCATGACCATCAATAATGACGCCGACCTTAACGAAACAGGTGCGGCCATCACTGAAGTAAGGAATGTCGTTCTCGTAAGTCTCTTCAACGGTCTTAACATCGCCGCCTTCCAGTTGGTATTTCTTTTCAATCTTAGTGCTAACTTTGCGGGTATAAATTTTATATTCAGCCTCTGGGTAATGTTTCTTCAACTCTGCCCATGCGTCTGCCCAGCTTAAATAGCTCAGACCCATCTTTTTACCAAGTTTTGCGCTTACATCAACATTATATAAAGTATTAAATCTATCTTTTGCGTTTTCCATAATCTATTTACTAATTCCTTTCGATAAAAAAGGCCCCTCTATGTTAGGCGTAGAGGGGCTATTGAATAATTATTAAATTAAGCTGCTCTGAGTAGAAACTGGACGAGCTGGAGCTTTGGATTCTGCAACAGTTTCGTCCTCGGAGGTTTTCTCGCCGCTATGTTCCTGTTGGAACAGAGCTTTGGAAGCTTTGTAAGCCGCAATTAAAGCGTGGATAGTTTCAGAAGAATAACGGCCATCCTCTTCACTTGTGATCGGAGCCTTGCCACCGGTAATGAAGTAATTATTGAAATGAGAAGTAAAGGTGCGAACAATTGGTTCACCAAATGCAACCTTATCTTCAACAGTATTAGTCTTTTCGATACTAGACCTGCGGCCATTCATGATAATGGTATCGCCAATCTTGTAGTTGTTAATGCCGTTTAAGACAATTGTATCCTTGGGGTCAATGTCTAAAACAATGTCCTGCCTATTGTCGCCTTTATAGTTAGACTGTCCGATTTCGACACGATAACCATAAAGCTCATTATCCTTATTACGCTTTTCAGCTGGAGTAGCGACTAAGAAACCGCCAATAGAGAATGTAGCAGCATCAGCTGTGGAATCACTGGCAACGTTCCTAAACTTACCATTCAACTGATTTGAGGTATGCCTCTGTCCATCACGTCCCATAAAGCGGTTTTCAGCGATAGATCCGGTCCTTTCGACCTTGTGTCCTTTGAAATCTCGCTCTAAATTGAGGTATTGGTCATACCTCTTGTTCTTTTCGCCGTTGGCTTTTGTATCAGTAGTAAAGAAGCGAACCTTGAATTTGTTTTCAACGTCATTTAAAATAGACTTGACAATTGCGGTAATACTAACCCAATTATGTCCATTACGTTTACTAATGCCGCATTTCTGCTCAACACCGATTAACGTACCAACGATCTTCCATTCATTTGTGTTTTCTAAATTTGCCATAAACTTTTAAAATGTCCTTTTCTGTTATTTTATAACTTTTTTCGTCCCGTCCCTACTAAAACGACCAAGCTCGTCCCGCATCAGTTAGACTATAAGTTTTGTATGTGCGGCTGCAAATATTGCCCTTTTTATCTGGGACTTCACAAACCGTATCGCCGCAATATTTGACTAACCCATTGCGTATTAAGGAATTAATAACACTATAAACACCAGGCCTATCCAATGTGTCATTTAACTCTTTGCCAATCCACACATGGTCATTATTCTGTAAAAACTGTAATAGCTTCATACAGTTGTCCGTCAGAATAATTACATTGCCATCGTTATCAGTGTTATTTTGATTTGCTTTAACGATTATCATACCTTTTTGTTTCCTTACGATTTAATTATACAATATACTTTGCGCCTTTGCAAACAATTAATAGAAGGCTTTAATATTTGACTTAGTAGTCAAGGTAGCCATGTTGCGGCGGCATTTCTTCGCGGTATCAATGGTAAAGGTATTACCACGTGCTGGAACCGCGTAAATGGTTCCATCTCGCTCTAATTTCAATACCTTCGTAGCATCACCAGGTGCGGTTTGACCTTTCTGTCCACGGTGGTTCTCTTTAATATCAGATGCCTCAACTACTTTGCCTTTGAAACCGCTGATAAACAAGAGCTGATCCTTATTAGAGGTAATGGCGCAACAATTAACACCTTCTAGTCCAGTAAAGCCGCAATTGGCTCCAACAGTCAGCTTCCCAGTAATAGTAAATTCCTTAACAGGAAGTTTTAACCTATCGCCGCTACCGTTCATGATAATTAGGTAATCATCATTATTGCAGGGGCTAGCAAAGACTAGTTTGTCATCCTTTTTCAATTTCAAGAGGCGGTTTTCTTTGCGTTTCCAGTTGTAATCGTTAAGGGATGAAACCTTAACCAGACCATTTGCCGAAACCGTAATAAGCTTGTCCTTAGTATTATCATCGGAGTTGAATACTCCAACTGTTGCGGTTCCCAACTCGACATTTCCAGCAGCATTATATCCGATTATATTTTTACTATCAAATGCTTTAACAACGCCGCATAGTGGTGCCGCAGGAATTAAACCTTCTGCCACCTGCCCATCTTTATAGGCAAATAATAACTTGCGGGTGATAGTCCAACCACGACACATAGATGAGGAGTTGTCATTGGTGGTAAGATCAATGCCCGTGGCTGGAAGTCGGCGGTATTCAATCTCAGTGAGACGGTTATCTTCACCCAGTTTAGCCTTAATATCCGCCAGATCTTGTTTAATAATTTTGTATCGTTCATTTTCATCCTCAACTATTTTCTTTAACTTTGCTAACTGCTCTTCTAAAGCGGTTTCATTGTTGTTTAAATCCGCAATATCTAGTTTGCTTAACTTACTAAGCTTCCTGTCTAAAACCGCGTTGCCTTGTTCCTCGGTTAAATCAAACTTCTTCTGAATTGCGATTAAAGCGGCATAACGGTTATCCGCAAACCGAATCAGATGGATAAGGGTATCAATATCGCTCCTACATTTCTGTAAACCGATAATAACGGTCAGCTTATGATTCGTCTTATCGTAATCATTCTGAGCAATGCGCTGAATAATATGACTACGATAATCTACATAGGTCTTAACCCTATCCCTTAAATTTAAGGTAATAATCTTACCATCCTTGATGACCGTATTGTTAACTTTAACGCTTTCAGACAGCTGCGTTTTCGTTAACAACACATTCAAACAAACGGCCACATTTGCCTTTGGATTTAAAGTAATTGTAATATCAAAGAAGTTATTTTTGGTTTTGCGAATTTCAATATTCTCAAAGTCCTTACCGCCGGTTTCCTCTTCCTTAATAACATATTGTTTCAGAGGAGCTTTGACGCCGCTATCAATTTCAACGCCATATGGCAAATCATGAAATACGATTGCTACTTTGCGGCCTTCTCTGGCAATTTCATAATGCGGCTCCCTCTTCAAGACACCGCTACCTGTTTTATAGATATTTAACAGATCTTCACCGTTGATAATACGGCCGCCAGTTGGAAAATCAGGACCTTTGATAAACTGCCTTAAGTCTTCAACGGTAGTATTATCCTTATGATCTAAGTAATACTCGATCGCGGCTTTAACCTCAGTAAAGTTATGAGAAACAATACTAGAGCTTAAACTAACGCCGATACCGTTGTTGTTGCCGCACAATAACCAAGGGAACTTACTTGGTAAAGTAGTGGGTTCTGTCCTAGATTCATCATAGTTCGGCACAAAATCAACACAACCTTTATCAATATCCGCTAACCTCATATCTCCAATTGGAGATAACTTAGCGTTTGTATAACGAGCTGCGGCAGGCGGCCTTCCTAACAGGTTGCCGCAGTTGCCTTGCCTCTCAACTAATGGATAGCGGAGTTTCCATCCCTGTGCTAAACGAACCAAAGCTCCATATGTTGCGGCATCACCGTGAGGAGAAAGCTTTAAAACTTCTCCTACGGTTGCCCTACTTTTCTTTGGCTCTTTATCGGAAGTCAGCTTTGTCAGATAAAAAGTATATAAAATCTTACGATGAATAGGTTTGAGGTTGTCTTCTGCTAAAGGAATAGCACGAGCTCGGTTCACCGCATTTGCATAGATTAAGAAATCGTCCTTACTACGAGCGTTCAAATCTAATGCTAAGATATTTTTATTATCTTCCGTGGTGATTACCTTGTTCATGTATTATTTCTCCTTCTTTTTATCTCGTTCTGCTAATGCTTCTCGTTTATACTCTTCTTCAATTGTAAACGGAGAACCGGTTTTTGGGTCGCTCCTTAAATTGCCATCTTTTGTGCGCCTATAAACATTACGCTCTAACATGGCTAACCGCTGATTCATCCTGTTGATGACCTTACCGAGCTCGGCAGCCGCAACATTAGAAAAATCTAAGTCGCCCCAAGCAAAGATGCCATCGTCCTTCTTAGGCGCCTCTTCGGTGGCGGTTTCTTTTTCTTTGTTCTCTTCCATTATTAAAAACTTACCTTTCTATATATTATTATATCACAATTGTTCAGGTATAGCAACTACTTTTTGCGGAGTAGGGTGCCACTACCACCTTTAGCACTAACTGCGTGATCGCCTTTATCTTTACCGTTGCCGTCCTTACTGCCCTTAGGTGCCATCTCCATATGATCACTAGAAATTTTTTCGATCTCTTCGCCATAAATAGTGAACCATTCGGAATCAGTGTTTGTCACGATAATTGGTTTACTGACGTAAGCATCTCCACGTGCAGCCGCCGTAATGGCTTTAACGATACGCTCTTCTGGAGTCCTCTTAGTTTTCTCGGTTGCTAACAGGCTACCAGAAGCTAAATCACCACCGCTACCAATAGCGATATAATCCTCAACCTCTTCAACTGTGCCGTCAACGCCAACACTATATAAGTTGCCGCCAACCGCAATGAGGAACTGGCTATTTAATGCACCCATAGCGCCGCAACCGTCATCATCAAAGGCGGGTTTACAAAGCGGATTTTTGGGGTATAAACCATAACTGACTAAGGTTTGAATCATCGTAGGCACAATGTCCGTCACGACATCATTATAAGACAACTGATTGATTAATGCATAGGTGGTAGGAATAAGTCCTGGCGTAGCACGTAAGAAACACAAATCACGCCTTGCGCCAACTCCACCCATTAAGCAATTGAACCTGTCATCAACCTTCCAAATTTTAAAGTTATTAACACTTTTTAAAGTACGTTTGCCGGTTCCCATGGTCACCTGCGAATCACAGCCCATATAAATTAAGTCTTTTTCTTTATCTTTAATTGCTACAACAACGCTCATTGTTAAATAAATGCCTTTCTATTAGTTAGTCAACATCAATATTATCATCGTCATACAAATCATCATTGGCGGTCGTCAACTTATTATCTAAAATAAATTTGCGACGAGAGAGCGGTGAATCTCCCCTTAACGTATTGTAAAGCCGCAACGTCTTAGTAACATCCGCAGTGGTTAAACGAATTAAACGCCGATGTTCTGGATTTAAAGTAGTATCGTATAATTCCTCTGGGTTCATTTCGCCTAAACCCTTGATATGAAGCGCTTTAAAACCGCTATGAGTGCGGAACCACTTTTGAGCCTCTCGCTCTTCATAGAAATAAAGGATTTTGCCGCGGCTATCTTTGACCTTATAAATAGGTGAGATAGCGGTGTAAACCTTTCCTTGTTCAATTAGTTTTGGCAGATGATATAAGAACAAAGTGCAAAGCAACAATTCAATATGGTTTCCATCTGGGTCGGAATCAGTCCTGATGATAATGCGGTTATACCGCAAATTCTTGATATTGAAATTGTCGCCAATGCCGCAACCTAAACAAGTAAGAATATCCTTGATGATGAAAGACTTAGTAATGTCTGCTAATTCTCTTCCACACGTATTTAAAATTTTGCCGCGTAATGGTAAGACGGCTTGTGATGGATTTTTAGTTTCGCAAGCTCCACCAGCCGCTGAATCACCCTCGCAAAAGAAGATCTCCGCATCTGTAAAATCGCTTGCATCGTTCAATTTCTCTGGCCTGTCTCTTAAACTATTAAGATTTTTACCGCCATGAAGAATTTTTGCTTGTGCCTCTCGTTTACGTTGTGCTGCGTCTTCTACCTTTTGTTCAGTTTCAATTTTATCTAAGATGTTTTTAATCGTCTTTTTATCAAATGTCAACTGAGCGACTGCCTTTGAAGCTAATGTGCGGGCTTCTGGCGAATTTAAGGTTAACTTAGTCTGTTCAGCAAACTGTAAACGAAAATCCGCTCGCCTAATCATGACTAATACTAAACCGCGTCTAATCCTGTCGCCATTGAATTTGCGGTCAATGCCGTTTTCTTTGGCTAACTTGTTAATTAAAGCGGTGTAAGCGCTCTTGAAACCGGTTAAATAGGTTCCGCCATTAGGAGTTTCGCCGCCGTTTGCATAACAATACTCATTTTCAGTTCCTTGATCAGTATAGATTAAGCCAAACTCAAAATGAGCATGTACTTCTCCATCATCATCAACCACATCGCATTTGTGAAAAGTGGCGTCAGTGATACATTTGCGGTTGCCTACTTTAATAGCTAGTAAGTCCTTAATACCATCTGTATAAACAAATGATTTATATTTAACGCCGTTAACCGTTAATACAAATGTAATGTTATTGTTCAAGAGCGCGTAAGTTTGCCTTCGATCCGCAATAACATCTTTATTCCATTTAAGTAGTCCGAAAATCCGCTGATCTGGGATAAATTCAACTAACGTGCCAGTGGCAGTGGAAGCGCGCTTTACAACAGTAGGTCCGCTCTGTTTATCGTTTTCATCAAAGGATAAATCACAAACACCCTCTTTATTGCGGCAGGAGCGAATGTGGAACTTAGAGGATAAATAATGAATACATTTTAAGCCTAAGCCATGCAGACCTAATGAAGATTTATAACCTTCCTGTCCTACAAATTTGCCGCCGCCATGTAAATTACAAGTGGCTTCGACAATTGCGTCTTTACCTTCTTTATTAATTCCAAAGGGGACACCACGCCCACAATCCTGTATAGACAATTGATTAGAAGACGTGTTAATGTCCACAGTAATTACTTTGCCATATCCTGCGACCGCTTCATCAATTGAATTGGCGATAGCTTCGGTAAACAATTGATGCCTACCGTTGGAATCACTACCGCCAATATACATGCCGATCGATTCACGAATACTTTCACGAGGAGATAGCGTTTTTATACTATTTTTATCGTAATTATTCATTAGTTTTAACCTTTCTATTATTATATTATAGAAAGTTTAGCTCGATTTGTCAATGAAGTTTACAGTTAAATTTCACCAGAAATTTGCTGTTTAATCAAATTTTCCGCGTCCTCGAGACTATCATTCCAAATTTCCATAAGGGCAGTTGAAATACAGTCTAAAGCGTACTCTAAATCGTAATCATAATACTTATAACGTGCAATTGGAATAAGCTTATCATCAATATAATCGCTTAAATCGTATACAATTTTGCGGATTCTTTCTTTTCTTTCATCCATAATCGTTTTAATCTTTCTTAATTTATATTGCTCTTTATATAATCCATAACTCGTTTATCGCTCGTTTGTTTAACCCAATTTTCAATTATCTGATCATTTATCGTTTGATCAAGTAAATCCTTCGGCCTTGTATCCAATGTATAATCTGGTAAAGGTTCAATTGAACAAGCTTTATTCTGATAACTGATATTGCCATTAGCACAGATAATAACTCTGTAATTGCTTATGTTAGTAAAAGTTATCTTTAAGTCCTTTGCTGTTGGATTTAATGCCGCCTTATCTAGCAGTTGTTCATAGAATTCATATTCTTCTTTGTATTCTTTCTTTTTAACTGGAACATTACCTCTTATGAATAGTTGTTCAGTATAGTTATCTTTTTTATAGCGGCGATACCTTTGGTTTGATTCATCCAACTCTATAACTGATCCGTATTCCATCTTCGTCATCATATCGTCTTGTTTAATACTTATGATTAATGTATTTGTTTCCTTATGTGATGGCATGTTTATCCTTTCTTTCTTTATCCTTATATATTATATGTCAAGATGTTGGCTTGTCAAAGTTTTGACAAAACGCAAGATTTGTATTATAAATAAGTAATTAGTCTTGGCATTTGTTGAATTCAAACAATAAATACATAATTATTGAACCCATTGCATTTGTCAAGCAATTGAAGACAAAACTTATAATAATAGTAATAAAATCAGCTTGCACATATGGCAATAACCTGCCGAAGTAAGCTACATTTGCTATACAATGATCTGACTTTAATAAGACCATGGCGGCGATATTTAATATAATAAAGAGCGCTTTTAACCCGTTGTCTTTAAACGTTTTAAAGCTTTTTACCGCCAAAAACACAAAGACGCCTGCCATCCTACCTTTGACCAGGGCAGTAATTAGAACATTGACGTTCCAAGATAGGAATTTTGCGTTGATAAAAGCGGCATAAGTTTCGCCTCCACCTAATTGGAACCTACCAGAGAACCTAATGCCAAACATTAAAGCTCCAACACAATTGCCGAATAAAATGTTAAATAGGTTTACGAAGTAATAGAAATCATTTTCTAGAATGAAACCTACCTTGCCTGTGTAGAGTGCCTTATTGAAAAAGCAAACCCTTAACAGCCCAATTGGGAACACAAAAGCGCCCAATCATGAATAGCCAATTGATCCTAAGTATAAATTACAAGCGGCGCCAATGGCTATGAAAGCACCTGCTAAGAAACTACTAACTCATGTTTTTAGGGTATTATATCACATTAAATGGAGACCTCCAATAAAGTAAAAAGCCTATGATGAGCAAGTCGATGGAAACGCCAATAGTTAACAACCAATAAACGCGGTTTCCCATAATAACGGTCCTCTTTCTATAAAATTAAGTAAAATAAAAGCGGCCCTGTTAAGAGCCGCCTATAAGATAACGCTACCTTATGCGCGAGGTTTAAAATTTAGTCTAGTTGTTTACTTAATTCCGTAAACAGTGCAAGACTTGACTTCTTTGAACTCACGTTCAACTTTGTCTTTGACAATGTGGAGAACTGGGAGTCCATCTGGATTGGCTAAAACGCCCTTCTCAACCTTTTCAGTCTTTTTCCTCAGACCAACAAGAGTGATTCCAGAGATACCAAGCTCAGCAGGGGAAAGCCTTTCTCCCTTGTTAGCTTCAAGTGCCTTAATAGCGGCAAGTTCCTTTTCAGTATAGGTTAAAACAGTAGCAGCAACAGATTTCTTTTCAGACATGATATTTAATTTTCCTTTCATGATGGAGTTTTAAGAGGTTCCATCTTTTATTACTTTGTACCTCATAGATAAAGCCATTTCTTCCAGCGCATAATGGAAAAAATAATCATTTGTTTCTCTTTATCTATATTTATTATAGATGAATTATTGCGGTTTGTCCAGAGATTTTTCAAATTGAATTCTTATTGTTAATCCAGTATGCGGATCGTTTAATAAGATACCTTCTAATGAAATCTCTAAGATCTCCGCTTTAGGAGGCAAACGCCGCAGTAAGTATTTTAATTGTCTTAGGGTCATTGTTTCTCCTTTACCTTTCATCTACAATATTAATATAATATAATACGTCCGCCATTACAAAAAAATTTTTAGATTTGACTTTGCTTATTATCACAATAGAAAAAGGCCTCCCTTATTGGGAGACCTTATTTTTGGATGGTTGTTTTAATATCAAATTCAGCCCAACACCTAATACCATTGCTAAGGATGTGCCTGAAAAACTAGCTGAGAATAAAGCAACGCCACTAACACCGCTAGTTAGAATAACTGATATAATAATCAAATTGCGGTTATCAGCCAAGTCAACATGACTATTTACTAACGTTTTTAAGCCACTTTCTGCAATATAACCATATAAAATAAAGGCGCAACCTGCAAAAACGGCGCTAGGGATAGAACTAATAAAGGCCGTGACGGGCGCCAGGAAGCCCAATACGCCCACAATTAAGGCCGCTACTAATGTAATCCACACGGAACCAATCTTACTAAAACCAATTGTAGCGATACTTTCGCCATAACTAGTGTTCGGTAATCCACCAATTGCAGTTCCAACTGCGGAGGCAACACCATCACCAATTAAAGTGCGGTCTAAACCTGGGTTAACAGTCAGATCCGTGCCTAAGATATTAGACAACGTTTTATGGTCACTATAATGTTCCAAGGCGGCGCAAATGGCAACTGGAATAAAGAGAAGGCAGATGTCAGGTAGTTGACTCCATGTGAAAGGGCTATCTTTCCATCGCATGAAAGCAAAATCCTCAGCGTTAAACCATTTAATATTGGTGTAATGACCCGCAATACCGAAGTCGTAGGCATGCGAAAATTCCAAAATTAAACAGAGAATAAAGCCAGACATAAGCCCAATTAAAAAGGCTATGGTTTTCATAAAGCCCTTACCATAATGAGAAGTAAGAGCAACAATAAACATAGTAATAAGCGCTACTAACATTGGCAACCAAGCCGCTAATTTAGGATTGTTATTAGAAGCATTAGCCGAAAGATAAGTAGAAATGAATCCCGCTAAATTTAAGCCAATAACCATCGTGACGGGTCCAACTACAACTGGTGGGAAAATGCGGTCAAATAATTTCCGACTGCCAAACTTAATTAACAAAGCAAATAGAATGTAAATAACGGCAATAATAACGCCACCAACTGCAACCGCAACATAATTGTTAGATTCGCCAAGAGCTAATGCACCAACAACTGCACTAACGGTAGCGCCGCAAGAACTAATAAACCTTGGGGATTTGAAACCAGTAATGGCCTCATAAACAATGGTTCCTAAGGCGGCGCCAATAAGGCAGGATGGGATAGGAGTTCCGCAGATGTTAGCGATTAAAACTGTTGCGACAAAAACTGCTAAGACCATCTGCAACGGATACAAGACCCATTGATACCATTTAGTAGGCTTGTAGCGGACGTTTAAAGTATCATTAGTCATCGTCTTCATCTGGGTAAGTCTCCTCAATGTATTTCTTCATCGCTAAAATTACATTGTCAAAATTGCTAACCAAAATGCCGACAGACTTAATAACGCCCGTTACGTATAAATTTTGATATGAATATTGACTTTCTCCTAAGGACGCGGCACCTCCTTCATCTTTGGCATCGCTATGAGTAAGGTAAGCTTGGCGGTTATCAGTGCAAATGCCGATGATCATACCACGTTGTCCATCTTCAATTGCCTTAGACATGCGGCCGCATTCACATGAAGTGCCAGCAGGGATTACGTCGCCATCAATACAAGCGATTAAGATTTCTGTATTGTCTAAGCGCTTATTGTCAGCTTCAGCAATCTCTTTTGAACCCGCAAACTTCTTTTTACCCTCCACTCCATTAATATCAGTGTTTTCAACAGGACTATACAGATCAATACCAGGGAAGGCGGCACGAATCTTGTTTGCCCATTCAATTGAACGTAAATAATCTCCATAACAGAAAATCGGACCAGCTAAATAAACTTTAATATTATGATAAGAGGTTTTCATGGTCAGCGTTGCCGGTCTCCTTTGTTGCGCCCTGCCGTCTTAATTCAACTAACCTCATAAGCGCATATGAAGCCAGATCCTTCAAAGTGTCTTCCTCACTTTCAAAGTTATTCTTACCACCGCTCACTAAGGTAGTTAAGCGGTCTAACTTGTTCCAGAGCGGCACTAAGCCAGACCTTTTGCCCAATTTTTGGAATAGCTCAGAAAAGCTATTTCCGTAATTTTCATTCTTCTTTGTGTGCAATTCAACAATTTCTTCCGCGGCTTTGCGGAATTCTTCATTAACATCAAACATTAATAATTATCTCCTTTCCCTTCTACTTCTGTGCTGGACCGTCATAATCTGGTCGCAACTGAATTAAGCATGGATGTCGCAATGAATTTTGGCTATTAACCGACATTGCTTTAACTTCGGCGTATAATCCGCCTGCCTTAATCATATTGGCTGCTTCTGGTGTCGTTAACCATGCCCTATCGTCATCGGTAAGGCCGCTTGATACACCAACCTTAACGCCGTTATAATCAACTACAATGCCGTTTTTCCAATGCATGAAGTAGGGTTTAGTAATGGCTCTATAAAAATAGCCCCTCCTCTTCCACGTTGGATCAGCACCACTGCTAGTCCTATGGAAGGAGCTACCCCGTTGCGGAGGTAAAGTAGTATATACAATATCGTCTACTTCCCAATACTTCCAAGTGTCTAAACAGCCGCCTTCATAAAGTTTATTAGGTTCTAAGGTATCAATAACCTTCAGTTCCAAATGTGGTAAGGTTTGTTTAAGTTTCAGCGTCTTCCATGCGGTTCTTGTGCCAGGCCTATACGGATTTGACCGCAACTGTAAAACTAGGCCTTCTCCGCCTACACTGATAACTTCATCTGCATTTTGAGCGAAATTATCTTCAAAAATAATAGGGTAATTAAATGGATTACGCCTGAAACAACTTACTGGCCTAAATTGGAATTGGTTAAGCTGATTTAACCGCTCTTCATAGGGCAACGATGTTAAATCTTTGCCATTTAACCTTAGTAAATCAAAAGTATGAACTTCAACTGGTGTTTGCTGTTGCCGCTCAATTGCCTTATTGGTTAAACAACGCAGAATAGTGCCGATGGTATTAGCGGTTTGATGCGGCGCCGCGAGGCATAATTCACCAAGGATGACCGTATTATCGGGCCAGAAGTCCATAACCGAGGTTAAGGCTGGTAATTTTTGTGTATAATCGCCATATTTGCCAGTCAATTTGGATTTAGCACGACTACGGATAAGATTATGACCGCGACTGAAGTGGATAAAACAGCCCCAATCGCCGTCAAATTTGCGAGTGCCAATGTAAGATTTAGATAGTTCCCCACTAATAATGTCTAGCCGCTTTTGCTGAGCAGAGGCGGTTTTAGGCATGGGATTATCATAGTATTTCATTGGCTCCATGTTTTCAAAGTCAGAAATTTGCATATAAATAAAAGCCTTTCTTTTATACTATTATAGTATAGTATAATTAAAAGGCTTTGTCAAGATGTTTATTCGAGGACTAGACCAACTGGTGGGGCGATAAAGTGGTCTGGATTATCAGATCAATTAAATCATTTATCCAGCTGTGTGTCTGAATAATATTTAAACTGATACGCCATACTGTAGCGATTACGATAAGCGCCGTATAAACTATAGGGATCTTTTAGCGAATTCCACATGTCCTCGTCATATTTTATACTAAATGTCTTACCAACCCAAGGTCCTTGCTCTCAAATAGAATTATCCCTATTAACATCGTCTTGGCTAGCATTGAAAACGCGCACGCCGACATTATAACCAAAGAAAGGTTCGCTCGTGCTGGCTGTGTCTTGATTGTTGGCAAACCTAGAAAAAGTTTGACCTGATACTTCGTCATGAGCGCTGAAACGGTGGCGTTCTTTCCAATCAGTAATCGGTAAAAACATTTGATCAGCATATGGTAATAAGCGATTTTTTAACACTAGACTATAACTCCAGTCTAAAGTGATATATCCGTTATTAGAGCCTGCGGGGTCGCATGTTGTTATCCAACCATTAATTTGATGTTGTGGCGCATTGAATAGCTTACTAAAATCCTCTGCCCCTGTTATAGTTTCAACACCGCTATCGTCAGTAAATAAATCAATATTATTTAAGACCTTCAGCTGACTAAACAATGAATTAGACTTAGAACCCCCAACAATATTATAGAGATCATTAAATTCCGATTGACCGCTCGTAAGATAAACAAGTCCGCGGTCTCAGTCATCCATTCCACCAGAATGATAAAAGGTTTTTACATTCCAACCCCATTGCTTGCCAGCTTCCTTTGCTGTAGTTTTTATCTGAAACTCAGCATACTCGCCATCTCTACTACAGTTGAAAATTATGCGGTCTCCCCACATAGATGCCTCAAACTTGCCGGTATAAAGCAAAATAGTAATACTATTTACGTTTCCTCTTCCTTCAAATAATTCCTCTAAAGTAGTATTAATATAGTAGTATTTATTACTAAAAAGAATTTTTAATTGTGGGATAGGTTTACGACCAGCTTGAGAGGGGAGTTGAATACGAAAATCTCCAAATCCATTTTTGTAATATCAAGGTCAACCAGACCTATTATTTGATCAAGTCCAATCATATGCAGGAGCGCTGCGCTTCTCTATGTCTTGAGTGGTTTCGTTATATGAAAATCATGGCAACTGGATTGGAGAACGACTCCGCGGTCGAACCAACCTTTCTTCATTATATTGCCGCCACATATCCCCAGGTAAACGTATCATAATTCCTAACGATCTATTTTTAGGAATCTTCGTTCAGCTTCGTGTTTCAGCAGGCTTTGTATCATAAGTAGCGGTAATATTACACTCAGTCTTTGTATCATCAGTCCAACTTACCGTTAGATATTTAATACTACCCTCATTAAAAGTTTCAACTACAGGTTGTAATATTTTACCGAGTGACTTGACTGATGTAAAGCCCATTTTCTCAACCTTGCGGCTTTCTGGGTTTGTTGGTTTTGTTTGTGCAAATTTAGTAAGGTATTTATCAGAAAATTGATAAGGAGCGTCCGCAGTTCCGATTACTGGTTCAATATCGCAACTGGTTATATATTTACTATCAAAAAGGTAATCACGTTGCGGTCATTTCCAGACCGTTTGAGGTTTTATGCGATCATCATTGCTGTCTATTTCTTCAATATTTGGTCTATTAGTTAATTCGGGTTCAAAGGTAGTCCATGTATTGGTTGAGGGCACATATCTTCGGTAGGTGTTAGGCCAAATGGGGGCTCCGTTGATTTTATAGACCTCTTTTAAGGAACTACATAAGCCTTGCTTAGTATTATTTGATGTGCTGGTATTGCCATTTAAGTCTCAATCACCCATACGGTCTCGATAAATATCCGTATCTAGCTTTATTCATGGATAAGTAGCTACGCTATATGTTTGTCCATAATTAAAACCGCTAACAAAATTTTTATAAGATAAATACTCTTGTTCAGGTAATGGATTCTGAGAATTATACCATTTAATGGTCATGTATGAAGTATATAAAGCGGTTATTGAATTGCGAGAGAGAGGGCTGTTTGTTGACTTAAGGATAAAATCCGCGCTTGCTTGATAACCAGTAGTAGTTGTTATTACCCCTGTTGTTTTTTCGATTTTAAGTATAGTGTCTTTTGGTATATGGAAGTATCCATTTATGGAATCAGTAAAAACCTTAAAGTCGGAGCCATTTCATTTATGGAAAAAACTACTTGTTTCAATTTGATTTAGCAAATCAGAGTCAATTTTATCAGATGCATTACTAAGTATGTATTCATCCAAATTACTATAAGTAGTGGCCATTTAATCTACCTCCCAAGCAAGGGCATAACAGACCCCAGTTGATTACCAATTCTGTATCCTTTGCACGTGTCAATGCCACATATGCAACATTTATGTCGTCTTCATCTAGAAAAACCGAGTCTACGACAACCACATTTTCGTATTCCAACCCCTTTGCGCTATGAATTGTTGATACGTTAGAATAACCTAGCTCCTGTAAAGCCGCGACCGTTTTATTAGTGCGGCACAAGAAGGTAGGATGGTAAGTTTCAATATACTTCTTAACCGTATCTTGATAATCTGAACATAGCCTTTGTTCCGCGGCGGGACCTAAGGCTCGTTGGTCTCCGAAACGGTCAATGCTAATTACTAGCCCACCCGTGCCTTTAACACATGTAATATCATTTGCCTTTACTGCCTTAGTGGGGTCATAACTTAAAATAGAGGTCCCGACAATTGAAGAGTTGGTTGGTGCTGTCATCTTACCTGTGCATTTGTGGTAAAAATTAGTAGCATAGTTAATAATTTCTTGATAACTTCTATAATTATATTTTAATCGCACATGCTCAAAGTCGGTAAGACCATCAAATACTTCCGAGCAACAACCTCTAAAACCGTAAATTGCTTGTCAATTGTCGCCAATGTAGAATTTCTTGCGGCATCTTACGCGCTCTAGGACCGCTAATTGATCGGGGTCTACGTCTTGGAATTCGTCGACAAAGATGGCGTCAACGTCATCAATATAATCGTTGTATTGGTTTAACACCTCGTTAAGATACAACGGCAAATCAGTAGCGTCATACAGATGATTTTGCCGCTTATAAGCTATATAGCGGGCCGTCAAGGTATTTAACCTATGTTTATAGCTGTCAGAAACATCCATCATTTTACGGCTTTGCAATACATAAGTCTGCACAATGCTGACGTTAATGCTCTTATACCGAGTATGTGTTTTTAAATAGTCCTGAATAATCGCTATTAATATAGTGGTAATTTGTCTCTTTGTTAAAATCGCCCTTTTAAACTTGTATTTCCCCGCAAATCGCCGCAGTTCAATGCCGCTTCAACGATGTATGGTGCCTACCTTAACATCTCTTACTCCCATTGCCGACAATCTTGAATTCCTTTCAGCGGCTGCCGCTCTTGTAAAGGTAATCGCGCAAATGCGGTCGTTAACGTTCTCATTACGATAAGTTGCAATTGCATCGGTTAGAACGGTTGTTTTGCCGCTTCCAGCTGGCGCCTCAATAGAAATTTTTGGGGACTCCGAAAAAACTGGGATTCTTTGCGAATCATCCAGTTTTTCAATACTTTGCTGATAAGCTCGATTTAATTCGGTATAGGAGGGGGTATTACTGAACCCGCCCTTTGTGCTTGGCTGTTGGTTTTCGTTCATATTTCTTAATTATATCTGCGTTATAGCGCCGCTTTACTTGCTCAACTGCCGCCTGTGTATCGGTTTTAATATAGTCGGTTAAGAATTGAGCGGTTGCTTTACAATTGGTTAAATCCATCTTGCTCTCCGGTTCATCATGGAGGTTATATATTAGATTATCGATATTTTTGTCGTTCTTGCCAAATATGGATCTAATTTTGACAAGGAATTTATCGTCATATGGTTCCGCCTTGTCAATATCTTGGAAGCTAAAAACCGCGTCAAACTTCATGCTGGCAGGTGCATTGCCGATTAAAATGTAGTCATCCTTAGGAGTAAGAACCTTTAACAACTTATTGCTATCATATAAGGTGCGAACAACTGCTTCTTCCCAACTATGTTCCAGTTTGCAATCCATTAAATATTGCCTATACATTGGCAAGGAAAAGCAGCGATCCTGTAAATACTTGGGCAGATAGTGGTAAATTGCGGTGGCGGCAAAAACGTGCTGTTCGTCTAACGGCATAAGAACTAAAATTTTCATTACTTTTTCCTTTCTAAACGAGCTTTACGAGCGTATAAATCGGCGGCGTTATTCCATGGGTCACTAGCATGCGCCTGGACCTTCTTAACATTAAACTCAACGAAGCGGTTTTTATTGCGGATATAGAGCGCCAAAATTTGCCTCCATAAGTCCTTATTCTTCACACAGCGCTTATCAGCAGTTGTCCAACCATTGGACATCCACTTTAACAGCCATTTTTCGTTGATGGCGTTGGTGATGTAGGCGCTATCAGTATAGATGTTTATGATGGCATGGTTCGTTGCTACTTCTGAAACCGCTTGTAGGGCAGTTAAAAAGCCGGTCAATTCCATGCGGTTGTTAGTAGTCTCTAACTCGCCGCCCTTACGTAAGTCGATGAGGAGGTTGTCTTCTATGCATAGGCTAGACCATCCGCCCGCATGAGTGGCGCTAGAATAGGCGCCATCAGTATAAAAATTTAATACACGGTTATTATCTTGCATTGATGGTAGTAGCTCCGTTTTTCTTCAACTGTTCGTTGTCAAGCCTTTCGTATCCGAGGCCATCGGCGGTCATAGACATTTCCTTGATGTTGAGTATAAAGGCGTTAATTTTCAGTCGCCGATTGGTAAATTTCTTTGAATAGTTGCGGGCTAAGAACAAGTAGTGGATAAATTCCTTCGGACAATCGAGGTGCTTTTCACGGTTGCGGCTTTCTGGTAATAGGTTCCAGTTGGCAAAAGAACCAAGGATACTATTGACCATAAACTCAAACCTATTAGCATCGTTGGTTTGCGGCACTAATATACTAATAGCGGCAGGTCGACTTCCGTCCTTCTTACTTGCCCTATACTTGTCTAATGCGGCCGCAACTTCCGCGTTAATCTGTTTTTCAACTGCCTTATAAGGGGCATCGGTAGAAACGCCGCATAAGTTAATCACGCAATTATTAAAATTCTGCGGATCAATGGAATGAATTTTTAGTTTATCAAAATCAATGTAATACATGCTTATCCTTTCTATTACATGGTTGCCATCTGCAACTGCTGCAATTCAATTTTCTTTAAGTAAGTGAATATAGAGACTTCCCCTCAAACATCATTATAAGCGTTATGAGCATTATGAACGTAATAGCCGCTCTCATTTGTAATGTCGGTTTCCTTTAAATTGGAGCGACGCTTTAGAATACGTTGAGCATTTTTAAATGTGCAATAACCGTCAATTGGATGAACCCGCTTCGGATCATTAGGATCGGTATAAGTAAGCAAGTTAATGCCGTTTTCAAACAGAACCATGCGATCGTTTTTCAATCCGTGGCTAATGACCTCTAATTGGTTAAGCGGCACGTTAGCCAACCTATCCTCTTCAATAAAATGTTTTAAGTCTTGTAGAGGAATGCCGTTGTTCCGCAAAAAGGTAGCGGTTAAACCCGTATACTCAGTAAATGGATAGGCTACCTTATCATCTGGATTGCGGTATTGATTGCCACTACGAGCCAATTGATAAACAGCTCCATTCTCTGTGTCTTCAACTTGTTTAAAGAGTAGTCCCGCAAATTGCATTAGTTTGCGGTTGTCGAATTCTATATCTAAAAACAATAAGTATTTATGGTGTTCCCCGTAGCAGTATATTACCATTTTATTTCCTCTAATATTATTATATTCATACTATGACTATTTGTCAAATTAAAATTTGATTATAGCGGAATTAAATTGTATACTGATATAGACAACGATTACTATGAGGTGATAATATCATGAAAATTCGCCATTTAAAACCGGTTGACGCCGTTGCAACGACCACCGTCGACGCTGATGATAATAATAAGCAGGAAGAAAAGGTTGACGCGACCGATGCCCTTTTTGGTTTGCTTGAAAAGGCCAAAGCACCACATGGTGGCGACCAAGCGTCTATTGTTCTCGGCAAATGAAGTAAGACGGCCGTAGATGAAAAGGAAGTGGCTACAACTCAATTGAAAGCACCGCGTCGTGTAAGGCGAGCGCCTGCGAAGGCAGCAGCACCAGTAGCTACAACTCTTTCCACTAAGGAAAAAGAACCGCTAAAATCCCATCATCGACAAGAACATACGGTTTACCTAGGTAGTGATGGTAGTGTATTAGACGGTTCCAAGCAAGAAATCACAAGGTTGAATTTTGGTGTTCAATACGATAACAACGTATCAGTAATTATCGCCGATTTTTCCGCATTAACTTGGGCAAATAAAGGTGAGATGGATTTATATACTCCGGTCATTAGTTTTTGCAACAAAGATACTCCGGAAACGGTTATTTCGTATGCGATGAATATTTCAGAACAATGACCTAACAACCGATCCGCGGAATTTTATATACCAACGGCAATAACCAGCATTACCAATGGTATGTTTTTGTTTAGCTTACAAGAGAAAGGCTCGACAAATAATATTAATGAGAAGCAAGAAATTTGGGTCTCAAAAACTGTAAACTTTTATACTGCACCCAATATTTTTAATAATGATATGTTAACGCCAACTGAACCAGACCCTAACATTGATAGTTTGGCTTATTTAAGCAAAAACCGCATAGGCATTGAAGACATTAAAAGCGCCAAGTTAGGATATGATTTTAGCTTTGGAGAATTCCCCATTATCTTAGGCGCAAAATTTGATCAATACGTTAAGCTGGTGAAGCTAGCCGCCGATTTAATGTGGAATTATGAATGTTCAAAAGGCTTCTTGCTATTAAGACCAGCAACGGCAGCGGCAACGGAACAACTAACAGTATGCAGATTCCAAGCAATAAAAGACAGAGCGGACGATACCAAATACAACTATTACTGCATGCTGCCTAAGGAGATTACGGAAAATGCGCAATCTTATACAATTGCGGTTGCAATAACCGATGATGACGCCGACCGTATTTACTGGTCCTCTAACCAGACAGCAACGGTTATTAATAACTTCTTATCTACACTCCCACAATTAACTGATTACCGCACAGATGGTTTTGGCACTACTAGTGGCGGACTTATAACTGCTGATAATTATAGGCTTATTTCTTCCGACAATTATATCATTGACACCATTGAAAACTAATAGAAAGGACCCATATAAATGGATTATTTACTCTCAATTATTATCCCCGAATATAATCAAAATTATGTTTATTTAAAGCAATGTTTGGACTCAATTTTTGTTAGGCAACAAAACGTCGATTTTCGCCGCATTCAAGTTATTTTGGTCAAGGATAGTTTAGAAGACGACATATCCGATTTTTACCGCTATCCTATTGAAGTCTTACAAACAACTGGCCATGTTGGGTGTGGCATTGCTCGTCAAATAGGTCTAAACGCCGCAACAGGCGAGTGAATTTATTTTATAGATAGCGATGACTATTTATTGACGCCGCAATCCCTACGATATATGATACGAGAAATTGAAGCGCATCCAGGAGCTCTGAGGTTTAATTTTTCTTATTTACGAGAAAATGATTATACTGTACAGACTTATGGTTTAAACGCGCTTTATGGCAGTATTTATAAGCGGTCGTTAATTGATAAATATGGTCTTCACTTCTTACCAGAAAGGGAACGTTATGAGGACGTTGCATTTGTCAGCACCTACTCTTATTTAGTGGGTTTTGAAAATATCCATAGTTCTATAACGTTCCCTATTTATTATTACCGCGACAATAGCAACTCCATTACTAAGGTTAATCAACCCGCAGGATATTACGGCAAAATGGATTTATGGTCTATGAACTATACCATCCGTACGTTGATGAAAGAACATGTAGCGGTTCCAGATAGTGTTTATCAATTCTGGATTTTCCGCCTTACACGAGAAAGGGCAAGCGCGGATTTCAAAGCGGTTTTAGGGAATTACTTATCGGAAGAAGACCGCCACAATTTCAATTGAATTATGGAACAGGCGGGTGAGGTTTGGTCTCATACTACCGAAGAACAATATCAAGGCGTTAAAAGCGCTTTTGGTAATTTAATTCAGCCTGGACAATATCCAGAGTTAGACTCAATTGCGGCAATCGTAGAACTCTGCAAATGCCGCTTATAATTTTTGGAGGTGCATATAATGGCACAAAAATATAGCGACCTTATTACAGCTAAGGCCTTAAAAGAATTAAAAGCTAATCGTGCCGATGATCACACCGTAGCTTGGCGACCAATTGTTGATAATACTAATCAAACGTTAGATTGGGAATTAAGTAGTTCTACCGTTAAACCAGATGCTGTAAGTCTAAAAGGCGGCACTGGTGCAACTGGTCCTATTGGCGCGACCGGTTCCACGGGTCCGCATTGGGTGTTTGATAATTATGATTATAAAAGTGGCAAAATTAGTGGCCATTTGCGTAATTATGATAATACCTTCGTACCTTCTTCTACCATGGAAGTGGGCGGTTTTCCGACCTTTGAATTAGACAATAGCCAAACCAAATTCCGCATTTATTACGGCAACGCACAATCTACGGAAAGGAACGTGAAGGGTGCCAAGGGTGACAAAGGCGATCAAGGAGAACAAGGTCTACAAGGAAAAGAAGGACCGGCAGGTAAGGATGGTGCTAATGGTAAAACCTATACACCAGTTATAAGAAATAATGAGCTTTCTTGGACAACTGATGCAGCTGTCGCCCCGACATTTAATCTTAACGAATTAAAAGGCAGAGACGGTATAAATGGCGAAACTTATGTTCCATCAGTCGTAGACGGTCAATTAAGTTGAAGTAAAACTGCCACACCTCCTACTGGTTCTACAAGTATCATTGGTCCTAAGGGAGATCCAGGACCTAAGGGTGATAATGGTGAAAATGGCAAAGATGGTTTAACTTATCATCCGATTATTACTCCAGATAAGCATTTAAAATGGTCTACCGCCCCAGTTGCCGATACTTCTTTTGATTTAGAGCAATTAAGAGGTCCTCAGGGCGATCCAGGCAAAGCTGGAGCTAATGGGAAAATATGGTTACCTTCGATTTCAACGGATGGAAACATTTCTTGAAATCTTACAGATGGCAATGCAACAACTAAACCCGCTGACCAAAATATTATGGGTCCTAAAGGAGATCAAGGAGAAAGAGGTCTTAAAGGAGACCAAGGTGATCCAGGTGCTGCGGGTCCTCAAGGTGAAAAGGGCGATAAGGGCGACACTGGAGCAGCAGGACCACAGGGTGAAAAAGGTGACAAAGGTGATGCCGGTGCCAAGGGGGATCCAGGACCTAAGGGTAATACAGGCCCTAAAGGAGATGCAGGTCCTAAGGGAGACCCAGGACCTATGGGTAATACAGGCCCAACTGGTTATGCAACGCTTCCAAAATATTCGCCAAGTGACAATAGCTTAATTTGGGGCGTTGTGGATTCTACAAAAGATTTAATTAGCCTCCAAGGACCAAAAGGCGATACTGGTGCAACTGGCCCCAAGGGAGATAAGGGAGATATAGGCCATACCGGCGTAATTGGTCCTACGGGTGCCACAGGTCCAGCTGGCCCAGTTGGTCCAACAGGTCCAATAAAGCTAGGGGCTTCTCCATTTCCTTATCTTAAAATTCATTATGATTCAGCCACGATTTGGACAGTATTACCTTATGATTCTGAATTATTACTTTCTAAAAGTGAATATCGCGATGCGGTATGTAATTTCTTAACAACATGCGCAAATCTTAATCAGACCACACCAACTAGTACAAATCCATATAAATACTTAGATAAGAGGCTAACTATGTGCGGGGTATCTTCTACAGAACTTACTTCAATGACTAATGGCGGCGTTCAAATTATCCGAATCCAATCGTCTAATACTTCACTGAGTTCAGTGGAATATCCATTGATATACTGGACAACTGTAAGAGGTGATAGTTCCATATTATTAGTTGGAATTCCTTTCCGAAATAATGGCGCCATTTCACTTACTCCAATTTCTAATTATAACTGCACTTTTTGTTTGGATGCTTCCAACGACAATATACAAGAGCTTATTTGAAAAATTCGAAATGATCTTCAACATTACCCATGGTAATTTGTCCAGCCGCAATTTCTAATTTATACTATTTTAGTTAAGGAGAAAATTAAAATGACTGACTCTATTCCAAATGAAAAAAGTGATTTTAACCAATTGCCTTCTTCGGCATCTGGTTGAGCCACTCAACGCAATAACGCTTGATTTTATGTATCTCCACGAGTTGTGCCGCTTTCTGAAGCCAAAGATTTTTGAAAATTATCAGCTGCAACTGATAAATCGTTAATATTAGATACTTACTTTTTGACTAACACTAGATGAGCGGGGCAGAATATGCCCCCTCATCATGTTGTATACAAGAATGAAAAAGGAGTGTCAATTAATTCCATATGCTGAGGAACAGTTGGCAAAGATCGTGATGGTAAACAGCAAATTTATACTAACTGGGTACAACCTGTTGTTCTTCATTTAACCACTACCGATGCTTATATTAATTGTATTCAATTATCGAACCGCCAGTCTGAAACTGGAGACATTTGTGCAGGTAATAGGGCACCAGGCCTTACTAATGATCCACACTTTACTGATAACGACTTTATCCACTGGACTGATGAGTTACTTAATAAGAGGGAAAGTAGTCGCACTATTGCCTATTGATTGCAAGATTGGCCATACCTTTACAACTATCGTGATTTCTATTTAATTATACCTGCAAATGCTAGGATACAGCTAGGTTTAAAGGCAATTGATTATACGTCCTATATTGGGGGTGTTATTACTGATGATGATGATGTACGTAAAACTGCCCCAATTGGCACGTGGTTAGCACCTAATTTTAGGAGTGTCTCTTGGGGCGGTTTAAAGTATGTTCCAGTAGCAAGCCGCACTGTAAACGATAATTTACACATGCATGTTTATAAATTAAAAGATGATACCCCAATTTATTCTAATACTAACACAAAAATTAAAACTTATACTGGTTTATTAGCAGATAATAATCTATGGGTCGCGGCATCAACCCCCTCCAGTACATCTACGGTCTATGGAGCTAGTGATCGGAACTGATTTTATGGACTCCGTAATCCTTATGGCACTTATGGGTTTGCTAAAAATTCAAATAATATTGTAAATGTTGTCTGAGATCCTATTGATGAAACTTCTAAGATTCCTTCTTTGGCTTATTCTACTTATGGTTTATTAGGAGAAAAAGATGAGATATTCGTGCAAGGCGTACCTGTTACTAACACAAATGTATCAATCGATAACTCAACGATCCTTGCCAAACCGGACGGACAAACAAACGTAGGTACAAGATTTTATAGTAATGCTCTAGATAGTAAACCTTGTATGATTGATTTCACAATTCCAAAACCTCCATTTAATTTATTAACTTATAGTTCAATTCCTGCGAAATACCAAGATACAAATAGTAACACTTACCAGTCGACCCAATTCTATGCTTGAGGAGGTACTGGCACAAAAATTTATCCTGATCTTCTTAAACTGGCACTTTCAGGCTGACCTACTGCACCAGATGCGCAAATACCAGGAAAACTTACTGGCACGTTATTTAATCCGCATGACCGTACTGTTAATTATCGTTGAGGTTATGATAGTACTTGAGATGCAACTAATACAAGGCAGCCTTATACAAATCAAAGTTGAACAGGTCTTACTTATTCCTTTGAAACTACAGGGGCTAAATGGCGCATTTATAAATTGCAAGCTCAACTAGCTAGTGATAATTCCAGCGCTTGACAGACTATTACTTCATATGCAGTTGAAAATTCTAAAACATATACTATTAAATTTACGGTAGGTATAGGGCGCATAATAGAAGTGCAATATCGTACATTGTCATCGAACGGTGATTACAATAGTTGGACATCTACCTCGTCTACTTCAGTATCTCTGCATTATGGCGATCAGATACAATATCGGACTGGATATAAGTATGGTTATTCAGATGGTTCAACCACTGATACCCAAGGCCCTACTACCCCTTGGACTACTATCACAGTCACTGCTGATAAGACTATTACCATTGATAATGCATCACATACAATGCTTTCAGTCTCTTATGGCCGCAATTTGGAGAGAATATCTGGTTTTATCTGAGATGATAATGATACGCCGCTGAATGAATTCAGTAGTAATACGAGCTCTACTAAGAGTTGAAAATATTTTTGGATACCATTAGATCATAGCGTTACTATTCATTATTATATCTCTTCTTCTTATTCTTATACCACTCCAACAACTGGCTGGAATACTTCATCATCTAGTGGCGGCAAATCAGAACGTTCGTGTGTTAAAACTGTTAAACAAAGCCCTCTTTCAGTGGATGAAGCTCAGACTACGGTTTACGTCCCATCGTATACTACAGGTTACCGCTTAGACTATAAAATTGGAACTTATTCTGATTGATTTTCGTGAGGAGAAAAGAAAGCTTTAATTTATAGTAACTATACTGGCTGAGGTTATGTTAAAAATAGTTCACCCTCAGGCACATCAAGCATAAATATTGGAAGTTATACTTATCAATATCGCGCTGGAGGCACAAGCATTGCTAACATGTTTGGCGGCCAATGCTCCAATTCTGGCTCTGGTAATTCCACAGACTATTATAAAGGTAATTCTGGATTAAGCGATGGTCAACATACAACAGTCGGTAGCAATAATCAAGCTTGAGCATATCCTTCTACCACTCTAGACCCAACTAGTTTCCAAATTTACTTCTATAAACAATCAATTGGTAACGGTGAACCGTCTAGCTTCTCCAATTTCTACAATAATAGTGGGCCTTCTGGCCATGGCGCTATGTATCTTATTGCTTATAATACGACTTATTCTTATTACCATTCTTACACCACTAAGAATGCCTATTAGAGGTATTACACATTATGAAATTAATTCTCAAACGTATTCTCTTCTATTTCCTCTCCTTCACCTGGGGCGCGATCACCTCAGTTATCGGTCTAATTATGTTATTAATCCCGCTTTGCACCACTCACACTCTCCATTGCTGACATGGTCGTCTTTATGGCGTTATGCCCAAATGCTTTGGTAGCGGTTGGGGTTTTGAGATGGGTTGCTTCTGATTCGTTGCATATGATAGCGATGAATTTGTCGATAAGCAAAACACTTTCATGGGTCATGAAGCCGGCCATGGATTACAAAACATAATCTTCGGCCCCTTCCAAATCATCTTGGTTTCTATCCCATCTATCGTGCGGTTCTGGTATCGTGAATTGCGCTATTATCGCCGCGGTCTTATTCCACCAACAGCGTATGACGCTGTTTGGTTTGAAGGACTGGCGACCAAATGGGGTAAAAAGTATATTCTTACCGACCGTTGGTAGAAGATAAGATCAACAAAAAAGTCTCCTCGCAAGAGGAGACTTTTCTTTTTCTATGGCACGTCCTGAAGGATTCGAACCCTCACCGTGAGTTTTGGACGCTCACATCTACGCTTTTGAAGAGCGCTGTGCTACCATTACACTAAGGACGTAGCGGAGGCGGCCTTATTGCCGCTTCTTCTTATCACCTGCCAATAACCGATCTAACAAAGGCACCGCCGACTCCACTGCTGCGTTTTTATGCCGCCGTTTATTTGGCTTATTACCCTTGCCCAAATTTTTATTTTGTTTTTTATATTGTATTTCTAAGGCATGCTTTTTCGCCGTCTGGTGCGGGTGATCTTCACGCAAAAACGGCGCCCAAGTTAAATTAAAGCCTTTTGGCGTCCTAGTATTGAGCTTATTAATTCAATACTTTTCACGTTCATTCAGCTGATTGGTTTGGCACCATTCTAACACACGTCATCGGAAGTTGCGCCTACCATACCTATTAAATTCAAACTGCCTCATCCAGTTCTCATGCTTGCCGCTTTTCAGCGCACTAAAATGCTGCTTTCTGCGGCGATAAACATTGCCGGATTGACCCACATAGGATTTTCCAGTTCTTAAATTAGTAATAATATATATGCCAGAGAATTTTTGGTTTCGCATAGTGGTGGACCTCCCACGGCGTTAACGCCGCTTACCTTAAATTATACTTGATCGTAACGACGAACCTGTCTGGGCGGATTTCTTCACCCTGTTTGTTGACTTTGCCCTGCTTAAACTTCTTATCGTGGCCAACACAAGAATTATCATGGGTGGCTTCCTCAATAAGTTTATCAGCATCGCCTTCGCTTTCTAATTCGTAGGTTTCCTTCTTCTTGGTGATGTAGATATTGCTATCGGCATCGCTAACAGTAAATTCGGCACTTAATTTAGTTAAACCGCTATTCCTGCGGTCTGTCCTGTAATCCTGCAACTCGTCTAATTTCATGGTTATATTTATCCTTTCTTATACTATTAATTATAATTAAAGTTGTCTGTCTTTCCAAACTATTTCCCGCTAGAACCAAAAGCTCCTGAGCCTCTGGTGGAAGTATATTCACCGCATAACTTATCCCAGGCAGCGGCCGATTCAACAGCCTCATCTTCCATGGTCAGCTTTGGCAGTAAAATGCCTTGTGCAACTGCCTTAGTCAGCGGGTAGTAAATGCATTTGTTGGCGTCATCAATGCGCTTATCGCCGCTTTTGGTAAACACCCTATAATAGTCTGTATAATTGGCTAAAATAATCCTAAGTTCGCCGCGATAGCTACTATCAATAACTCCTGCGTGTAAATTCATCTGCAAATTGCCGGTCGAGCTACGTTCCCAGAAGCTTAACCAATAGTTATCGGGCCTAATACATTTTAGACCTGTGTGGAAAATATGCTTACGATGCGGCGCGATAATTATATCATCATCGCCTTCTGGTAAAGCATATAAATCATAACCAATACTGTCAGGCTCTTGAGTCGGAATTTTCGCCCGATTATCAAAAGCATACCAATAAATTTTATTCATCTATTATTGTTTATCCTTTCTATGATAAATTATATAAATCATTATAGCGTTGTTGTATATATTCAACGCCTAATCTATTTTTAGCATCAATCTTCTCAAAGATAGAACCGCTGCTTACTTTATAGTAATAGTTACCACCATATTCGCTTGCTTTACCCTCTTTTTTCGTTTGTTTGTGGGTAGAACCAGATAACCCCACAAAATCCGCGACGTTGAAACCGCCGTTTAAATCCAAATTACTGAAATAGTAGCGGTTAGTAATAGATTTACTCTGATCGCGGTTGCTCATCCTCATCTGACTACTATGTGTCATGGAATGATATAACGCCATAGCAGCGTCATAATAGCCAGTTCAAGCGGCATCATTCTTTGTTATCCAATTAGGCATTCACCCAATAACTTTTGCCCGCAATTGGTCAGAGTAGCGAACTCCAAGTGGATGCCGAACAGCAATTTCTTGCCCATCTACCGTTAACACAGGACCGCGCACATCAGTTATGTGCGTATAAATATAATGACAAATAGCAAAGCAAACGCCGTATACCCTCATATACTTCATTCGGTCGGAATTGGTAGTTGCTTCGTTTGAGCTTACAATTGCATCAATCTGATTAACTATACGTTGCGGTTCTCAAACGAAGGAACCACCGTGTAAATCAATATCAAAATTATAAGAAATCTGCGCTTTATGCCCTCTCTCGCGCAAAAATTTAATTAAATCTTTTTTAAAGGTATCTCCAGTGTGGCGCCAAACATGCTTCCCGTTATAATATTTTTTCATAATGGCTTGGATTAAATTTTGCGGTTCACGAGTCCATAAATTGCTTATCTGCCTTGAAATTTCTTGACCGTTAAACTTCAAATTATCGCCGCTATTGTTAATAATTTTGACGATATTGAGATGTTGCAACTGATTGTTTACTTCTTCCGTTAAGGTATCTGTGTCAATACCAATTTCAATGCCGCCAGAGCCACTATATAAAACCGCGTAAGCATCTGCAACCTTCTGTTGAACATATTGATAGATTACTGCTTTAATATAGTCCAAAATTTGAATTTCAATTCCAGATGGCCTACTAGTATTATTTAATAGATTATTAAGGCTATTATTAGCAAGTGAGACCAAATTATCATTAGTTTTATGTTTACCGACTGTGTTTTTACCTAAGTTAACACCGCCCGATGCCGTATAATTAACTCCTTCTACTTGCAGTATAGATTGTAAATTTCTCCCTCAGTTGGTCTTCTCTGGATGAAACTTTAAACCAGCTTGACCGCCTTGGTCTTGATTTAAAAGTTTATGCCCAGTGGCTAAATAGTGATAAATTAGTGAAATTTCGGCAATATCCAGTGTATCATATTCGGCCGTATTTATAGCTTCTTGGTTCCGATTAGAATAAAAGCCTGCTTCATGGAAGGCCCTAACGAGCGGTTGGAAAACGTCGAGATTATCATAGGTGTGATATGTAGTTTTTGATAATCCAACCTCTCTAATTTTAGTATCCTCAGGATAAAGAGAATTCATACGCTCAGCTTTCTTTCACCTTGCGCCTCCTGCAACACTTTTGCCTTTATAAATATCAATACGACAAGCGGCCGCGGCATGCGCAGCAGCACGGTTGTATTGGTTATCGGCGCTAGTATCTGCGGTTTGACCAACATAAAAGCTGTCTTTGAAGTCCCTAATATATATTTGACCTTGTTTTTTTGCCATATGGTTATCCTACTTCTGATATTATACTATTATACGTTTCCAAAGGCAAATCCGCGGTAATATCCATTGGCGTATAGTCGAGCAATTCGGCACTAACATTAACTAGACGGGTCGGTAGCCATTTGGATTTATCATAAGTATCCTTGTTATGCACATGACCATAGTAGATGGTAGCGGCGCTACTAGCAAGGGTTGAAGGCGGCACCCATTCGAGGCAATGGCAAAATAGAATTTGACCAGGGAACCTTTTGTAATAAGGATAAACAAATTGAAAGTCGCCCTTATCCCTATAATTCAACCGCTCATTATCGTGGTTGCCTAGAATTAATCCTATGCGTCCGTTCAGTTGGCGGTGATATTTTATAATGTTAGCTAGTGCATGTTTGCTTTTTCCATCGCAAAAATCGCCGCAATGGATGACTATATCTTGCGGCCGCACCACTGCGTTCCAGCGTTTTTGTATGGTTTCGTCCATCTCTTGAGCAGTGGCAAAGGGGCGATTAAAATATTTTATTATATTAGTTTCCCCAAAGTGAGTGTCGCTAATTACAAAGACGCGAGGGTCCATCATTATACCCGTTTCCCATTGCGCCTAAACGGCGTTTCAATTGTACCTTCAAAATCGCAGCGCTCAGCATTGCCGTGTCCATCCCATTTAATATAGCCCCAAAGCGGTTTCAATTGACCGCAAACGACCTTGCCATAACAATTGTAGAGTTTGTTGCCACGTAAACTACATCCAATCGCGACCTTATCATCAGCATGACGAAAAACATCTAGCGTTTTTAATCCCTTCTCAACCCTAAACTTTTCAACTTGAATGCGGTTATACATACTGTTATAATACCTCTTATTCTATTATATCAAAATGTCGCCACTTTATCAAGGAAATTTTGCCAAATAAAAACGTGGAAATCTCACGTCGGAGCTCCACGTTTTTAAGAGGCTAATTAGGAGCCTTGCACTCCAAGCATAGCGGTGTCCTGTGCGAACAAACCGCACTAAGCTAGATTATCCTGTGATTCTCCCCCCCGGAATACTACACATTAAATCCCGCGACCTTTGCCGAAACTTATGCTACCACGCATCATTACGCAGCCAAGATTAGCCTTACTATTAGTATAAGTAAAAATTTGGCAAATGCAAAAATAAAAAAGGAAGGCCCGCAGGTCTTCCTTCCGGTCACAGGCATCGCAAGTTTCTGCAACCTGCTATGTGCTTAGTTATCGGTGCTATCTGTGTCGTCTTTTACAAGACCAACTGGAATTGCAACCGCATTAATCTTATTAGTTGGTGCGGCGGCGTCGTCTCCTTCACCGTACTCTTCCTCATAGGTATCGTTGAAATCTTCGTCCAGTAAATCCGCAATTGCATCTGTATCACCAAAGGCACGAGCAACCGCAAGGCGCTTACCGAAACCATTATCACGAATATCATTAGGAGCTTTGATAGACCAGCCAGTGTAGGTCTGACCCTTAATTTTAACCGCGGCGAAAATTGCGCCATTTGCCTCGGCAAACTTGACCGATTCAATAATAACAGGTTTGTTGGTGGTAGTTAGAGTCTGTTTACTACGTAAAGCACGATAAACGAACTTTTCAGTTGGCTTAGCGGTGCCACTGTTTTCCGAGTAATAATACTCCCTAATCGTTCCAATACGTCCTTCGCCCCTGTAAGCTAATTTGCCACAATATTTATTTGCCATGAATAATTTTCCTCCTTACAACCTTATTTCATGCTTTTAGAGTCTTCCTTCTTGATACTTCTTAATTACGTCTAAAACTTGACCTTCCAGAGTTAAATAATCGTCATCCTCATCTGCCCTCTGAAAATAGACAAGGCCAGGGGAATGAATAGTCGCGCCGAAGAAACCGCCCTGCTCATAATCAGCAAGACTAACACGCACGCCATAAGGAACCTCGTAATTCCTATCTTCCGTTAATTTAATCTTGATGATTTTGCAGGTGAGCGACTTGACAATATCTTTAACCGAATCCTGCGGGTTAAACGTTAAAATTTCGCCGCCATCGGGAGTATATAAGTAGAGGGTATTATCATCTTCATCATCCCCTTCCACATAGGGGCGCTCACACTGTGGAATGTCGCAGAAGTAAGTTTTCAGATTCTTATGAAGGAGTGATAAAACCGCCTGCTTCTTTGTATTAACTTTAACCATTGTTGTTATTCTATATACCTCAGATAACTTTTATTGTCGTATCCGTCCCTAAAATAGAATTCATCATACGCCGTCAGCGCGGTTCTACCGACCACGCTATACAAAATATATTGTGCCAGCTCTTCCAACGTCTCATCCTGTTGTATTGTGCGTCCTTTAGCAAGCGTAGTTAATGAGGCGTCTTCGTCATCGAAGGCATCGATTGTATAATGCCGCAAGCAGTTGACCGTTTTAGGAGTGAAAATAACCGTTAATGTCTTCATGGTGAGGTTCCCCCTCCTTTCTTTTTATCTATATATATTTTATCAAATGCCTGCCGCTATAGCAAGACATATTTACGCTTTCACGAAAGTATTATCAAGGTCGCAAACTCCCCAGCTAAAGCAGCCATCATTAGAGTCTAAGATATTTTCATCTTTGCGGGCTTTATCGTTCAATAGCCTAGGGAACAGGTCGTCCTCGAAGAAGGAACGCGCATACCTTAGATTGGCACTGTTGCCCACCTCGATAATTTTGTCAGGTTTGTTGCCATTCCTAATTTCTAGGAAATCAACGTAAGAAATGCTGCGGATGCGCCACTTAGAAATAGCCGCGTTAAAATCAGTCTCATCAAAGTCCATCTGCACCGGAATTTCAATTGTCTGCGTGCCTTCCAAATGTAAGTAAGAATATCGTTGATTATTCATGATGTAATGCCCCTTTCTAATCCCACAGCTCCATCAAATGCTCACCTAAATAGTTGAAAGCGGCTTTAACCGCGTCTTCGGGAACGTCGTCATTGCTATTGCCTTCAACCGCCACAATCGCGTGGCAAAGCAAGTGCCTTGCAGTATCGGCAATATCATAAAGATGATAGCGAATTTCTGGAGTGGAATGGACATCTATTTCCTCGCCCCAGTAATTTACGCGGTCTACCCTCATAAGGTAGAGGACGTATAAGATACTGCCGTAATCATATGGATGTTCATGACGCTTAATATAACGCCGCAATCTGCGGTTGTAGTAGCGCCGCAATTTACGATAGTTAGACCATTGACTTCTAGTCCATCTAGAAAGCTGTTTCTTTTTCATGAGTCGTTGTGCTCTCCTTATCTTTATCTTACATATATATTATATCAGTTTTTCACCGCTTTGTCCACAGATTCTCCCAATAAAAAAGAGGTCTTTTGAGACCTCCGAATGGTGCCGAATGGTTGAATCGAACAGCCGACAAGGGATTACAAGGCCCTCGTTATACCACTTAACTAATCCGGCAAATAAGGCGGCCTTATGATGGCAAGACCGCCGTTAAAGTTTTACATCGTTCTGCTAAGTAAGCTTCGTAGTTTATATCGCCGCTACAATCGTGCAATTGATTTATTAAATCTTTATCAGTACTAGTGAGAACAATATGTTCTGGGTTATATTGCCTGACCAAATGGTAGATTAGTTCAAATTGATACAATCGCTTAGGCTTAATGCGTCAAATATCTTGGTCAACAAAATCTAATAGGAATTTAGGGATATTTTTAATATCATATATTAGTTTACCTTTGGCATGAGGATTAATACGCGAACTCGCGCTAGCTAATAACAGAAAGTTATTAAAGTTAATATGGAAGTTAACCTTTTCATGGAATAAGTCGATTTTATGAATAGATGGAAACTGCTTTTGATATTGTTTTACTTGATTCCAGTCAGTTGATTCATTTTGTCGCCTGCATAAATCTAAATCGTTAGGATTCTGAATAAATCCTAACGCACAAGAACCGGCTAACCACATTAGAAAATATCCAACAACCCAGAAGCTGTAGCTGTTATTGTGCCAGTTGTTTGTTGAGTTGCTCCATTGTCTAACTCACTTGGACTATCCGAAGGTTCACACGAAGAATCCAGTTGAGGTTTAAGGTCATTCCCAACCACTGCGCAAAATTTTAGTCTAGTATCAGAATCCGCGGCAACATTTTGTAATAGATACGTAATAGGTTCTTTTGAATTGGAGTTTTTAAATTCAGAATTAGTTAGATGCCAACTACTTACTTCCTGTTGCGAAGACTGGTCATAAGATTTTACTACTTTCCATGAAGCCGTATAATCAATATCCCAGCTATAAGTCTTAGAGTCACGAGTGTTTACATACAACGTTCCATCAACTCTAACACTAACTGGTATAGCTTTACCACTGTTAGACGAATATAAATAAAAGGAATGCCTTTTCACGACGTTAAAATCTTTCTCACCAGTAATAATTTGTGCAGTGTCAATCGTTGCGTAATTACCCTTCGGCTGGTAGTCTCCTGCTGGCTGATAGTTTCCTTTTGGTTGATAGCTTTCCAACTCGGATTTTAATACTAGCGGATTTCCATTATAAATCGCGCCATCTTTTGACAACTCAAATCGGGTTGTAGCCGCAGCACCAGATACTTTTAATGTTCCAGTAGGAGTGGTTGTAGAATATTCTCCATCATAAATAATAGAAGCGCTAGATTGATACGTTTGTATATCCAAGTCATAAGTAAAATAGCTACTGCATTTGATATAGACCGTAGATGTGCTATCCGAATTTCTATACAAAACTAAATCTGCTATTCCAGTTGCTCCGCTGGTTGCTCCTTTTCCGTCCCTGTGAAGACAAGTAATTCCTTCGCCATCGCGGTTTCAGATAAGAAATTGACAGAATGACCTATTAGAGGCTACTCATCCACCGATACGACCGCTAACAATAGCAGAGGCGTAATTACCCGCGTTATCAACAGGTAGTTTTAATAAAGGATAATATCATGTTGCTGACCCAGTATACCCTTTGTTTGATACGCGGTTGCGGGTTTTAACTTCTCCCTTATTCGGGATAATATCATCGATGTCTTTACCATCCAAATACGCAGCGTTTATCTCATGAACGTTGCCATCTGAATCGCGCAGATTGTCAACGGTATCCGCAACGTGATTTTGAACTTTTGCCATAAATAATTCCTCGTGTAGAACTTAAAAATGCGGTAGTCTTGTAGATGCATGCTACAAGGGCTACCTTCCTCATTTTCTCTTCGACTTCAGTGAGGCTTCTTTTTCCGGCTCCCTGGCTCCCAGGTCCAAGCACACATAACGTGTGAAACCAGTTATAGACAACTGCAAAAGGTAAATAATTACCTCTTGGAAGAATCGAACTTCGTTATAGCCATCTTACACTAATTAGCGCGCGGTTAACTAGCATAAGATGAGTATAAAGAAGAACAAATAGATGGTGGACCTGGCTGGGCTTGAACCAGCAACCTTTCGATTATAAATCGAATGCTCTAACCAATTGAGCTACAGGGCCATGGCGCGCCTTAAAGGATTTGAACCTCTATCAACAGTTTTGGAGACTGCGATGCTACCGTTGCACCAAAGGCACAAGAGGTAGCGGCGATATTTCACGTCGCCACCTAAATTATACTCTAATTATCGGCTTTTACCAAAATCGTCTGCTTAACCTTATCATCGGACAGCTGCTTTAAAACCTTAAAGTTGATGGTGGGCAGATGAAGCTTGTTTAAGATAATCTCCCAGTTGTCAGAGATAAACTCGTGGAAGATAACATTGAGAAGCTCAAAGGTGTGGGTAGGATTGAGGACGGCCTCTTTATACTTTTCGCAAAGCTTGTAGTATTCCTTACAAATATGCTCAACGGTCAAATACTTCTCAATAATTTTCTCTTCGGTAGGATGGTCGCAATTGCCTTGTTTAACCTGTTTATTATGCTGGCGGGTGCCGTGCTTAGTAGAAAGGAAATCCTCAGTCAGAATTTTCGCCCAAGTGCGGCGACCGTAGCAGTTGATGAACTCGTAGTTCTTGATGACGATACCTTCGCCAAGTCCGCTGACGCAGAGGAAGTGTCCAGTATCCTGGAGCTTTGCCTTAATTTCATCGGCAGTAGGATTTTCTAACTTAGCAAGAAGAGGAATGATACTAACATCAGAGCAACCCGCAAACAGAGCCTCATACTCTTCATAGGTAAGGTATTTACCAGTTGCAGTGTCAAGAACATCGAAGATATAAAACTTCTTCCAAGCGTCAACGGCATAGGTCTTTAAGGTATGAGGGACTAACCACTCACCGTAGATGATATAGTTAGGATGCACCTGTAAAATCCGCAGCCTTTCATTGTATTCGTTCTTGTGGGTTTCATCTTCAAAGGTAGTTGCGAAACCCTGGTTATCATCTGCGGGGCTAACCTCGCGGTTTCGAGAGCCAAAGCCAAGAGTGATGCCGTCATCCTTTAAGAAGACCTGCGAATTAGTGCCGTCGATTTTGTAAAAGAGGTAAACAGTTCCGTTGAGAATGCCGTCGACTTCATCACAACCGAGTTTAACAATATGCTGATACTTTTTAAATTCCATAACTGATGTTTCCCCTTTCTTATTTTTCTTATAATAATATTATAGATGATGTCGTGGGGTTTGTCCACAACTTTTTTCGACAACCCCTACCGACCACCTGTGCGAGCCACCCAAGCTTTAAACGTAGTTCCGCAGCCGCGCGACGTTGCCGCCGCCACAAACACTGCAGACAAGTAGGATGACGCTATCATCCTTTTGCATTTAAAGCCTCAGTCGCTCACATAGATGACCGGGGAGGTAGGAAGGTCAACTAATTATTCGTAAATAGCCCTAATTCTTCCCTCGAATAAAGCTTCTCTTCCTTCATGCCGGTATATAAGCGGTCTTGTTTAGTGAAGGAGGGGAGGGTTAGAACGGAATATTCGGGGTTTTCCTTATCATTATGACGGAAATAGATAGTTAAAACGAAATTATCGTTGACGGCTTCCTTTGAGATTAAAGTGCGCTCGAACCGCTTTCTAAACGGTCGAATGAGGTTCTCGAGGTAGTCCTTCTCATTATAGTTGAGAATAGGTTTGTTGGCGAGTTTCCAATTGTCCCCCTTAATATCATCCGAATCAAAGAAGATTTCCACCGGGCCGCCTAATTCGTCTATAAGCTGTCCATCCTTATTAAGACGGATATACTCTTGCTCGTCCCATGTATTGCGTCTAATCTTCTTACCTTCATTTAACGCCTTCATTGCTTCCATTAAGACCATATTTGAAGTTCTACCTTCTTATTTTTCTTATACTAATATTATAAAGGAAATCATGCGGTTTGTCAACAGAATTTGTAGGGGTAGCTAAGAAAAGTTCCAAAATAAAAGCCTGTAAGATAATTAGTCTTACAGGCGATTCATTATCAGGCCATCTCTGCGAGCCAAGGCTTATATTGTTTGTAATATCTCTTTGAGGCTTATATTATTAAACGAGCGTCGCAACCGCTAATATGGCAAGAACTAACTTTTCTTCATATTTGCTGGTAAATAGGATTCGCTAGTAGCTATTTGTTTTGACGTTAAGTCTTGGTTTGCACAGATGACCTAATGTATGGTGGCCTCGGCGGGAGTCGAACCCGCGATATAAGGTTGAAAGCCTTATGACTTCACCACTTGTCTACGAGGTCAAATAAATAAAGGCTACTTGCTGGTCAAGCTTTAACCCTTGCGAGGTTATTATGGCAGAGTAGCGCAGTCATCGCCTGCTTAGGGTGAGAGCGCAACCCACGCTTTTCATCTACGAGAAAAGCATTAAAGACGCCTCTAACTAGTAGGAGGACTACCGCTGTCTCAATTTCAAACCACGAGGCAGGTACAGCATAGCCTTTGGCGGATGATGAAGGATTCGAACCTTCGCCAGGTTATTAACCCGCTAGCAGTTTTCAAGACTGCTCCCTTAAGCCGTTTGGGTAATCATCCACATGGTCGAGAATGCAGGATTTGAACCTACGACTTCTTGCTCCCAAAGCAAGCGTGCTACCAAACTGCACTAATTCTCGAACAAGAGCAACGATGACGGTAATAGCAACAGCAACGGAACGCATCCGTTCCTATTATTCTAAACCATATATCTCGCGGAATGTTTATCAGGCCCCATGAATGTTTGTATCCTGACATTTTGCATGCTACGGGGAATTCAAGTGCTAAGCAGTGTTAGTTTTGCGCTTTCAGTAAGCCGTTCCGTTCTCTTTACAAAATTGCGTTTCGTAAAGTTCGCATTGATATATGACCATAGCTTGGTAGGCGGGCAACCATTGCCGCCGCTATTACCATCGTCATTGTAAATGATTGGTTGGTTGGTGGACTCAATGAGATTCGAACTCATGACCTCCTCGTTGCGGACGAGGCGTTCTTCCGGACTGAACTATAAGCCCATGGTTGCCGGGGCGGGACTTGAACCCGCATCAAAGTGGTTATGAGCCACTGCTGGAACCCTTCCAGTTCACCCGGCGATATAAAGAAATGGCTGGAGCAATTGGATTCGAACCAATGCATCACGGATTCAAAGTCCGTTGTCTTACCGCTTGACTATGCTCCAAGAGATACGCGTTGCCGCGCTAGTTTAATCCATTGGTATTGAAGTTGATGGCTGTGTAGAAGGCATCTAACCAATTGGATAAACATAAGCGCAAACGCAAACGTTTAACGAATTTCATATCATATCACCTCGTATAAGAACAGAAACCTCCAATGTCTCTGATGGAGAGTAAATTAAACGGCGGTGTGGATGGAAAGAACGCGGCGACCGCAAGGCTGAGCATCTTTCTTGTTTATCGCACCGCCAAGTAAGAGGGTAGCTTAGTTAACTAACGCCCCCTATGTTCGTTTAAAAGTTAAAGATGTCGTCCCAGAAGTGGCTAAGCCTAGTATCTAGGTCATCGCCAGTTAACGAGTAATGGTAAGAACCATACTTGTTAACGAACTCGTTTAACTTTTCGTGATACTGGTAATAAGCCTGACGCTGGCGAGATTTCTGCTCGGAGATAACCTTTTCAACATCGACGCTTACCTTTTCATACTCTTTGCGGGCTTCCTCGACCTTTGCGGCGTCAGCTTTGCGCGCATTGAGCTTCTCTACTTCTGCCTTATGGTCAGCATCCCATTTAGCTTCATCAGTTTTGAGCTGTCCAAGCGATTCATAGGTGCGGCCAGTTTTGCGGCTTTTATAGTAGACATCATATTTAGTATCATCATCTTTTTCGTTCATCTTTATTAACCTCCAATGTTAATTTTGATGCGCAAGGGAAGCTTCACCATCCTTTGGCTAAGACATCTCTTACGAGGGTGCGGTCCCCAGGGACGTTTACATAAGAAGTAAGCAGGTGTCATGACGCAATGCAGAACTCTATGAACATTACTTGCTTGTGATAAACGCCTGAGCGGCGTAGCACGACCTATTGCCATGATAAGAACCACGGCGTCGCACATGACCTTTTAAAGGATTACCGCCCATAAAGATATTCAAAGCGCAACAACGACATTCTATTGTTCTGGAAAGGGGGCCAGAAGTTCGATAACGCTGAGAAAGCTTTGAATACCTTTAAAGGAGGGCGACAATCGTTCATTGTCGCAAGTGCCGCTAATTTTTAATTTTTCTTTTTCTTACTTATATATTCTAGCAGAAACCATAAGGTAAGTCAAGAAGAATTTTTGAAGTATTTATTGAAGGGACGACGGTTTATTACGCTCACCATCGTTAAACGTTGGCAGATGCCAGGGACTTCATGTCCCACCAACAATCGCATGACGACCAGGCGCCGCGGCGACTACTCTTACGGGAGTTAGTCCACCGCCAGCAATAATCCTACATCGTTGCACGAATGGTTGCGGCTCGGCATCATCAAGTATTTTCTCTTCTTTCTTACCTACCTATATATTCTATCAGAATTCATACGATAAGTCAAGAAGATTTTTTCGTGGTGTAGGTGAGGGGAGTTGAACCCCTGTCCTTAGTAATTAGCACGCCGCTATTCGCGCACGTGGTATTACTAAGCGAAACCCGGCACCCACAAGAAATGTTAGATAATAGAAAGAATAAGATGATTTAGAACGATAAACAAGTATGCGTGGCTTCAAATATCTTTTTCTATATCTAACATATATATTATAGAAGAAATCAACAGCTAAGTCAAGAAAATTATTCTAAGACTCTACCACTATCGGAGACGGCGTAATATCAGTCTTCATCAGAAGCATCAGAGGAATCAGAGGAATTGGAGACGTTGGAGGCGTTGTTATCGTTGTCTTCAATGTAGCTGCCATTCTCGTTTACTTTCTGCGAATGATTGCAGTAGTAGGAACCGAAGTTATGCTCGACACAAAAGTCCTTTTCTGCCTGGAAGCGGTCTTGGCAAGTTAAAACCGCGTCGATAGACTGCTGAACTTTAATTGCCTCTTCCAGAATGCCGCAGAGGTTGTGCAGATAATCAGAGCAAACCTCAGGGTCATCAATTGCATTAGCAATAGGGGAACCCCAGCTATGGTTTTCACCCCAATTATCGCCGCGAAAGCCGTAGTCATAGCTAACCCAACGACCCTCAGAGTTGCGACCAATCTGGCAGTTGTCGCTAGTGTCGCCTAAGAAGTAGTTGAGGTCATCAATGGCGGAGAAAACATCATAAGCGTTCTGACAATCGCTCTCTAAGGTTTCATGTAAATCATGGCTAACATGCTGAACGACGAAGCTGTACAAATCCTCGTACTCATCATAGTCAAAATCATCATCTTCTAAGCGGCGGTAATCCTTCTCAGTCATCCAAGAAACACTATGACCTGCCACTGCTTCATCTAAAATACGCTGACGATTGCTGCAAACGGCAAACCTCTCAGGTTTATGGTCGTAATCATTTTTAAGCGTCCATGCATCGATACCATCTGGTTCGGTATCAACCCATTCCCTAATCTCGACATACTGACCGTATGCATAGATTTTGGCAAGCGGCAGTTTCTCCTCATAAGCAACGAAAGTGTTGATTTCGTTTTGCGCCTGCACAAAGCCGCCAACGCCTAAGCTAAGCTTAACAACGCAATCAACTAACTGACCGGGCTTCCTTCCCCAGAGCGGGGCATACTTTGCGGCCAAACTATCGGGCATATTGAAAACCGCGCGGCTCGAACCAGTGCTGATGAATAAGTCATGAGCGGTGTCAAATGCGGCAGCGAAGTCTTTAAGGAAGTCGAACTCTTCTTTGCTATTTAAGATTTTAACCATTATTGTATTTCCCCTTTTTCTTATCTTACATATATATTTTATCAAAGCTCCGCCGCTTTATCAAGAGAATTTTGAGGAGAAGGTGAAGTTTTTCGCGCCGCTAATAACTGCAATAGGCGTAGACCACAACATCCTTCTTCGACATGGCGGTCTCCCTACCCTTTAACCTAGTGCGGATGCGCGCCGCGTTCAAATAATCCTCAATGAGGAAGCTGACTTCATCATCGTAAAAATCATCACCCTCATCCATGTCCTTAGCATATAAAACCGGATTCAGTTTTGCCAGTTTAGCGCGTAAGTTATGGATGCGGCGAGATAAGCGGTCGGCGGCCGTCTGAAAATCCTCATCGGAATTAGCATCTGCCGCATGCTCGTAAAGCCGGTTCAATTGCTTCTCAACGAGGTTCTCATCGGTAATGAGGTCATTAACATATTTTAAGAAGCCAGCCTCTGCTTTATCACAGGCCTTCGACCTCTTCTTTTTGAAGACGTCAAATGCCCTATAATGACCCCGCCTATCCCTATCATTAACGCGATTAGCAAAGAAACCGTTGTAGTCGTGTAAATAGCAACCATCAAAGGTCTTGTTAAAAACTAAGGGATTATCACCGACCAAATTCCCCCATACCCTATTAAGGTCAGTGCGGCCGCAGCTGAAGGTATCCTCGGTGGGAACAACAGCACCGTCTTTATCTTCAACGTATAAATCGCCCTGTTTCTTTAAAACGGAAAATCCAATTTCAAAACTCATAATTAATGCCTCCTTAAATGGTCATTCGTAATCAACTCCCAAACTGCAACCTGCTTTGTTGAATAAGTAGCGTTGTCAAGTGCAATAAAGTCAGGCGAACAATCAACAACGTGCGTGCGGCTTTCTTTTATCGCGCTTAATGGAACTTTATGTTGTAAAACCCATTGTAAACCTAATTGACGGTTCCAATAGTGCCCGATAACCAGAACCTTCTTAGTTAGCGCCGCCTTTTTGGGCAGTTCCTTTAGAGTGTTCGTCCAAGTAGCGTCTGCCCAGTAGAAATCAGCTTCTGGTACGGGTTTATCATCCTTCCAGTTGAATGGCAACCAAGCATGAGTACAAAGGTAAGTTTTGTTATCAGCATACCAATGACTGTTGCGCCAATAGTAGCTGAACCGCTGTTTAATTTCAGAGGGGATAGATTTGATTATATCTTTAATATCAGCTTCACTACTCTTATCGTTTAGCTTATATTTGTTGTTCGTCCAGCTGTTCAAGGTTTCCAATGCGCCGTTTTCAACATCTATCTTCTTATCAAGTTTATTAGGGTTAGCTATCAACTGATTCCACCGCACCTCATGATTACCTCTGATAGAGATTAGTTTATTAGCTAACCTCCTATCTGTAATCCATTCTAACCTTTCACGGCTTTGTGAACCTCTATCAAAGTTATCGCCTAAGTCAACTAACCTTTGGTTCTTTGCCGTTGGGTCATAATGCCTTTTTCTTAACGTGGCTTGTAAAACATCATATTCACCGTGAACATCTGAGAAGATTAAGTATCTTATTTTCATATGTTTATTCTTATTAACCCCCCTTATCTATAATATTATATCAGAGCAAATGCGGTTTAGCAAGAAAATCTTTCGCTATATTTTTTCGCAACTGCCGGCACCGAAGTAAATGATATACTTGTTGCGGCCACATTTTTTGATGGTATTATTTACTAGCCCGTCCATATAGTAGTTGAGGGACCAATGCGCAAAATAACGCCGCAACCTACGTAAAGTAAGGCCGCTTTTAAATTCCACGCTAATGAGTGGTGTGCGGTCGCCCATTAACCGCTTATCAATTGCGGCGTCAATAAAGATGCCCTTTAAGCGCTCAAATTCCTCAGATGAGGTGAGGTTATATTTCTCCTTTTTGTTAAAACTGGGAGAAGTTTTGGAGTGGACTTTATTTTTGTAGTCTTTTCGATATGAATTTGTATGTGTTTTTTTGATGTCTGATAAATTATTCATAGAACCTAGAAACCTCCTAAATTTCTGGTGTCGTCCATTTGATTACAAGGATTAGAAAAATCATTAGTAACAGGGTCAAGTGCTGCAGTTGACCTCCTTCCTATGGGTTCATCGAAGCCCCATGTATCCTTCCTAATTATAAAGCGGCGATCTCCTGCGGCCGCAATAGCGTTGCGGTTAATGATATAACGAGACGCTACATTGGTGCTTCCTCCTAGTGAGATGTGGTTAAAGCCCTTTAAGGTGCGGTGAAACCTATTGAAGGGCACAAGGTCGTTCCTATACTTAGATAGCTCCGCGTTAGAACGCCTACCTAGTTCAGTTGCTATGGCTCGCCTGCTATGGCTAAAACCATTCTTACAGCGCCTGCAATTGTAAGCAAGGTAAGATAATAGTTGAAGCGCCTGTGCCATTTGGGGGAAGCGGTAGTTAAGGGACTTCCAATAGTCCAGTAGCGCCGCAAAAACCGCCCCATCCCTAGGAAAGAAGTGGTTTTCAGCGCCATCTATATCAAGTTGCGAAGGTAGCGTTCATCCATCCGTATACTGGCAAATTGTCTTATAATCCCTCCCTAATATCGCCGCTACCTTGTATTTAGTAAAGGGCCTATCATTGCGGTATAAAAATAGGTAGCCATCTACCAAACCATCATCGGGAACCCATTGGTAGTAATAGGCGTAAATAATTGTTCTAATAAGGGCTAAACGTGCATTTTTAGCGCCGCCATTTTGAGGAAGCCTAAGGGGAACGATTGGGTTAACAGGTAATGATTTTTGACTTTTAGATTTCATGTAGTTTGAACCTCCTAAAAAGTTATATGGAATTCTGCACCACGATATACATATTATATATAATAAAAAATTTTTAGAAAATTTTAAGGATAAAATTTTAAGGATAAATAAATTTTTGGTTTAAACCTTTTTAGCTTTTGAAAATTTAAAACCTTATATAACCGCTTTTCAGGCGAGAGACGTTGACGCGCGGGCGGCAACGGCGGAGCCGCAGAAAAGCTGGTCCCCTCTGGGGACTCCGGAGGGGGTTTATTCTAGCAGTAACCCCTGCGCGGAAGCAGAAACCCCAGCCTCCCCAAGGCGAAGCCGCAGGGGAGGGGTTCCCCGGAGGGGAACGAACGGAGGGGCGACAACAGAGCGTGAAGAAGGTTGAATGTTTTAATAGACTGTTTCCATTCAGTTAATTTGTCGCCGCAACATTAGAGGTTAGCTTTAAAAAGAATATGGTTTAATGCATCTGTATCTATACCTTTGAATAGAAGTTAACTTTCCTCTCAAGCTTGGTTTCAGCCCTCCCCCTATAATCCCCCTCCCATGCTACGCATGGGCAGGGGATAACAATGCACAACGCAATTTTAGACGTTCATATCTTTTTATAGGTTATGTCCCTCTCCAACTTTTAAATTTTAACCATCAAAAAGGGGAGGAGGCTTTAGCCTCCTCCCTGCCCTTAGTACTTCGCCACTTCAAATGGGTCGTAAGATGGTCCAATACCTTTGATGGTGCTTTTGAGTTCCCAAGTAAAGGTAAAATCTGGGTTCTCCGCCACAATTAGAATGGTGCCGTTTGGTCCTTCTAAAACGTCTAACATATCGCCGTAAAGCCGCTTCAGGTCAAGGTAAAGGGCTTCTAAACCTTCCTTACGCAGCTTGTTGCGCACGGATTGGGCAATAACGGCGCTTCCATCGCGACTAGAAACGTCGGTTGGGATAGCTCCGTGCGGGACGTTAATGATAGAAGAGGCAGTAAACGCTTCGAAGGCGGTGGGGTTTTTATTTGTAGTATCGTTCAATTGGTTATTTCCTTTCTTAAATTAGTATAGCAAAATTTAGCTACTAAGTCAAGGAATTTTTAAGGTTTAACTACCTCCCACCATCTGCGATGGTGGCGGCGGTAAGCGCGCCGGAGTCGGTACGCTTGTCGCTCGCCAACGTTCCTCCACCGCTTTCGCAGGATTCTCCGGTTAGTTAAGAGAAGTATATCCCATAGCGGCAAACTGCTGTTTCCTCTGAGCCAACGTTTGCTTCTCAATTTGGCGTATACGTTCTCTCGTCAAATTTAGCCGCTTTCCTACCTCATCCAGCGTCATACCATCTGGTTGGTTGAAGGATTCCGCCGTTAAAGTTGCCCAACCCTTTTTAGGACCGTAGGAAGCCCTCCAGTCTAAAACCTCTTGGGACGGCAAACCCTTGCCGTAGCGTAAACGCCTAATTATTTCGGTTCTGGGCGCTTCCTTTCCAATTTCGGTTAAAAAGCGCTGCTCAAGATTTTTGAGGTCAGCCTCACGTGCCACTTGGTCAGGAGCGGGACCGTCGTCGGCGATGAGGTCGCCTAGGGTGGTTAAACCTGCGTCGTCATGGCCAACGGAAGTCTCCATAACTTTATCGAGGGAAGTACAGCTACGCTGCCAACGTCGATAATTTTCGACATCGGAAACGCTGCAATTTAGCTTTTCGGCAATTGCTTCGTCGTTAGGGACAACGTCGCCCTTGCTAAGTTTCTCTACTACCGCGTTATAGCGGCTCAACTGCTGGATGATATGGGCTGGATTGCGAATTGAACGGCCGCAATCCGCAATTTCCTTGTTAATTGCCTGCTTAATCCAGTAAACGGCGAAGGTGCTGAAACGGTAAGGAGCGTTGGTTGCCGGATTTAACTTGGAAACGTCATAACGGTCAACGGCCTTCCTTAAACCATCATTACCAGCTTGGATATAATCCATTAACGTCAAAATGCCGCGACGAGGATAGGTCTTGGCGATGTTAACAACTAAACGCAAATTGCAGTTGATGAAACGCTCACGGGCGTCCATGTCACTCTTCTGTCTCATCTTTTTAGCTAGGTCGACTTCCTCTTCTGGTGTTAGAAGGTCAAATGCGGAAATGGCGGTTAAATAATCACCGATAATGGTAGTGTTATTATTCATATTTTTTAAAGCCTCCTTTGAGGGTGTCTCGCTGCGCTCGCCAACGTTCCTCCACCGCGCAACGTGATGACGGCTATCGTTGCGGGGAAATTGACGACTTACGGGATTTTACAGAATAGTATAAATCAGATGATGAGAAAGATAAAGAAGATGCCGTTAACGACATAGACGGCAACTACAGTTCCTTCCATCTACGGTCCTCCTTGTCTTGCGGCACCACCAAAGGGGAAGCGCTCTATTGGCACTTCCCCGTTAAACGGTTAGCCTTCAATCCGCTTAACGAAAACGTAAACGGAAACGAGCTTCTTGGTAAAGCCATCAACCAGTGCAGGGGCGTCCTCTTTGACCAGAATGCCCTTTTTGACCAGACCAGTGAACGAGCCACTCTTAGCGTTGCCCTTGGTGGCAATGTTGAAGTCGTTGAGGGTGAAGGAGATGCCGTCCTTCCTCAAGCCGAAGTTATCGCCGTCAATGATAAGGTTGCGCTCAGTTTCGGTTTTAGCAATTGCTAAAGCGTCATCCTTGTTCCTGGCGAAGTGATAGCTGGAAACCTTGCGCTTTGCAGGGGTTTCAACAGCAAGTTTCTCGGGCTTGGTGGTAATGACGCCCTTGTGTTTAAGGGTAGTCATGTTGGAGGGCTTGAGGTTTAAGCTACAAGCCTCATTGATGGCAGCAAGAGTGGCGCCCTGCTCTCCTAAGGTTTCAAGATAGGCAACGACGGCCTTATCAGCGGCGGAAAAATTAATAGTTTTATCCATAAGTTATTTATATGTCCTTTCTTTTAGTATTTCTTTTAAACTTCCTTTACATCAATGGTCGGGATAGATGGTTGTTGCTTCATCATCTTCTTCTCAGCGGTCAGGATGATAGTAAGCGGTAAACTTAGCCTCATCTTCATTCTCAGGTTCGGGGTCATTCTTATGTTCCTGCTCTTCGATGCGGTTATCATCGAGGAAATCGTCCTCTTCGGCGCTGACCCATTTGTAGCGCTCACTGCCCATCTCGCCGCAATCGACGTCTGCTAGATGAACAAAGATGTTGCCGACTCCATCGGTTTCGATGTAGAAATTATAGCGGTCTTTTAAGAGCTTCCTAAGCTGAGCTAACTTGTTCCAGCCGTCCTTGCGCTCATTGAGAACGATGGCGGCCTCATTCTCTTCAACCGGATATTCGTTAATTTTAACCATTTGGTAAGTTCCCCTTTCTTTATCTTACATATATATTATAGCAGGTCTCTTCCCTCTTGTCTACAACTATTTGCGGTCTTTACGACTATAACTGATGCTTTCCAGAGGTGGCCAATTCCGCCACTCGCCCGGCAATGAGACCGCGCAGTAAAGGCTTAAGCGTGCCGCGCTGATGGAGACAGTTGTATTCCTGTGCGGAAACCACGAAACCATCAGGGAACGTAAAAGTAGCCACGGTAAAGTCATCGCTTACTTTACGGATGGAAGTATGCTTAGCGACATAGTCCAGCTGTGGTTGGGTAAGATTATTAGTAATATGCATATGTTAGTTTGCCTCCTGTGTATCATCATCGTCCGGCTCTTCCCACTTGTCCTTGAGCGGCTTTTTCTTGCCCTCGATGGGTTTGAACCATAAAACAAGCTTGCCGTCTTCCTCGTAGTAGTGCCGCAGATGCGGAACTCCTGTGGGTCGATGTCGATATATTCCTCTTGTCCCTCAGGCCCGCACAAAATGCGTAATAAGTTTCCCTGCATGCTGTTTTAATCTCCTTTCCTCAATGGCTTCGTCTTCCTTTGTGCTAACTCATTTGTAGCGCGAGTAGCCCACTTATGGGCCTCCCTGGGTTCTAGATACAGGGTGATGTGGCCGCCGCGCTTGATGTAGATGTTATCGTTGTCGCTGAGGTCTTGGACGATGTCGAGAACCTTTTTCCATCCTTCACCATGTTCGCCTAAGGGTAGGGTAATTTGATTTAGCTGCTCCATCTATTGGTTCCTCTTTCTTATCTTACATATATATTCTAGCAGGTCTCGTCCTCTTTGTCTACAACTTTCTTCGGTTTAAAGCGGAAAATAAAGCCGCCTTCGTCGTCATAGTCTATCAGCGTTATGTCAAAGTAACGACTTAGGGGTTCAACGGCGGTGTCGATGCGGGCGGTATTGGGTGCAGAGTTCTGTTTTGTTTTCATATGCTAATTATCATCCTCCCAGGGTTCGTCCGTCTCGTCATCCTCGTTCTCCTTAGGAGTCAGCCTAAAAATAGGCTCGCGGTTGTAGCCGTCCTCAGAACGCCAGCCTATAAGTTCGATGTTAAAATCCTCGACGCTATATATTCCCTCATCGTATTCATCGCCGATGGGCAAATGAATTTCGCCATAGCCTTCGATTTTACGCATGGTTAGTTCTCGTCCTCCTTGGGGTAAAGCGCGATAGTAATAACGCGGCCGTCATCTTCATACGAGTCATCAACGGGCCATACGTCATAATCACTTAAATCGTATTCCGTTCCAACAATTGGAAGAATAATCGTTCCGTAAGACTCTTGTTGTGCCATATATTCGCCTCCCTATCTATGTTCTTATATATATATATATATATATATTATCAGATACCACCCGCCTTGTCTAGTACTTTTTAAGGGAAAAGGAAAGAATTTCGCGGCCACGTCGGCATCGTAGAAGCCTTAACCATTTGTGCAAAAGCACGAGAAAAGTGAGAAAATTTTGTACAAAGCGGCGAAATTTGTGAGAAAATTTGCTGCTGCTGCTTCTTTACATGTGTAAAAGAACGTCCGAGGGCCTTAAAAGCGCGTTAAACGGCCCGATGGAAGCCGCTTTTCAGCTGTTTTTAAATAAAAATTCTCAAAAATTTCTAAAAGTGGCAAAAAATGACGCGGCAACACAATTTTCTAGTAAAAATACGTGCGTTTTGCAGCTGCTTTTCCAGCTCTTATTAAACTAATTAGGTAGTCCGGGGCGCAAGAGGCGGGCAGAGTTGGGGATGGCCCGACGTAAGCCAGACAACTTGAAGGAATAAGTTGGAAACGCCGACGTGTCCACGACGTAAGGTAGCGGCCCGACGTGCACAGCAACATCCAACTCCATTTCAACTGCAAAAGGTCCGACATGACCATCCTTGCTTCAACTGCTAAAATATCCGACGTGCACGTGATACTGACGTGAGTTGCTACGGCTGACGTGAACCACCGCCACGCAAAAAGCTACCCCATCACAGGGTAGCCCTAACACTAGCATGGAATAACGGCACCTTTTTGCCCCTAAGTTCATCATCGGCTTCATGGGCGCCCTTATGTAAGCATAACTTTAAAACTTCTAATTCAATGTCGCTATCACTTGCCGCGGTATGCTCTTCGTTAAAGGACTCATCATAACAATAGGCACAATAGAAGCTCTCAGCGGTGGTTTTGTAGTTGTTTTTGGCGGTAAAGAATTTATCCTTGTGAGTATAGCGCCTCTGTTCGCAAAATTCAAAGTAGTAATCATTTGCTAAATAGGCGCATGCATATTTACGAATGTCGTAAACCGGCAATGTGTCAAAGGGGTTGCGGGTGTGGAACCACTTATTACAATTGAAATCGAAAACCTTAACATCAAAGTCGCTATTAAAGGCGTATGCGGCAACAACATTATAGGTTTCAATATCCTTTAACATGCGGTTCCTAATGGCGCCCCATTTCAACCTTTGGGTAGCACGTCCGCGCCTACGCTTTACGTATAAAGGACGTTTATTAGCGTAATAGGCGGTCTCAAAAAGCCTAGGATTATGCCAAACCTGTTCAACAACGAAATCACGGCGGGCTAATTTGCGGTTTTTGGCAATGTCATAGATAACGTATCCAATGTTATAGCAAAACGGCTTATTTAAAGAAATTGTCTCAGTATCGAAAACCCTAATTGTGTTGTTAGTCATGTTATATCCCCTTTTATGTTAATATTGCTTCTTTACTTGGTGATTCCGCGTAATGCCGAAATTGCAAGTTGTGGATTTTTAGCGTAATAGTTGACAACCCTAGTTGTAAGGGCTTTTAAGGCTTTGCGCTTCCACGTCGGATGGAACGTTCCCGCTTTGTGGCAATTGCGTGCAACCCATTTCATATTTACATCAGCATAGGTTGCGGTGATAAAACCGCTCTTCTTGTCAAGGACAAATTGCGCATTACGTCGGACTTTGGTACTAAACCTATCGAATAAAATTTCGTTAAATGTTTTTTCTTTCATTTGGTATCTCTCTTTCTTACGCTATTATTATCTCACACGTCGGCGGTTTTAGTCAATTCTTATATTATGTAGTTGTATACATAGAAAATTGTTTTTGACTTATACAATCGGTCTAACACGTCCGCTAGTGTGTCTTCGTAATAAACTGAGATAATAGGACTATTTGGCTTTTTGGCTTCTTGGATTAAAATGTCTATATTATCATCAAGATAATTGTTTTCGTATTGTTGTGGAATTACAAGTAGGTAAGGAATTTCGCGATTAAGTAAAGCTTCTGAGGAAAGTTCGTCATCAATGATTGGTAAATATAACGCCGTATCAAATTTAAAATAGACCGTTGAGTAGCCTTTAATAGGTAAATCGTCCTTATAATCGCCTAATGTAAAACGAATCACGCACCCATTATCTTCTAAACCGATAATTTTAAGTTTCAGTTTACCCATGTTAGTATTTATCTTTCTTTTACACTTCTATTATATCTCACGTCGGTTGCCCCTGTCTAGGGGTCAAACACGTCGCCTGTGATTACTCTTCAACTATTCTTTGGTTTAAAATGTTGTCTTCTTCATCAGCGGAAATCCACATATAACGCTCGCTTCCCCATTCTACCGCATTTTTAGGTTCAAAGTGAATGAAAATATTATCAAATTCATCACTAGTGATATAGAAGTTGTAGTTTTCATTTAAGGTGCTTAAAATCTGATTAACCTTACCCCATTGTGGTTTGTCATTTTTGTGGTCGATACAAATACAAGAAACTTCCTTAATTTTATCCATAGGTTTAATACCCCTTTCTTATGTATATAGTTTACTACATGGCGGGCGGTAGTGTCAAGAGCACGTCGCCCACTAACTTTCGTAAACAATTGCTTTGCTTGCGTAAAGCCGTTTTAACACGTCAGCCATTTTATCATTAAAGTAAATTGCAATGATAGGACTATTTGGTTTTTTAGATTCTCTTACTAAGCTGTTAAAACCGCATAAGCTGTAATCGTTTGCATATTGCGGTGGAACGATAACTAAGCAAGGAAGTAAACGTTCCTTAAAATCATCACGGCAACAATAGTTATCATCTTCATCAGGTTGCCTTACAATTGCATCATAGTTAAAATAAACGGTTGAGTAGCCTTTAATAAATTCTTTGTAAACTTTACCGCAATTTAAAGTCCATGGGGTATCGTCCCAATCATCGCCGTAGTAATCGTTCACGTCTGGGTCGCCTAAGACAAACCGCAATGTGTTGCCTTTGCCCCATAAATCAATAATTTTAAGATTTTCCATAATGCTAATTACCTTTCTTACCCTTATATTTTACTGCACGTCGGCGGTGGTTGTCAACCTATGCACGCCCGTGGAACACGTCGCCCTTTTCATCTGAGTGAAAGTAGAAAGAGGTGAAAAAATAACCATCTTCATAAATAATTACTTTGTAGAGTGTATTTGGCGTAATCACGTCGGCGTCATCTTCCGCTTCTTGCATGCATTTGACAATTTTGTCTAAGCTTAAAAGCGTCGTTGAAGCGTAAAAATCAGAAGTAGACCAATCGTTTTTAACGTCTTCGATGAACCAATGATAACAATTTTTCATGCGGTTTTATCTCTCTTTCTTGTACTTCTATTATACTACACGTCGGCGCCCTTGTCTAGGGTGTTGTCCGCTATGTAAGAGCAACGATTTAAGGGGGGCTTATTATCGTTGCCTTTACACGGCGGGCAAGGCTGGTTGCCCGCTAGGGTGTTTTGACTTAGCGATTAGTCAATTTTGTAGGTGGAAACTTTACGCTTTGCCTTGACAATCTTGATACGTTCAGCGCCCTTGGAAATAACCCCGTCGGGGTGCTT